ATCAAATAAAACTTTTACTCTTGCTCAAAGTGGTGGTACAAGTGCATATGCAACTAAAAGAGTTTTACAATACAACGAAGGAACTGGAGTAATTACATATAGTAATAAATTAGATGCTGTAAGCCCATACATTACAGGATATGGTTCAGAAATTCACGTTAGTCCAGTTGCTCTTGATAACACAGGTAATGGAACCATTGGCGATCCAGTTAAAACAATTGCTAAAGCATTAGAATTAGCTGCACTTGCTTTCGAAACAACTACTGCTGGCTCAAGAAAAACAATTATTCTACATCCAGGAGATTATGCAGAAAATGTCACACTTGATACTCAATATATTGTTTTAACCACACACGAGGCAATAGGCAAAAATACAACTCTTTCTGGCACATTAACTATTTCAAAAGGTTGTACTGTTAATGGACTGAAGATGACAAATCTTATTATTTCAGCAACTTCAGCAACAGGCTCAGTTGATATTATTAATTGTACAGTGACAACAGCAACTACAAAAACATCAAGTGCATATACAAATTTTAGATTATGCGATTTATCTTCATCTACATTAAGTATTACTGGTGCTGGCTCAGTCGTGCTGAATGGTGGTAATTATGGTACTGTCACTGTAAATAATGCTTCTGCTGCAGTTTTGGCTAAAGCAGTTATTACAATGGCACCAGTGACTTTAACAGCAGGAACATTACAAATTGCTGACACAGTTATCTACTCTGCTACTAATACATCTAATGCTATAACACAAAGTGCTGGATCATTTTTAACATTAAACAATTGTCAAACATTAATACCTGATTTAACAAACGTAGCAAGAAATAGTTTTGGTGGATATTATTCTATTCTTCATTCTGTTTATGATAAAGCAAACTCTACATTCGGTGGAACATCATTATCAGCAGTTTCATATAGTCAGTATGTTAATGCTGATAGATTAACTCTAAATGGATCAACATCTGGTGCTACTATAATTAACGCAACTGCTGCTGCAGGAACTACTACATTAACACTTCCAGCTGCAACTGACACTTTAGTTGGAAAAGCTACAACAGATACATTAACGAATAAAACAATTAATTTAACTTCTAATACATTATCTGGAACAACTGCACAATTTAATACAGCATTGAGTGATGATAATTTTGCCACATTAGCTGGAACAGAAACATTAACAAATAAAACATTAACAACTCCTGTAATTTCTAGTATTTCTAATAGTGGAACAATAACTATTCCTACAGGAACGGATACTTTAGTTGGTCGTGCAACTACAGATACATTAACAAATAAGACTTTAACATCTCCAGTTATATCAACAATAACGAATACTGGAACATTAACATTACCTACATCTACCGATACATTAGTTGGAAGAGCAACTACAGATACTTTAACAAATAAAACAATTGGTGCTGCAACAATTAGTGGAAATTTAATACCAAACGCAGATGCAACAATTGATTTAGGATCTGGTGGACAAAAATGGGCAACTCTAAACGTAGTAAATATTACACAAACAGGAAATACAACAACTTCTGGTACTCTTCAAGTCACTGGCACAACTGCATTAAATGGTGGATTAACACTTGATGTAGATAAATTTACTGTTGCTGATGGAACTGGAAATACATTAATTGGTGGAACATTAGGTGTCACTGGCAATACTACACTTTCAGGAGATCTTTCAGTTCATGGTGGTGATTTAACTACTGATGCGACAACTTTCAATTTATTAAATACAACAGCAACTACAATTAACATTGGTGGCGTCGCAACTACAATCGGAATCGGTGCTAATTCTGGAACAACAACAGTAAATAATAATTTAACGATTGCAGGAGATTTAACTGTAAGCGGAAATACAACTACACTTAACACAGCAACATTAGAAGTAGAAGATAAAAATATTATAATTGCTAAAGTTGCATCACCTACAGATTCAACAGCTGATGGTGCTGGTATTACAATTAAAGGTGCAACAGATAAAACATTTAATTGGGTAGATGCTACTGATGCATTTACATCAAGCGAACATATTGAAACTGCTGCAGGAAAAACATTAGCATTAAGTGGTTCAAGTTCAGGTAAAACAACATTAAACGTTTCAGCTGCTGCTTCAGGAACTTTAACACTTCCAGCTGCAACTGATACATTAGTTGGAAAAGCTACATCTGATACACTTACAAATAAATCTATTTCTTTAACAACGAATACAATTACAGGAACAACTGCTGAATTTAACACTGCATTATCTGATGATAATTTTGTCACATTAACTGGAACAGAAACATTAACAAATAAGACATTAACGACTCCTGTAATGTCTTCTGTTTCTAATAGTGGGACAATAACTATTCCTACAGGAACGGATACTTTAGTTGGTAGAGCAACAACAGACACATTAACGAATAAAACATTAACATCTCCAGTAATATCTTCTATCTCTAACACTGGAACATTAACATTACCTACTTCTACAGACACATTAGTTGGAAAAGCAACAACAGATGTATTAACAAATAAATCAATAAGTTTAACTACTAACACAATCACTGGTACAATTTCTGAATTTAACTCAGCTGTTTCTGATGCTAATTTAGCTACAATTGATGGTGTTGAAACATTAACGAATAAAACTTTAAGTTCGCCAGTTATCACAACTATTACCACAACAAGTAATTCTAGTATATCATTAGACCCGAATGGAACAGGAGTTGTAAATGTTCCTGCTGGTTATACTGGAAGAGCAGGATTCGGAGTGAATTCTCTTGTTCCAAAATCTTATGTTGATGCTCTTGAAGCAGGATTACATGTTCATCAAGCAGTAAAAGCTGCAACAACAGACACACTTGCAGTTTTAACAGGTGGCACAGTCACTTACGATAATGGTACAGCTGGAGTTGGTGCAACATTAACATTACAAAATGCTTTAACAACTTTAGATACATCATACACAGTAGTAAGTGGTGATAGACTTTTAATTAAGAATCAAGCAAATGCTGCTCATAATGGTATCTATACTATTGACGCAACAAGAACAATATTAACAAGAGCAACAGATTTTGATTCTGTTTCAGAAATAGCAAGTGGTGATTTTTTATTTGTGGCTAATGGAACACAATTTGGTAATCAAGGATATGTACAAACAGTTGTAATGGTCACAGTTGGTTCAACAAGTATTTCATTCACACAATTTTCTGGTGCTGGACAAATAACTGCTGGAAACGGATTAACAAAAGATGGAAATACAATTGATGCAGTTGGAACAGCAGATCGTATTACTGTAAACGCAAATAGTATCGATATTGCTTCAACTTATGCTGGTCAATCTACAATTACAACATTAGGAACAATTTCGAGTGGAACATGGCAAGGTTCAGCAATCGCTGGTCAATATGGTGGAACTGGAGTAAATAATTCTGGCAAAACACTTACACTTGGTGGTAATTTTACACATACTGGTGCTCATACTCTTGGTTTAACAACTACTGCAAATACATCAATAACTTTACCAACAACTGGTACTCTTGCGACTTTAAATGGTTCTGAAACTTTAGCAAATAAAACATTAACTTCACCAATTATTTCAAGTATTTCTAACACTGGAACATTAACATTACCTACTTCAACTGATACTTTAGTCGGTCGTGCAACTACAGATACTTTAACGAATAAAACATTAACATCTCCAGTTATTTCAAGTATTTCTAACACTGGAACATTAACATTACCTACTTCTACAGATACGTTAGTTGGTAGAGCAACTACAGATACTTTAACGAATAAAACGATTGGTGCTGCAACAATTAGTGGAAATTTAATACCAAATGCAAACGCAACAGTTGATTTGGGATCAGCATCAAATAAATTTAGACATTTATATCTAGATGGTTCATCATTCTTTATGGGAACGACAAAAGTTTCAATGCATGCTAATGGATATTTTGTATTTAACAATAATTCTGCTAGTGGATATCCAAGTGGAAGCAATGTGAGTGTTGCTACAGCCACAAATGGTGTTGGTGGAGGTGGTGGTGCATCTACTGCAACAGTTGCAGCATTAGCGATCGCACTTGGAGGTGCTTAAATTATGCCAGTGTCCACTCGTGAAGGACTTAAAGATTACGCACTAAGAAAACTTGGTGCACCAGTTGTAGAAATTAACGTTGATGATGGTCAATTAGAAGATCGTCTTGATGAAGCATTAGAATATTTCAATATAAATCATTGGGATGGTTCTGAACGTACTTATGTTTCACACTTAGTCACAAATCAAAATATTAGTGATAAGTATATTCCTGTTGCTGATATAGTTTATGGTGTGAATAGAGTGTTCCCTATATATGCAGGGTCATCAACTAGTAAAAATATATTTGATTTACAATATCAATTAAGATTAAATGATTTGTATGATTTAACATCTACTTCAGTTGTTTATTATACAACAGTAATGAATCATTTACAATTACTTGATACAATATTAAATGGTCAACCTATGTTTCGTTTTAATCGTTTAACAAACAGATTAAATATAGATATTAAATGGGGAACTGCAGTAAAAGCAGGTGACTATATTATATACGATGGATATAAAGCAATAGATCCTGCTTCATTTACTAAAATGTACAATGAGCCATGGTTGAAATCTTATACCACTGCTCTTTTTAAAGCACAGTGGGGAACTAATTTAAAAAAGTTTTCAGGATTAGAACTTCCTGGAGGTGTGACACTTGATGGTGATAAACTATATGCTGAAGCAAAAGAAGAAATTAAAGAATTAGAAGACATATTAGTTGGAAAGAATGCACCATTAGAATTTTCAGTAGGATAAACAAATGTCTAGAAATGTTTATTTTACACAAGGAACTGCTAATGAGCAAAACCTAATAGAAGATTTAATTATAGAATCTTTAGGAATTTATGCTCAAACAGTTTATTACATACCAAGAAAATATGTAAATAAAGATCAAATTCTTGGTGAAGATACATTAAGTACATTTAATTATGCTTACCCAGTTGAAATGTATTTTGAAAATGTAAAAGATTATGATGGAGCAGGCTCTTTCGTAAGTAAATTTGGTTTAATGATTGAATCATCAGCTACATTAGTTGTAGCAAGAAGAAGATGGAATCAATTAGTTGGTCAATATGGTAATACTATTTTAACAAATCGTCCAGTTGAAGGAGATTTAATTTATTTTCCTTTAACTAAAAGTTTATTTGAAATAAGATTTGTAAAAGATAAAGATCCTTTTTATCAATTAGGAAAACTTTACACTTATAAATTACAAGTTGAATTATTTCAATATTCTTCTGAAAAAATTGATACAGGTGTACCTGAGATTGATGTATTTGAACCATTAAAAACATTCAATACTGATCCTACACGTAATGAAGTAATGTATGTAAATAGTATTACATTTACAAATCTTGGTGCAGGTTATGTATCAGCACCAACATTAACATTTAATGGTGGAACTCCACTTACAAATGCTACAGCTACTTGTACTATATTAAATGGTAAAATAAATAGTGCTACAATTACGAATGTAGGAAATGGATTTAATAGTGTACCTACAATTACAATAAGTGCACCACCAGCTGGAGGAACTCAAGCTGTTGCTACTTGTACTTTAAATATGAATATTGATAAACAAGGTGGCTTTGGTGATAACGTTTCGATTAAAGTTGAAAGAGACGTAAATAATAATAAAGTGGCATGGTCTGAAAATAATCCATTTGGAGAATTTTAATCATGTTAAATAAACCACCATATTATCACGAAACAATAAGAAATTGTATTATAGGATTTGCAAAAATATTTTCAGATCTTAAAATTGAAAGAAAAAAAGCAAACGGAACAGTAGAACAAACGTTATTAATTCCGATTGCTTATGCTCCGAAAGAAAAGTGGATACAACGTATAGAACAAGATCCTACTCTTTCGAATCAATTGATGACTACTCTTCCTCGTCTTTCTTTTGAAATGACTGGATTAAATTTAGATGCAACGAGAAAAGTTTCACGTATGGCATCTATTGAGAAGAATAAAGCAGTTGGAGCTGGAGTAAATACAGCAAATAGAGTATTCGCTCCTGTACCATATAATTTAGATATAAATTTATATTGTATATCTAAAAATACAGAGGATGGTTTACAAATAGTAGAACAAATTCTACCTTATTTTACACCAGAATTCACGATGAGTATTCAATCGATGAAAACACCTCTTGATATTGTCACTGATGTTCCTATTATTTTAAATAGTGTGACATTTGTAGACGAATATGATGGTACTTTTGAGACACGTAGGTTTGTGACATGGACATTAGGTTTTCAATTAAAACTTAATCTTTTTGGATATGCAAACCCAGATGGTAAAATTATATCTAAAACGATTGTTGATATTGGCAATCCAGATAGACAAAACACAATAATAGCTAACCTAAATACAGGTGGAATTACGAGTGAAACATGGGAAGATATATTTAAAACTTCCGAATACGATATAACATAATAGGAAACAAATATGGCAAAACAAGTAATAGGAGTTGGTTCATCGCCGAATGACGGAACAGGTAATACTTTACGTGATGGTGGTGTAAAAATCAATTCTAACTTTGACGAATTGTATAACGGACTAGGTGGAAGCACTGTACGTATTGCAATTCCATCATCAGCAATTTCAAATGGCGCAACACTTAAATTTGATGGAACTAATTTCGTACCAAATTCAGATATAGATACAAATACTACTTATGCTATTAGTTCAGAAACAGTAGCAAGTGGTGCAAAAGTAAGATTAACAGGATCAGATTCTACAACTGATGATATATCAATTTTAACAGCAAATGCTGGACTTACAATTACTCGTACTGACGCAAGTACAATCACTCTTACAAATAATAATCCAGCCCCTGTCACTTTTTCTTTAAGTGCTGAAGCTATTCAAGCAGGTCAAAGAACAATTCGTTTAACAGGATCAAATGCTTCGTTATCTGATATTGCTCTTATTGCTGGTACTGGTATGACAATATCAAATCCGACTGCTTCTTCTATTACTTTAGATTCTGCAATCGTTTCAGTAAATGGTGCAACTGGTGCAGTTATTACAAGAAGAACATATTCTTTTGGTGGTGCTACAACTTCTAATTATCTAGTGACTGGTCCAGGATTGCCTACAGCTGGAGCAAATGATCCAGATATTATTGCTCAAAGAGGTGAAACTATAAGATTTACAAATACACGTTCAGGACAAATTTTAGAAATACTTGATACTTCAAATGCTGCTCCTGCAGGTGATTATATTTCATCGCAAGGTTCATCAGCTAATATAGCAGATCAAAACCAAACGATTACATTTACAATACCAATGTCTGCTTCTACAGGAAACACATTTAAATATCGTAGTCAAACTGAGCCTGCGAATATGTTAGGAAACATAGTAGTTATATAATAAAGGTGGATAGGGCTTATGCCTACAAATTTTTATAATGCAAATACAGCACTTAAAGCTGTTGGTGTAAAAGTAAAATTTACAAAACAAGAAGTACAAGAATTTCTTAAATGTAAAGAAGATCCAATTTACTTTATAGAAAATTATTGTAAAATAGTTTCATTAGATTTAGGATTAATTCCTTTCGCTTTATATGATTGTCAAAAAGAAAAAGTAAGGACAATCATGAATAATCGTAAAGTGATTTTAATGGAAGGAAGACAGCAAGGAAAAACTATTACTTCTGCTGCATGTATTGTACATTATACATTGTTTAATGATAACGTCACTGTTGGTATATTAGCAAATAAAGGAAGTACCGCAAGAGAAGTTTTAGATCGTTATCAATTAATGTATGAAAATTTACCTTTATGGTTGCAACAAGGTGTTGTGACTTGGAATAAAGGAGATGTAGAATTAGAAAATGGTAGCAAAGTATTTACTTCTGCTACAACACCAAGTGCGATACGTGGTAAGTCAGTTAATTGGTTATATATTGATGAAGCTGCAATTATACCAAATCAAATCGCAGAAGAATTTTTTACTTCAGTTTATCCTACTATTATGGCAGGAGAAACTACAAAAATATTATTAAGTTCTACTCCATTAGGATATAATCACTTTTGGAAATTTTGGAATGATGCTGTAAATAATAAAAATGGATTTAAAAATCTTTTTATTCCTTACGATAAAATTCCAGGACGCGATAAAGCTTGGGCTGAAGCACAAAGAAAATTACTTGGTGATGTAAAATTTAATCAAGAAATACTTTGTGAATTTTTAGGAAGTTCACTTACACTTATTAATGGTGAAACTTTAAGAAATTTATCTCCTAAACCATTCATATATTCTAAAGATGGTTTAGATATATTAGAAAAGCCTGAACCGAATCGTAAGTATGTAATTGTAGTTGATTTGAGTAAAGGAACAGGAAGAGATTATACAGCACTTAGCATTTTTGATATAACAGAAATGCCTTATAAAGTTGTAGGTAAATATCGTTCGAATACAATTAGCATACTACTCGTTCCAAGTATTATAGATAAAATTGGAAGAGATTATAATAATGCTTTTGTGTTAATTGAAATTAATAGTGGTGAAACAGTTCCCTATATATTACATAATGAATTAGAATACGAGAATATTATCTTTGTTGCAAGAGTTAAGAATGAAGGACAAAGAATTACTGGTGGATTTGGTGACAAATCAAGTGCACTAGGTGTCACAACTGATGTATCTGTAAAAAGAAAAGGTTGTAGCATATTAAAGAATTTAATTGAGAATAATAGTTTATTAATATTTGATTCAACTATTATTAGCGAATTAACTACATTTATCAGCAAAAATGGTTATTTTTCAGCTGACGATGGCTATACTGATGATCTAGTGATGACGTGTGTACTCTTTGCTTGGCTTACAGCTGACGTATATTTTAGAGAAATAACGGACGTAAATATAAGAAAAGAGTTATATAAAAAACAAATACAAGAGATTGAAGAAGAGTTGACTCCATTTGGCTTCTTAAATGATGGAAATGACCGAGAAAACCCTTCGAATTTTTGAAAAAACTAAATAGGTAAGAGAAATAGCACGTTTGTCAAGAAACGTGTCAATAATTAAAGAGGAGAGAGCAAAATGGCATTCCAATTAAGTCCAGGAGTAATTGTCACAGAAAAGGACTTCACAAGTATAGTTCCTAATGTTGCCACAAGTGCAGGTGCATTTGTAGGTAAATTCGCATGGGGACCAATCGAAGATCCAGTGCAAATTACATCCGAAAACGAATTAGTAGAAAGATTCGGTACACCAGATGATTCAACTTTTGAATCATTTTTTACTGCAGCTAACTTTTTATCATACTCGAATAATTTATTCGTAGTAAGAGGAAATGGTTCAACTGATAGAAATGCAGGAATTAGTGGTACCGCAGTTAAAATTAAAAACGCAGAACAATACTTATCATCATATGCAGGTGGTCAAGGAACTGTTGGCGAGTTCGCAGCTAAGTGGGCTGGAGCACGTGGCAATTCTTTAAAAGTATCAATGGCTGATAAGTCAACTTTCACAGGTTGGACTTATGAAACTAGCTTTGATAGATCGCCAGACACATCAGCTTGGGCAACATCAAATAACGTATCTAATGATGAAATTCATATTATCGTAATCGATGAAGATGGATTATTTACTGGCACAGCTGGTACAATCTTAGAAAAATTTGAATATGTTTCAAAAGCATCAGGTGCTAAAAAATCTGATGGTTCAAACAATTATTACAGAGATGTAATCAATTCAAATTCAAAATACATTTGGTGGATGGATCATCCAACTCAATCAGCAGAAGTTAATAATGCAGCGAATGGCAGTGCGGTAGCATGGGGAACAGCTCCAGCAGCACAACCATACAAAGATATTACAACAGCATTAAATGCTTCCTTAGTTGGTGGTGTTGATGACTATGCAGGTGTGACTGCAGGAAACATTCAAACAGGTTATGCTTTGTTTGCAAACGATCAGCTTGACATATCGTTAGTCCTTTTAGGAAAAGCGACAGCAGCAACAGCAACTTATGTAATTAATAGCGTCGTAGAAGTAAGAAAAGATGCAGTAGCTTTTATCTCTCCAGAAGCAGCAGGTGGTTCTTATATTTCTGATGCTTCAGCGACACCAGTAGCAGATATTATAACATATAGAACAGCACTTCCAAGTTCTTCTTATGCTATATTAGATTCTGGTTATAAATTCCAGTATGATCGTTATAATGACAAGTATCGTTATGTCCCATTAAATGGTGATGTAGCTGGTCTTGCCGCAAGAACAGATTATGCTCAAGATCCATGGTATTCACCAGCAGGTGCAAATCGTGGTCAAATTAAAAATGTTGTTAAACTAGCATTTAATCCAAATAGAACACAAAGAGATTCACTTTATCAAAAAGGTGTAAATCCAGTTGTGACGTTTCCAGGAGAAGGAACTCAATTATTTGGAGACAAAACTTTATTGTCAGCACCAAGTGCTTTCGATAGAATCAATGTACGAAGATTATTCATTGTATTAGAAAAAGCGATCTCAATTGCTGCGAAAGCACAATTGTTTGAGTTCAATGATGCTTTCACTCGTGCTCAATTCAAAAATCAAATAGAACCATTCTTAAGAGACGTACAAGGTCGTCGTGGTATTACTGATTTTAGAGTTGTGTGTGATGAAACAAATAATACAGGTGCAGTAATCGACAGAAATGAATTTGTAGCAAGCATTTTCATTAAACCTAATCGCTCAATCAACTTCATTAATCTAACATTTGTAGCAGCAAGATCAAGTGTTAATTTTAGTGAAATCGGTGGCTAATAATTAAAGGAGAAACTTAAATGGCTGATATAGCAGATTTTAAAGCACAAATGACTGGTGGCGGAGCACGTCCCAATCAATTTCGTGTTGAGTTAATTTTCCCTAGCTACGTTGTTGCAGGGATTTTGGCAAGTGCACAAGCACAATTTTTATGTAAAGCAGCACAATTACCAGCAAGCACAATAGAGAACATTCCAGTTCAATATCGTGGTCGTGCTGTTAATTTTGCAGGAGAAAGAACATTTGCTCCATGGACTGTCACAGTTTACAATGATACAAATTTCAATGTAAGAAATGCGATGGAACGTTGGTCAAATGGTATTCAAAATTATCAAACAACTAATGGTCGTGTAAATCCAAGAGATTATCAAACGGATTTAGTAGTAAGACAATTAGATCGTTCAGGTGCAATTATTAAATCATATCGTTTTGTTGATGCTTATCCAATTTCTATTGGTGTAGTTCAATTAGACTATGATACAGCAAATGCAGTTGAAACGTTTGATGTTGAATTTCAATACAATTACTTTGATAGTGATACAGCTTCACGTGATGGTGTAGGAGTGAATATTTCAATTGATACACCAATTGGTTCATTCCCAATTAAAATATAATAACAGAGTTCTAAAAAGAACTTAGAAATAGATTATGGCAGAATTATTTGGCTTTGAGATTAAAAGAAAAACACCGAAGAAAGAACTTAGTTCGGTTGTCACACCATCTAATGTAGATGGTTCGACGTTGGTAGCAGACGCATCGGCATATTATGGATTAACACTTGATTTAGATGCGAGTATTAAGGGCGAAAACGATTTAATAAAAAGATATCGTGAAGTTTCTTATTACCCAGATGCTGATAATGCAATTGAAGACATTGTAAATGAATCAATTGTATTAGATAATCAACGTCTTTCAGTTGACGTAGTTTTAGACGATTTAAAAGCATCAGATAATATTAAAGAAGCTATAAGAAAAGAGTTCGAAGAAGTTTATAAATTATTAGATTTTGATTTACGTGGTCATGATATATTTCGTACATGGTATGTTGATGGAAGACTGTACTATCATATAGTTATAGATCCAAAAAATACTAAAAACGGAATTAATGAATTAAGATTTATAGATCCACGTAAAATTCGTAAGATTAAGAATTATAAAAAAGAAAGAAATGATAAGGGTGTTGACGTAGTAAAAGATATACAAGAATACTACATTTACAATGACAAAGGAATTACTGATAGTTTAGCAACAGGTATTAAACTATCTTTAGATTCAGTTGTATTTGCTCCATCAGGATTAACTGATTTAAATTCTGGTATGATATTATCGCATTTACATAAAGCGATAAAACCAGTGAACCAGTTAAAAATGGTAGAAGATAGTATAGTAATCTATCGAATATCAAGAGCACCTGAACGAAGAATATTTTATATTGATGTTGGTAATCTGCCTAAGTTAAAAGCAGAGCAGTATGTAAACGACATCATGAATAAGTTTAGAAATAAAGTTGTATATGATGCATCAACAGGTGAAGTACGAGATGATCGTAAACACATGTCAATGCTTGAAGACTTTTGGATGCCAAGAAGAGAGGGTGGTAGAGGAACTGAAATTACTACACTCCAAGGTGGACAAAATTTAGGCGAGATAGCTGATGTACAATATTTTCAAAAGAAATTATATCAATCTTTAAATGTTCCTGTCACAAGATTGTTAAGTGAAACAGGATTTAATTTAGGAAGAGCAAGTGAAATAAGTCGTGATGAATTAAACTTCCAAAAGTTTATTGATAGATTAAGACGTAAATTTAGCACTATATTTTACAGTCTTTTAAGAGTGCAATTAATTCTAAAAGGAATTATAAAAGATCAAGAGTGGGAACAGTTTTCTCAAGATATTCGTTTTGATTTTTTAAAAGATAATTTCTTTACTGAATTAAAAGAAAACGAAATACTTGCTCAAAGAATTAATATGTTAAATTCTATTGAACAATATATTGGAAAATATTACAGTATTAGTTGGGTTCGTAAGAACATATTAAGACAAACAGAAGATGATATTTCGAAAATTGATAAAGAAGTAGCAGGCGAGCAAAGTAAAATACAAGATTTAAAAGTAGCTCAAACTGCTGAAACAGATGATGAAGCAATAGATGCAGAACAAGATAAAATTGATCTTGAATCTTCTCTTGTTGATAATACTAAAAAGGAATAATTTATGGAAATGAAAAACAAAATTAAAGACTTAATTGATAATATTGAAATAGGAAATGCTGACGCAATTAATGCATCGTTTTCAACAGTAATGGCTGAAAAAGTATCAGCAAGATTAGATAGTTTAAAGCAAGAAGTTGCTAATGTGGTATTTAAAGATAAAATAGAAAATAACGAAAAAAATAATTAGGAGTATTACTAATGGCTGTCACAAAGACTATATTAAAAAAATCAAAAAATGAAGTTGTTGTTAAATTTGCAAATAACTCAGGAAATAATCAAACTTCAACTTTTGATTTAAGTGTAGATGCTTTATTGAGCACTGAAGTAATTGAAGGCACAGTAAAAGTTAATATTTTAGCAATAGGTTTCTCTGGGCTTAATGGTTCTCATTTCACTTTATCAAGAAACTCAGTAGGTATATTTGCTGCTCCTTGTGACCAACCAGATCAATTTTATTTTGAAGGATTTGTTGATGGAATTAATAACACAAGTGATATTGTTTGTAGTATGTCAGGCGAATGTTATGTGTATTTAACATTACGCAAAAATTCAGGATTTGAAACTAAAATAGAGACAGCACAATTTGGTTCTTATGATGATGACACTGCTAGAGGTAGTTAGTTAAATGAAACTTATTAGAGAATTTACAGAATCAGTAAAATATTTAATTGAATCTCCAACAAGTGCAGGAGCAAGTAAAAATTATTTTATTGAAGGAGTATTTTTACAAGGTGAAATTAAAAATCGTAATGGTAGAGTATATCCTATGGATATAATGAAAAAAGAAGTTGAAAGATATACAAAAGAAAATATTGACAAGAATCGTGCGTATGGTGAATTAGGACATCCTGATTCTCCTACTATTAATTTAGATAGAGTATCGCACATGATAAAAGAATTGAAGCTTGAAGGCAATAATTATGTCGGAAAAGCGAAAATAATGGATACACCATATGGTAAAATCGTTAAGAGTTTAATTGACGAGGGTGCTAATTTAGGTGTTTCATCTAGAGGGATGGGATCGTTAAGAGCAAGAAATGACGGAACTCAATTAGTACAAGATGACTTTATGCTAGCGACAGCTGGTGATATAGTTGCTGATCCATCAGCGCCAGACGCATTTGTGCGAGGTGTTATGGAAGGAAAAGAGTGGGTGTTCGTTGATGGTAAATTCCTTGAGAAAGACATAGAGCAAGTAAGAAAAGAGATAGCAAGTACAAATAGAATAGCCCTTGCTGAAGCTCAAGCAATTCAGTTTGCAAACTTTCTTAAGAAAATAAAATAACTAAATATGAATGGAAAACCATTCTTTATACATTTAAATTAGGAGAATATAAATGAAGATCGAACAAACTATCGCAAAGCTGTTAGCTGAAGCGAACAAAGCTAAATCTCTATTATCTGAACAAGATAAAGAGGGAAGTGCTTATGCTATTGGCATGGCAAAAGCTAAAGAAATTACAGGTGATGAACCACCTCTTGAAAAAGAAACAATCAAAAAAGCACACGACATTGCTAAAGGTATTCTTAAGAAAGAAGAAATCAATCCATTCAGTGGTCAAGCATTAAAGACTGAAGAGACTGAAGAAGAAAAGAAAAAAAGAGAAGAAGAAGAAAAGGCAAAAGCAGAAGCAGAAAAATCTACTAAATCTGAATCAGAAGTGGCTCCTAACACAGATGATAAGAAAAAAGAAGATGAAAAAGCTAAAGAAAAAGAAATCGTAAAAAAAACAGAAATGACTGACGACGAAAAGAAAAAAGCTGAAGACGAAGCAAAAGCTAAAGCTGAAAAAGAAAAAGCTGAAGTTAAATCAGAAGCTGAATTAACAGATAAACAAAAAACTTTACCACCTGCATTGCAAAAAGCAATTAAGGATAAAGAAGAAAAAGAAACTGTTAAAGAAGAAACTGAAGAAGAAAAAGCTAAAAGAGAAGCTGAAGAAAAAGCTAAAGCAGAAAAAGAAAAAGCTGAAGTAAAGTCAGAGTCTGAAGATAAAAAAGAAGACGAAAAAGATGAAGATGAAAAAGAAATGAAATCTGAGTCTGAAGATGAGTCAGAAGATGAAGATGAAAAAGAAATGAAATCTGAGTCTGAATCTGAAGATGATGAAGAAAAAATTAAAGAAAAAAATGCTAAAAAGCCAGACGAAGTGAAAATGAACGAAAAAACTAATGAATCAGTTAAAGTAGATGTATCTGCTGATGTTGAAGCATTATTAAAAGGTGAAACACTTTCTGAAGACTTTAAAGCAAAAGCAAAAGTAATATTCGAAAACGTAGTAATCAATAGAGTAAAAACTGAGATTGCTCGTATTTCAAATGAATTGACAACTGAAAATGCTAAAAACATGTCAGTTATCAAAGAGAGCCTGATTGAAAAAGTTGATGGATATCTCAGCTATGTAGTTGAGCAGTGGGTCTTACAAAATGAAATCGCTCTTGAATCAGGTATTAAGACTGAAATACTTGAAGACTTTGTAAGTGGTTTAAGAAATTTATTCGAAGACCATTACATTGAAGTACCAAATGAAAGATTTGATGTACTTTCTGATCTTCAAGATCAACTTAATACTACCAAGAAAAAACTTGATGAAGCTACAACTGAAAATGCTAAAATTTCTAAAGCATTTAGTGATTTACGAAAAAATGAAATCATATCAGTAGTTTCAAAAGATCTAGTGTCAACAGATGCAGAAAAACTTAAATCATTAGCTGAAGAGCTAACGTTTGAAGATGATGCGTCTTTTGAGAGAAAAGTACAGACAATAAGAGATAATTATTTCTCAGCAGTGTCTGCGACTCAAAATTCTACTAAAACAATGGTAGATACAATAGTGACTGATGAGCCAATCGTTATCAACGAGTCAGCTAAAATAACTGACGTAAAAATAGCTGCATATGCAGAACTATTAACTCGCTCAAAGAAATAAATTTAAAAAACAATAATAACGGAGAAACAAAATGAAAAGTAGACAAGATCTATTAAAAAAATGGGCTCCTGTATTAGATCACGAAGGTGTTGCACCTATTAAAGATGCATACCGAAAAGAAGTGACAGCTGTTCTATTAGAGAACCAAGAGCGTTCTATTAATGAAGAAAAGCAAGCACTTTTTGAAGCAACTCACGCGAACGCAGCTGGTGCTTTACCAGACAGTTCAGGAGTAGCTAAATTTGATCCAATATTGATCTCATTAGTACGTAGAGCAATTCCACAAATGATCGCTTATGACATTTGCGGAGTTCAACCTATGACACAACCAACTGGTTTAATATTTGCTATGAAAAGCAGATATACAGCTCAGAATGGTACTGAAGCATTATTTAACGAAGCTGATTCAGACTTCGGTGGTACAGGCACGCATGCTGGTTCAAATCCAGTAAGTGGTGGCTATACAACTGGAACTGGTTTAGCAACTACTGATGCTGAAGGATTAGGCGATTCAGGAACGTTCAATCAAATGGCGTTTTCAATCGAGAAAACTTCAGTGACTGCGAAAACTCGTGCTTTAAAAGCTGAGTACACAGTTGAATTAGCACAAGATCTAAAATCAGTTCATGGTTTAGATGCTGAGAGTGAATTATCAAATATCCTATCTACTGAAATCCTTGCGGAAATCAATAGAGAAGTAATTAGAACAGTTTACACATCAGCTAGAACAGGAGCTCAAGTCGGCACAACAACTGCTGGTACTTTTGATCTTGATGTAGATTCAAACGGAAGATGGTCAGTTGAGAAATTCAAAGGATTATTATTCCAAGTAGAGAGAGAAGCAAACGTTATAGCACAAGAAACACGTAGAGGAAAAGGTAATTTCATTATCGCTTCTTCTGATGTTGCGAGTGCATTAGCAATGTCTGGTGCTTTAGACTATGCTCCAGCTCTTTCAACAAATCTTAATGTAGATGAAGCTTCTACAACTTTTGCTGGTGTCCTTAATGGTCGCTACAAAGTGTTCGTAGATCCATATTCTGCTAATAATGCAGCAACTCAGTTGCTATTAGTAGGATACAAAGGTAGTTCAGCATTTGATGCTGGTATCTTCTATTGTCCATACGTTCCATTACAATTGGTGCGTGCAGTAGATCCTTCTACATTCCAACCAAAAATAGCGTTTAAAACACGTTATGGTATGGTAGCGAATCCATTCGCAGGATTAACATCAAACACGAACTTCTACTATCGTAAAGTTGCCGTGACAAACTTGATGTAATCTAAGAAGTTGATTATATAATTTTAAAGGGGGGGATGAATTAATCTCCCCCTTTTTCATTTATACTAAATAATTATAATATGACTCTTAAAACTTCAAATAAACCATCAAATACTAACCCACTTAATCCTAACGGATTTTCTTTTTCATTTGCACGTATTCCAAATGTAAATTATTTCGTTCAGTCGATTAATATACCTGATCTTACATTAGGTGAAGTTGTTCAAGCAACTCCACTTTCAGATGCTTACATTCCAGGAGAAAAACTTGTTTATGGTGTTTGTAATTTAGAATTTATAGTAGATGAAGATATGGAAAATTATCTCGCACTATATCGTTGGATGGTCGCTCTTGGCAAACCAAGAAACTATGAACAATATTTAAATTTTCCAACTACCGACACTGAAGCTTATAAAGCAAATTTAAAAGAATTAGCAAAAAATTATTCAGATGGCACATTATTAATACTAAATAATAATAACGGAATTAGTAAAATAATCACGTTTAAAGATATGTTCCCAACAGGATTGTCGTCGATGACATTCGACTCTAAAAATACTGATGTGACTTATATTACAAATAGTGTGACCCTAAGATATAGTTATTTTACAATACAGAGTCCTACCTCTTCGACAGTCAATTAAAATACAAAAGAAAGACTGTTAAATGCAAAAAAATATATTCATATTATTTTTATCATTTTTGCTTACTATTGGAGCAGGGCGAAGCTTTGCTCAAGAATCATTACCAAAAAGCGATAAGTACCCAGATTCATCTTGGATTGAAGAAATACCAGTAGTTTGTAATGACTCCACAACACTTCATACTTTTTTAGAATCTAAAGGTTGGTTTATGTCAAAAACATACACTGGAAGAACTGGTGCTGAAGTTGATGGAAAACCAATCTTTATTATAGCACATTATAAGAATGCAAAATTACCAAAATCAATTATAGAAACATTCACTGTTTTATCAGGTGAATCTTGCATAATACATCAAGGATTTGACGAAAAATATACTTCAAATAAAGTTTAAAACCATTTACTTACAAGCTTTTTTATAGTATAATATGAATTATGACACTTGAAGAAATACAAGAAAATTGGAAACAAGACTGTATTATAGACGATAATCATTTAGATCGAGAATCTGTTCGTACACCAGTCTTACATTCAAAATATTTAAACCTACTCATTTCATATAAACATCGTATTACATCAGCACAATCTGAATATAATAGTATGCGTGTAAAGAAATTTAGATATTATCGTGGTGAAATGACTAAGGGTGAATTAGAACTTGCTGGTTGGGAACAATGGCAAGGCATAAAGCCATTAAGAAATGAAATGGATGAATTTCTAAATGGTGACGCTGATTTAATTAAAGCCAAACTTAAAATTGAGTATCTATCGAGCATACAAGAACTTCTTGAATCTATATTACAACAGATCAAGTCACGAGATTGGATTATAAGGAATTCATTAGAGTGGAAAAAGTTCGTTAGTGGTGCTTAATGTCCGAAGATAATAAATCCCAAATTACAATTGAAAACTATACTGAAACACACGTTCGTGTATTCTCAGAAGATTTAGGTATAGAAAAAGAAATTTCCGAATATTTTACATTTTACGTTCCAGGAGCCCACTTCACACCACAATACAGAGCACGCATATGGGATGGTAAAACACGTCTTTATGATTTACTTCGTAAGACAGTTTATACTGGTTTAATTCCTTATGTTCGTAAATTCGCCTTTGAACGTGGTTATACCATATCTGAAACAGGGTTTCCAAAGTACATTGAACCTATAACAGAAGAAGAGGTTAAAACCTTTATAGATTCATTAAATATAACCTCTAAAAACGATCCAGATCTATTAGTAAGAGACTATCAATATAATGCGGTTTATTCCGCTTTAAAGCGACGAAGAGCCCTATTGTTGAGTCCAACTGCCAGTGGGAAGAGTCTAATAATGTATTCTCTATTACGTTGGTATTCAACGTTGAAAAACAATAAGAAATGCTTGATTATAGTTCCAACAACTAATCTAGTGGAACAGTTATATAAAGACTTTGATGATTATTCAACTAAAAATGGTTGGAAAGTAGATGCTCATATTCAAAAGCTTTATGCAGGATTTTCAAAAGAACTTACAAAAAATGTATTAATCACTACTTGGCAAAGTATTTACAAATTACCAAAATCATTCTTTGAACAATTTGATGTGGTTTTCGGAGACGAAGTTCATAAATTTAAAGCAAGAAGTCTTATTACAATAATGGAAAAATGTAATAAAATAAAATTTCGTATTGGTACAACTGGAACAATCGATAATAGTAAAATAAATAAATTAGTACTCGAAGGACTTTTTGGAATCGTAGAAAAAGTCACAACTACATCTGATTTAATTGACCAGAAAAAATTAGCAGATTTAAAAATTATTTGCTTACTTCTTTCCTATGATGATATATCACGTGAAGGAAGAAAAAATAACGTTTATTCAGATGAAATAGATTGGTTGGTTTCTTGTGATAAAAGAAATAACTATATTACAAATCTTGCTATTAACTGCAAAGGGAATACTTTAATACTTTATCAATATGTGAAGAAACACGGAATCCCTTTATACGAGAAACTAAATAGATTAGAGAAGAAATATAACAAAAAAATATATTTAATCTCTGGCGATACGATTGTTTCTGATAGAGAACAAGTAAGAGATATCGCAGCAGATACAAGCAATTGTATAATAGTCGCAAGTTATGGTACTTTCAGCACAGGTGTAAATATACCGAGTATTGAAAATATTATATTAGCAAGTCCGATTAAGAGTAAGATACTTAATTTACAAAGTATTGGGCGAGGACTACGATTAAATAAGAATAAAACTACATGTAATTTGTTTGATATTGCTGATGACTTATCTTATAAGAAATGGAAAAATCATACTTATAGACATTTGTTGTCAAGAATGCAAACTTATGACGAAGAAAAGTTTAACTATTCATTAGTAGAGGTAAAATTAAATGCATCAGAAATCAGCGACACCGAGAGTAATAAAATCGAGTGAAGATTTTGTCATTGTAAGATTATCAACAGGAGAATCAATATTAGCCATTCGTTTGACAGAGGACGAAAAAGAAATTACTATTGAATATCCATTCGCACTTAAAAATTATCCAAGAATTACAAAACAAGGTGGAATTATAGAACAAGTGACTGCAGGACCATATTGTAGTTTCGCCGAAAATAGAGTTTTTACATTCCCGAAGAAAGACGTTTTTTTCGTTAAGAAACTTCATTCTTTCGCAGTACCATTCTTTATGTCATTGTACAATCAACACGAAAGATTGGTTGCAATGGGTTCTTATGACGATTTAATGAATAGATTTATGGATAAACAAGAAATGGCTGATTTAAGACACGACGAACAATTCCCAGATACAGAATCAGAAGATTATACGAGTAATTATGATACAGAAACAGAGGAATTAACTACTGAAGAAATGGATAATATAACAGAAATTTATAATCAGATTAAGAGCAAAGATAAGAAAGTAATCCATTAATTATTATAATAGAATATTTCAAACATCCACAGGTGTTATTATAATATGAAAAATCTTGAAAGTAAAGGTGTGAAAAAAAACTCAAATCAAAACACTTTACTTACAATATATTTTAGAGTATAATTGTGATCTATTTACTCTTTAATATTTAAATCCTTTATTATGAATAAAAAAACTAAAGAACCAAAAATACATTACGTCAATAATGCTGAATTTCTTAAAGCATTAATTCAATGGAAAAAAGATTGTGTTGACGCAGAAGATAGTGGAGAAGAACATCCACCAAGAATTCCTAATTACATAGGTGAATGTATTTTAAAAATAGCAACACGTCTTTCTACACGTCCAAATTTTAATAATTATACATATCGTGATGATATGATATTAGATGGTATTGAAAATTGTATTCAATATCTTCACAACTTCGATCCTACCAAATCTAAAAATCCCTTTGCTTATTTTACTCAAATCATATATTACGCATTCTTAAGACGTATTATGAAAGAAAGAAAACAAGCTTATATTAAAACTAAAATTCTTACTTCTTTACCACCTACTTTTTTTCAAGAACTTGGTATGAGTGATGATGAAATATCAGAGTCAGAAAGAAACTTTGATAAATTTGTTAGTAAGATGAGCCAAGCAATAGAAAGCCAAAATAACTTTGATGAATGGCTAGTTAAAAAGTCTGTTGCTAGGAAAATGAAAAATAATATTGAAACGATTGATTTAGATAATGACAAAGATAACGATTATAACTGATACACACTTTGGTGTGCGTAATGACATTAGCCACTTTTTAGAGTCTCAAAATAAGTTTTTTGATACAACATTTTTTCCTAAAATAGATGAACTAAAGATAGATACATTACTACACTTGGGTGATATATTCGATAGACGTAAATATATCAATTACTATACATTAAAACAGAGTAAAGAATTTTTCTTCAATAAGTTAAAAGAAAGAAACATTACTATGTATGTTGTAATTGGTAATCACGACACATACTTCCGAAACACAAATGAGATTAATAGCATATCTCTACTCTTAGCTGAATATCCAAATATAAAAATCCTATATGAACCACAAACAATCCAAATAAAAGAAACATTATTTTGTAATATTCCATGGATATGCGAAGACAATAAAGATAAATGTTGGGAAGAAATTAAAAATACAAAAGCAGAAGTTTGTATTGGTCATTTTGATATTCAAGGATTTGAAATGCATACTGGTGCAGCATCAAAAGATGGAATACCAAAAGATAAGTTTATGAAATTTGATTTACTTATGTCAGGTCATTTTCATCATCGTTCACAACACGATAATATTACTTATTTGGGTGCACCATATGAAATGACTTGGTCTGATTATAATGATAAAAAAGGTTTTCATATATTCGATACAGCAACTCGTAAATTAGAGTTTATACAAAATCCAAATACTATGTTCTTAAAAGTAGAATATGATGAATCTTATTTTGCTGAGAATCCACCAAATTTTGAAGACTATAGAAACAAATATATAAAAGTAATTATAACAAATCGTAAAAATTTATTAAAGTTTGATACATTTATAAAAAATTTACACAATCATAATCCATATGATGTAAAAATACTGGAAACGTTTGTTGATTTTTCGTCTGCTAACGTATCTGATGAAATTAACGTAGAAGATACTACTAGCATATTAAATGGTTATGTTGATACTATCACAACTAGTATTGAAAAAAATAAACTTAAATTATATTTAAACTCGTTGCATGCTGAAGCAATTGCGAGCGAGACTATTATTAAAGAATGATAATATTTCATAAATTAAAATGGCGTAATTTCCTCTCAACAGGTAATGTTTGGTGCGAAATACAATTGAATAAAATACGAAGTACAATCGTAGTAGGAAAAAATGGTGATGGTAAATCTACCATGCTTGATGCTCTTACTTTTGTTTTATTTGGTGAACCATTTAGACAAGTAAAAAAGAATCAACTAATTAACTCAATTAATGGCAAAAATGCTGAAGTAGAAATTGAATTTTCTTCTGGTACAAATACCTATAAAATAAAAAGAGGAATTAAACCTAATATATTTGAATATTATGAAAATGGAGTATTACAAAATCAATCAGCAGCAATCAGTGATTGTCAAAAGAAAATAGAAGAACAAATACTTAAAATTAATTATAGAACATTCTGTCAAGTTTGTATTTTAGGATCTGCTTCTTATATTCCTTTTATGCAATTACCTACAAATCAACGTAGATTAGTAATTGAAGATATTTTAGATATAGGTATCTTCAGTAAAATGAATGATATACTTAAAATAAGAGCAGTTGATACTAAATTAGCATTAGTTGATGTAAATAAGGATATAGAGATAGCTAAATCAAACATACAAGCCCAAAAAACTATACTTGAAAACTTATCAGTATCTAAACAAGAGAACATAATCAAGATAGATGATAAAATAGAAAAGTATAGAGAAGATATAAAAGAAATACAAAACAAAATAATTACATTAAATAAAAGACTTTTAGAGATTGATAGTTTAACAACTGACTCAGTAGATGTATTTGATCGTATAGACAAAGCAAGAAAACTAATCGCAATAAATGAAAGTCGTATTGCTGAGATACAAGAAAAGATAATATTTTTTAACGAGAACGAAAATTGTCCTACTTGCGAATCAACAATACAGCATAAGCAACATGCATTAAGTAAATTAGAAAAAGAAAAAGAAGATATAAAATCTAGACTCTCTAAACTATTAGAAGCTTTGACTGCTGGAGAAACTAGATCGAGAGAAATAAGAACATTATTTAATGAGAAAATAGAAATTAATAATGAAATATCTAATTTAAATACTAGTGTAAAATTTACTGAAACTAATATTGAAAACAATATAGCTGAAAAACAATCATTATCAGACACAACTAGTGATACCAACAAATATAAAGATAAAATTAAAGAATTAGCTGAACTAGCATTAGTTGATGTTGACAAAAAGAATAATTTAATGCAGGTAATAGAACTAGAAAATACTTCTAAATTACTCTTACAAGATTCAGGTGTTAAAACTGCTATTATTCGAAAGTATTTACCTGTAATGAATAAGTTAATTAATAAATATTTACAAGCGATGGACTTTTATGTTCATTTTGAATTAGATGAGAACTTCACTGAGACGATACGTTCAAGACATAGAGATGAATTCACTTATGATAGTTTTTCAGAGGGTGAAAAGATGCGTATCGACTTAGCTATATTGTTCACATGGCGACATATAGCGAAATTGAAGAACAGTATTAATACATCTTTATTAGTACTGGATGAAATATTTGACTCATCTTTAGATGCATCAGGTGTAGATTACTTTTTAAATCTAATCTCGCAACTAGACGCACAAGTTAATGTTTTCGTAATTAGCCATAAGGGTGATACTCTAATTGAAAAATTTATGAGTACAATTAAATTTGAGAAGAAAAACGACTTCTCTACAATCGTAAATGCATAAACTATGAAAACAAAACACAAAAAACCAATAACGATAAATCCATTTACTGGAAAATCAAATGAAGTAATTGTCCGTCAAGGAATGGCATCACAAACATCTGATGCTTATGGTGCTGTTGATAGAAGAGATGAATCTAAAACAGTTCTTAGAGATAAACAACATCACTTATACTTCAAATTAAAGCTAATTGAAAATTGGATATATGAAAAGAAACATCGTAAGTTTTTTTCCGATTCAGAACCAACTATAAAACAATTAGAAACACAACGACATAATATGAAACATGAATATAATCGTGTGTCTAAATTATTAAAAGAAAGTAAATAATGACTGATATAAAAGAAGTTATATGGGATTCAGTGGACGAAAATGGTAATCCTATAAATCCAAGACTAGCTACTGTTGAAGAAATAGAAACAAAAAAGAAATCAAAAGGACTTCCTATTATAGAAGAATCTTTTGATAAACGTATTACAAAACCAGAACCAACTAAGGTAGAAGTTAATATAACAAAGAGTAGTATAGATGGTAAAGAAATTATAACACCAGTAAGAACAACAGATGGTTTAATTCCATGGAATGATCCACGTTTAAAAACACCACCAAAAGAATGGGACTTTAAAAAACCAGTAGAAGAAGCAGCACAATTAGGTTTATTATTAATTAAAGTAGCACAAAAATTAAATGGTGCAGGTCTTTCAGCGAATCAAATAGGAATAGATGCAAAAGTATTTGCAATTACAGTAATTGAAAATTACCAATATGCTGCTTTCAATCCAGTAATATTAGAATCATCAGAAGAAACTGAATTAATGGAAGAGGGATGTTTATCTCGTCCTGGACTGTGGTTGAAAATATCAAGACCAAAAAAAATTAAAGTTAAGTATTTCACATTTAAAGGTGAAGAAGTGCTTAATGAATTAGATGGTTTTCATTCGAGAGTATTTCAGCATGAATACGATCATATGCTAGGAATAGACTTTACTCAAAGAGTGGGTAAATTGAAATTAGATATGGCTTTAAAAAAATTAGATAAACAATTAAGAAAAGCTGCAACTACTCAGCAATTAGAATACGAAGCGAAACTAAGACCTAAGTTATTTGCAAAATAATTTACTTCCAAGATTTTTTATAGTATAATATATGTCTAATCAATTAAAAAGGTATTTTTATTATGGACTCAAGATTTGACCACATCAATTCCCTTCAAAAACAAAAACAAGCATTCGAATATCAATTAAGACAACAAAAAGAAAGAAATCAAACTCTTAAAGAAATACAACACATAGGTGTTATATTTGGTGTTGGTTTTTTATTTGGATTATTATTCAATGTCATATTCTTTTAAATCACATAACGAATTAAATAAAAATTTGACTGATTACATTTCAACAGTCACTGATAAAGAAGACATTTCTAAAATACCGATCGAATCGATTAATGATTTTTTAAATGGTTTAGAGTCATTTTTAGAAGAATCAGCAAGTAATTAAGGCGAAATTAAGGCGACTTCAATATAAGTTATTGATTTATATATCTTTTTTATTTTCTCCTAATTATATACTTTTAGATCGTTTTATAGTAGAATATATGTATATATTATGAATAAAAAAGATTTATTAGCGAAACTACTTTCTACTGAAAATATAACTGTTTTAAGACAGCCAGTTGCGACTGCATCTTTTAACGTTGAAACTAGAGTTCTTACTCTTCCTGTCTGGAAGAACCTTTCCGAAAATATTGAAAATATGTTAATTGCCCATGAAGTAGGGCATGCTCTTTACACTCCATTTAGAAAATCAGAAACAGAAGAATTTAATAATAATAAACTATTACATTCTTGGGCGAATGTTATTGAGGATGTTAGGATTGAAAAGAAAATACAAAACGAATATCCAGGATTGAAAAAAGACTTTGTTTCAGCTTATAAAGAATTAGTTGATAGAAATTTCTTTGGCGTTAAAGGTAGAGATTTAGTAAAAGAACAATTTATTAATAAAGCAAATTTGTTTTATAAAGCTGGTTATAACTGTGGTGTTAAATTTACAACAGAAGAATATGGTTATATAAAAGAAATTGATAATTGTGAAACGTTTGATGATGTTATGAAGTTAGCAAAAAAACTTACTGCTTATTCTGTTGCTAAAAAAGAATTAGAAAAACAAGCTTTAGAAAAACTTGCTGCATTGTACTTACAAAATGGTGATGAGAATGAACAAGGTGAACAACTTAAAGATTCTTTAAAAGATCTTCTTATGGATGAACTGGACGAAAATGGAAACAAAATAGGTGGTTCTAAATCTAATCCTGAAATAACTGTTCCTGAAACTGATAATACTACTGAACAAACAATTCAAGACAAATTTGATAATATGTTATCAAAACACACAAGCAATAATGAATTTGTTATGGTTGACTATAATCCAAAATTTGTAGGATTCGATCCTTATGTACCATATACAAAATATATGGCAGATGTAGATGCTTGGTTAGCAATTAGAAAAACTAAAGAAGATTTAGAATTATTGAATGCTAAAAAAGCAGGTCATGAAGGATGGGAAACTACTGAAGATAAAATAAGATTAGCGAGCAGTGAATTCAATTCATATCTACAAGAAACTAAAAAAGAAGTAAATTACTTGCTTAAAGAATTTGAAATGAGAAAATCAGCAAATCAATATTATAGAACAAAAGAACATAAAACTGGTGTAATTGATATTAGGAAATTAGCATCTTATAAAATTAAAGAAGAAATATTTAAAACTATCCAATCATTACCAAAGGGAAAAAATCATGGAATGGTTATGTTAATGGATTGGTCTGGTAGTATGAGTGGTATATTAAAAGATGTTATTAAACAAGTTTATTTAATGACTAGTTTTTGCAAAATAGCAAATATACCATTTACTGTTCTTGCTTTCACTAATGGTATATCTGACTCTAATCCTGAGAAAGCATTATGTGATGTTGAAAGAACAAAACAATTTGGTGAAAGATATATACCTTATGATAATAAACTATCGCCTGAAGAAAATCAAACTAAAAAGACAATTTCTACAAATCAATTAGATGTTGAGATGTTTAGAGTTGTTGAACTTTTATCTAATAAAATGAGCAAAGAAGAGTATAATAAAATGGGTGCTTTATTATTCTCTGAAATGTATAAGAATGTTTCTAATTATAAATTAGCATCAACTCCTTTAAATGAATCTTTATATTATATGATTGATTTCTTACCAAGATTTAAAAAATTAAATAATGTTCAAAAACTTTCTTTTATAGTATTAACAGATGGCGAAGGACATAGCATCTATCCAAGACGTTTTGAATCTTACAGTTCTTATGGATCTACTATAAAAAAACATTTATATCTTAGAAAAGATAATAAAGACTATGAATTTAAAACATATATGCAAACTGGTGCTTTAATTAAAATAATAAAAGATCAAGATCCAAATACAACTTGTCTTGCGTTTTCTTTAATAAGAAACAATAGAAGATGCATAAGCAATACATTATCCCAATTAACTAGTTATACAAATAATGGAAGTTATGGGTGTGCTGATGAATCTTCTGTAATTAAAATAGCAAAAGATTTTAAAGAATTAGGTGCTTCTGCATTAAAAGAAGTTAATTCTTATGATGAATATTATTTAATCCCGATAGAAAGTATTAAACCTGAAGCTTTAAATATTACTAATGATTTGAATTCTACAAAAGAAAAAACAGCAAATCAAATAGCAAAATCATTTACTAAGCTTTTAAAACAAAATAGAAATAGTAGATTCTTATTAACTTCTTTTGCAAAACAGGTAGCATAATGACTGAAACAATTTCATTAAAAGATAAAATTATAGAATTAAGATCTAAAATACTTATACATTCTTATATGTATTGGTATAAAGACAATCCTCTTGTGTCTGATGCTTTATTTGATGCTTGGAAAAAACAATTAGTTGAATATCAAGCTGAGCATAAACAAAAATTTCCTAATGAAAAAATAGAGTTTTTTGAAACTGCATTTATTAATTGGGATGGTACTAATTCAAAGGCACTCCCTTTATTTGATGAATGGATTACGAATAGAGTTGAGATGCTGGACAAATATAAAAATGCAACTCCATACTTTAATATTTAAATTTATGATATTACTTTCTCTATCAGGTTGTTTTGGTTCCACACTATTAACTTTGGGTGGAATTAAAATAACCACTGGGGATGTAATAACAAAAATCGTTAAAATTGTACCAAAAAACGATGAAAATCTAGAAGATTACGAAAATAAAAAACTATAATATGACTAAGCTATTGAAATATATATCTTTTTTATTTTCTGGAAGTATATACTTTTTCAACGATTTATGGTATAATATATGTATAAACTAACTAAAAAAGGCAAATATATGATGAATGATGTGAATATAAAAAAGTTTGTAGAATCTCTACATAAATCTTATTCCAATGATGAGAATAAATTCAATTGGAAACAGATCGTTAAGGTTTTTAAAACCACTAAATTTGATAACAAATCAGAAGTTTATAATTGGGTGAGAGCACAAAAAGCTGGAAGAGGTGCTTATATTATTCCTCTGTCAAGTGTTTCTTCTTCGGTGACAAATAATGTTGTCAAAGTAGATACTGTAAAATCTGAATCTTCTAATTTAGATGTTAAGTCTTTAGTTCCAATTAGAGATAGTAATTATGTTCCATTCGGAAATTACAAAGATTTAGAAACTATTATATCTTCTAAACAATTTTATCCAACATTTGTGACTGGACCGACTGGTAATGGTAAATCTACTTCAATTGAACAAATTTGTGCAAAACATAAAATTTCTTTAATTAGAGTTAATTTAAACAGCTTAACAGATGAAGATCAATTAATTGGTACTAAAACACTTATCGATGGTAATATACAAATCGTAGAGGGACCAGTTGTTATAGCAATGAGATTAGGAATCCCACTATTGCTTGATGAGATCGATGCTGGTGGTGCTAATACTCTATTATGCTTGCAACCTATCCTTGAAGGAAAGCCATTCTATTTTAAATTAAAGAATGAGATTATCGTTCCTAAATTTGGCTTTAATATATTCGCGACAGCGAACACTAAGGGTAAGGGATCAGAAGATGGAAGATATATTGGTACGAATGTTTTGAATGAAGCATTTCTTGAAAGATTTGCTGTGACATTCCAACAAGAATATCCAACACCATCGATTGAATTAAAGATCGTTAAAAATCTGATGGACTCTTATAAATGTAAGAATGACAAATTCGCTCAGACTTTAGTTAAGTGGGCTGATGTAATTAGAAAAACAAATGAATCTGGTGGTGTTGATGAAACAATTACTACAAGAAGATTGGTTCATATTGTAAGAGCATATTCAGTATTTAAAGATATGGATAAATCTATACAGTTATGTACGAATAGATTCGATGAAGCAACAAGACTTGCTTTTATTGATTTATTTGACAAAGTATCAAATAACAAAGAAACTTCGGCTCCGAAACCATCAGAGTCTGAAGTTGCGAGTGCTGTAGTTAATCAACAACAAACAGTGAGTGCTTAATGCTAACTTGGAATTCACTTACTAAATCACAAAAACGTTGGGTAGAAAACGTTGCGAAAATTCTACCCGATTGTGTGACAAATGGGCATATTACAGCAACACAATGTTATGACTCTTTTAAACTATTAGAAAAACAAAGAGTTTCAGGTAGTCCAAAAATTGGATATCCGAATTGGTTGTTTAAACTTAATAAAATTAAAAGAGGAATCTATTTGTTTCCAGCAGAGGGAGTGACAGTACAAAAAGCATCTCAATCTTTAAGTGGGAAAGCTGAACCTATTGCTATTACCAACAGAGTATCAGAAGAAGATAAATCGTTTTTAAATGATTTAAAAGCTTTTGGTATTGATATAAAAGTTTCTTAATGGGAGTTTGTTAGTTTATTGTGAAGTGGGAGTCCCATATAAGAAAATTTCATTTTTTCTCCCACTTTACTTACAATAAAAAATATAATATAATAGTGATATGATAACATACGATAATGCTTCTAAAGCCCAAAGAAAATGGATTGATGCAGTAATTACTATTTTTCCAAATATTGAAAAAACAGGAGTAATTTCAGCAGCAGAATGTTATTCAGCTCATATGAATTTATTAAAAAATCGTAAAGCAGATTCAGATAAAATAGGATATCCTAATTGGTTATTTAAAACTAATAAAATAAGTCCAGGAGTTTATTTTTTTCCTGCAAAAGGATTAAACCCTGAGAGTATAGTTAAAACGACTCCAGTGGGAGATTCTTCTGTAAGAGCAGAAGTATCAAAGACAGAGGAAGATAAACAATTTTTTAAAGATGTATTAACAAATGTATAAATTTAACGAAGATAAACTAATAAAAGAATTAAAAGAATATATTGACCAAACATATAAAGGTCATTATTCTAAAAAGAAATTTCAGTCAACAGAGTTCATCGTTGATTGTGGTCATGGTCTAGGATTTACACTAGGCAATGTTTTAAAATATGCTCAAAGGTATGGGCATAAAGATGGACAAAATCGTAAAGATCTTTTAAAGATTTTACACTATGCTCTTCTTGCTTTACATATACACGATCAAGGAGAAAAACTTAATAATGAAAAGGAGTGAGAATGAAACTAAGTAAAGAAACACTTGCGATTATGAAAAACTTCGCAGGTATTAATGCCAATCTAATGTTAAAGAATGGTAATAAAATATCAACAATATCGCCAGCAAAAAGTGTAATGGCTGTGGCACAAATTTCAGAGAACTTGCCAATTAATGGTTCTGGGAATTTTGGTATATATGAATTAAACGATTTTCTATCAGCTTACACATTAATGGAAGATCCAGATTTAACATTTGCTGATAATTTTTGCATGATTTCTAAAGGTCATCAAAAAATTAAATTCTATTCAGCAGCAAGTGAAATGCTACTTGTTCCATCAAAAGAAAGTTTGCCTGTTTCTGATGATGTATCTTTTAATTTAAGAGCAGCAGATTTAGATATTATTTCAAAGTCAGCAGCAGTTTTAAAAGTAAGTGACATATCAATCGTATCAAAAGATGGTAAAGTAAGTGTTGAAGTTGCTGATAAAAAAGCACAACAAGCTGCAAAATCAGGACAATCAACAGCTAATACTTTTAATCTAGATATTGGTACATCAGATAAAGAGTTTAAAGTGAATATGAAAGTTGATAATTTACAAAAAATTGTACTTACAGATTATGTAGTGACAGTTGATAGCAAAAAACTATCTAAGTTTTCAGCAACTAAAGGTTCGCTAGTATATTACATCGCAATCGAATCTGATTCTGTAATCGGCAAATAATTTAATGGGAGGAATACTCCCATTATACAACTATATTATATTATGAATAAAGCGACTCTTAAAAAATTAATTCCTGTTTATATAGATCATAACAATAAATTTCATAAAATTAAAGATTATTTTGTTCATGAAGATACTGGTGATGTTTGGTCTTTTAAATGGAGAAGATATATGAAACTTAAACCTCCTATATGTAAAAATAAACCAAAATCATCACGAGATCTTTATCCTTATTTGTCTATTCATAATAAAAAAATATTTAAAAATCTTGCTGGCACAAGAAAAACTATGGATATTCATAAAATTGTTAAAACTTCTTTAATTTTTCATTACAATACTCTCGCAAAAGAACTTATAAAAGTTTATAAGCATATACAAAAAAAAGATTTATCACTATTACCAAAATCAATCCAAGAACAATTATATAGAGGATTAATAGTGAATCATATAGACCACAATAAACGAAATTACAATCCAAAAAACCTTGAATTAGAATCTTTTCAAGGTAATGCAGTTAAATATCAAAAACATAAAAAACAAAAAGCACTATGATAAACACATCTGAAAACCAATTTGTTTGGGTTGAGAAGTATCGCCCTCGCACAATAAACGAATGTATTTTACCTAAAAAATTTAAACTTACATTAAAGTCTTTCATTAAAGGAGGACAGATACCACACTTTCTATTTTATGGTACAGCAGGAGTTGGTAAAACTACTGTGGCTCGTGCACTATGTGATGAAATTGGTGCTGAGTATATAATCATAAATGGTTCTGAAGAGGGTCGTATGATTGACACTCTAAGAGTGAAGATTAAAGGATTCGCTTCAACTGTATCTTTGACTGCAGCAAAAAAAGTAATTATTCTAGATGAAGCTGATTATATGACTCCGAATATAATGCAACCAGCTTTACGAGCATTTATAGAAGAATTTTCTTCTAATTGTAGATTTATACTTACTTGTAATTTTAAGAATAAAATTATTGATCCGATTAAATCAAGATGTTCTGTAGTTGACTTTAAAATACCAAATGATGAGAGAGCAGTTATTGCTACTGATTTTTTCAATAGAGTTGTTGAGATCCTGGAAAAAGAAAATATAAAATACGATAAGAAAGTAGTCGCTACTCTTATACAAAAGTTCTTTCCTGACTTTAGAAAAACATTAAACGAACTACAAAGATATTCGGTAGGTGGTACTATCGACACAGGAGTTCTTGTGGGGGTATCAGATGAGTCTTACACACACTTATTTAAATATTTAAAGAATAAAGAGTGGGATAAAATGCGTGAGTGGATTGATCTTAATTCAGACATTGATACTACAAATTTATTCTCAGAAATATTTGAAAAATGCCAACCAGCAATTGAAAAGAATTCAATACCAGAGTTGGTGTTAATACTAGCAGATTATCAATACAAGTCAGCTTTCGTAGCAGATGCGAATATTAATAAGATTGCTGCAATGACAGAGATAATGAAAAAATGTCAGTGGAAGTAAAAAAGTATAAAACAAATCCATTTAAGTTCGTCACAGCTATCAATTACAGTAAAGAAAACCTACATGAAACAGAGACTTTCGAAGAAGATTATTTGCCTTATATTATTAATAGATCTCTCTCTATGTTTCCAGATACAGTCCAAATAGCTAATGAAATCAACATTTTGCACTATGTTCCAAAGAAGTGGCAATTTCTGTTTTACCTAAATATAGTCGCTAAGAAGAAAAGATATTCGAATAAAAAGTGGGCAAAAAAATCTAAAGATTCTAATGAACCTTTTATTATGGAATATTATAACGTTTCTGCTCAAAAAGCAAAAGAGATATTATCCCTTTTAAAACCAGAGCAGATTGAAATTATTAAATCAAAATTTTATAAAGGTGGCATACAATGAGTGAAGTTGAAAATAAACAAGAATCATTAGAGACTGTAAAAGAAGATTCAAATAAGTCTGTTCCATATGCATGGAGTCCAGACAAAATGTTAGAAGTTTTTCTGATCGAACCAGATAACTTTTTAAAAATTAGAGAAACATTAACACGTATCGGTATCGCAAGTCGTACTGATAAAAAACTATATCAATCTTGTCATATATTACATAAACAAGGAAGATATTTTATCGTTCATTTTAAAGAATTATTCTCTTTAGATGGAAAAGAATCTAATATTACTACAAACGATATTGAAAGAAGAAATACAATAGCTGTATTATTGGCTGATTGGGGATTATTAAAAATTAAAGATCTTGCCCAAATTTCATCAAAAGCTTCTTTAAGTCAAATCAAAGTTTTAGCACATAAAGACAAAGCAGGTTGGGAACTTGTGGCTAAATATAATATTGGAAAAAGAGCAAAATAAATGTTTTATATTTGGCATACTTTATTAGTAGTTGCTTTTATAGTTATGGCATTCTTTATGGGTCTTATTTTAGGTAAGAAAATAGACTCAAAGACACGAAATTTAAGCTTATTGAATAAAAAAAAAGATAATAAATTCAATAACTTGAATAAATAATATTGTATAGGTACTAGTAATTTTAAAAATAATACCTATATAATAGTGTATATTCGATCGTTGTATCGAGTATAACATACCTGATTGTTCCAATAGTGGAAAGTCAGCAGTAAATAATAACCTTGCTTTCACAGGAGGATATAATGATAGCAAACATAAACCAAGCGATTGACACTCTGTCAAACGCACAAAAGTCTTTAGTAGAAACTTTTATTAAAGATTCAAAAGTAGCAGAACCAGTAAATACAATTATTGATGCTACTCAAACTTTTAGCAAAACATTAGCAAAATCATTCGTCAACTTAACAGAGACATTTGTTGCGAACGTTAGCAAAGGAGGAAAGTAATGACTAGACTTCCTACTTTTTTTAACGATGCGTTCAAAGACTTTGATAAGTTTTTCGTAGGTTTCGATGACCAATTGGCACGATTCCACGATATACACGAGTCATTTGGCAAAATGATACCAAACTACCCACCATACAACTTAAAAAAAGTTGACGAAAACAAATATGTTATCGAAGTGGCTGTAGCTGGTTTTGCGAGATCAGATATTGAAATCACACTAGAAGATGACAAATTAGTTATCAAAGGTGAGTCAAAGTCTGATGAATCAAAATCAAAAGATGTTGATCTATACAAAGGTATAGCAAATCGTGCTTTCGAAAGATCGTTTGCACTGTCTGAGAATATCGAAGTAAAAGATGCTCAATATCTAAATGGTATGTTAAAAGTTATTCTTGAAAGAATAATCCCAGAACATAAAAAACCAAAAAAAATAGAAGTAAAATAATCTATTTAAAAGATTGGTGGAGTTTAATTATTCCACCAATCAAAAATACATTTAAAGAGAAAAATAAAATGACACCTTATAACATATGTGAAAACAAATGGATAAGTAAAGCTAAAAAAGAAATAAAAAATAATTATAAAGAATATCAACCTATATATGAAATATTTGTAGGCATATCATTACTTATAATTTTTATTTTAGCAATACTTACTGCATTAAGTAGTTTTCTATAAAATATGAACAATCTTAATAGAGATTGTATTAATCACCTTAATTGTTTAGGCATTCCTTGTTGTTTGCTTAAACAATGCAAGTGCGAAGAACCATTCACTTTGCAGAAACATATATCCACACCCGATACACCTATCAAAACTCCATCAGAATTACTCCAGGATGAATTGGAGCCGATTCTCTAAACCTTTACATACAAGTATTTTTATAATATAATATAGTCTATGAATCAAAATAATCCACAAGTTAAAATAATCGTATTGTTAAATGGTCAACATATGATTGGTAAAGTAATTAAAGAAGATGAAAAGGAACTTACTATTGAAGCACCTGCTGTTATATTAACAGGTGAAGATGGTAAGGAACAAAAAAGAATGTCATTAGCATTCGCACCATTTCTTCCATTCTCATCAGATAAAGTATTTACTTTTAGATCAGATATGATATTAACAACATCAATTCCAGCAGAAGCATTAACTAACGAATATAATCGTATGTTTGGCTCTGGTTTGGATATTATAACAAAACCATCTTTAATCGTATAATTAAAGAAACTTTACTTCCAAGAAATTTTATAGTATAATATATGGTAGTAAAGTAAAAATAAACAATATAGTACAACAAGGAGTAAATATATAATGACTATACTAAAAAGAATGTTCGGTAGAAAATCTTCTGCAAGAAGTGTAAAACCAACATTATCGAAAAAAGCGAAAGTGTTAAACCTTTTATCAAAAGGTGAAAACATTGCATGGAAAACAATCAGAGATAGATTTGATCTAGAATCTCCAAGAGCGATGATTGACACATTAAGAGCAGAAGGTCATATGATTTATGGCAATAAAGTTGCTGGTAAAACATATTACAGACTAGGAGCACCAACAAGAGCAATTATTGCTGCTGGTATTCAAGCTTTATATGGTACAAAATTCAAATATTCTAATTGGAAAAATCCAGTAAGAAAATCTGAATTGTCACCAATTAACTAATTAAAGAATTTACTGAGAGGGCTAAATCCTTGCCAGTAAATAGTGGTGTGCCTTTATCTTCTTCTTCTTAGAATTGAAGAAATTTGTTATGTGCCTTCAAATGTGGCACACCACTCTTAATAAAAAGGTTGCGATATATTCGCGAGAAAAAATAAATGAATTCTAAAATAGGTACAAATTTTTACACTAACGTTTCCACTACAGCCAACGATGTGCTCGTTCGAGCAGTCACTGATGTTGGTACTCGAATCCAAGAACGAATCCCTTTTAAACCACACTGTTATATTACCAAAGGAACTGGTGATACACCCTACAAAACACTAGACGGAAAACCTTGTTATAGAGTTAATTTTGACTCTATGAAACACGCAAGAACATTTTTTGAAGAATTTAAAACAATCTCTAATTTTGACGTGCATGGAATGCTTTCATTCACTCATCAATATATTAATCAAGCATATCCTGAAGCAAGTTTAGATTTTGATTATTACAAAATAAGAATCTATTCTTTAGATATAGAAACAACAACTGAGAATGGTTTTCCAGACGTAAATAATCCAACTGAATCTATTATACTTCTTTCAGTACAAGACATTCATACTAAAAAAATCATCACATGGGGATTAAAAAAATATACAGGAGAACGTACAGATGTTGAATATCGTGCTTTCCCTGATGAGAATGCTATGCTTGATGATTTTATTAAGTGGTGGCATAAAAATTGTCCAGACATTATTACTGGTTGGAATGTAGGTGCATTTGATACAGTTTATCTTTATAAAAGAATTCAGATATTGCTAGGTGATTATACTGCTAAGAAATTAAGTCCATGGTCTTTTATTTCATCTAAAACAGTTTCAGTAAGAAATAGACAAACAACATATATTGATTTTGAAGGAACATCTCTTTTAGATTATATGAGTTTGTATAAGAAATATACTTATACGAATAAAGAATCTTATAAGCTTGTTGATATAGCACAAGATGAATTAGGTGTGACTAAATTAGATCACAGTGAATATGCTTCATTTAAAGAATTTTATACAAAGAACTGGAATAAGTTTGTTGATTATAACATAAGAGATACTGAATTAATTACTCAACTAGAAGATAAAATGCGTCTTTTAGAATTAATTGTCACTTTTGCATATAAAGCGAAAGTTAATTTTACTGACGTTTATTCTCAAGTAAGAACTTGGGATATGATTATTCACAATCACCTTATACAGAAAAATATTATTATTCCACCTAAAAAACCAATAGGAAAAAGTCAACAATTTGAAGGAGCATATGTAAAAGATCCAATCTTAGGAATGCATAAATGGGTTGTTGGGTTTGACTTAACTTCACTTTATCCACATTTAATTATGCATTATAATATCTCACCAGAAACAATTCAAAATAAAACTTACAAATCAGGAGTAGATCATTATCTAAACAATCCAGCTGAGTTTCAAGATGATGAAACTGTTGCTGTAAATGGTTCAGTTTATACAAATAAAATTGAGGGAATGCTTCCTAATATTATGAATACTTTTTATGCTCAAAGAGATATTGCTAAAAAGAAATTAATAGAAGCTGAAAAACAATTTCAAACAACCAAAGATCCTAAGCTTAAAAAAGTTATATCAAAATATAATAACGAACAAATGGCTTATAAGATCGCTCTGAATAGTGCTTATGGTGCGATAGGTAATGAACATTTTAGATATTTCGACATACGTATGGCTGAAGCAATCACACTTGGTGGACAACTTGCCATAAAATGGATTCATAATAAGATGAATGATTATGTGAACAAAATTTTAAAAACAGAAAATAAAGATTATATTATTGCAGTTGATACAGATTCAATTTATGTAAATTTTGAAAAAATAGTAGAGAAAGCATTCTTAGATGTACCTGATAGAGCAAAGATTGTAGCATTTATAGATAAAATTTGTCAAGATAAAATAATACCATATATCAATACTTGTTATGATGAATTAGCAAAACGTCATAATGCTAAGAATAAAATGATAATGAAACGAGAGAGTATTTCTGATAGAGCAATATGGACTGCTAAGAAAAGATATATTCTTTCAGTATTAGATCAAGAGGGTATTTCTTATAGTACACCAAAATTTAAAATAATGGGTTTAGAAATTGTTAAATCAAGTACACCTATGATTGTAAGGAAAAAGCTTAAAGATGCTCTTCCTATTATATTATATGGCAATCAATATGAATTATTTAATTTTATTAACAACTATAAAAAAGAATTTTATAGTTTAAGACCAGAACAGATTGCATTCCCTAGATCATGTCAAGGTATAAACGAATATGCTGATTCTGTAAAGATTTATAAACTATCAACACCAATGCATACTCGTGGTGCGTTAATGCATAATCATTTTGTAAATAAAATGAAACTAGCGAAGAAAATTGCTCTTATAAGAGAAAGTGATAAAATTAAATTCATACATCTTAAAACACCAAATCCTTTACAATCTACAAATGTAATTGCTTTTTTAGACACACTACCAAGTGAATTTAAAGTAGATCAATATATTGATTATGATACAATGTTTCAAAAAGTATTTTTAGATGCTTTAAAGTTGATTATTACACCATTGGGGTGGAAAACTGAAGAAACAAGTAGTTTAGAAAATTTCTTTTAAATAAGCCATTGATTTTATTAACTTTTTTCTTTACAGAAAGCTTTACTTTTAATAAGAAATATGGTATAATATAGGGTGTATGAGTAATAAAAGTATATTAAAAACTGAAGATATATTAACTGCTATTGATGTGTGTTCAAATATATTAATAGACACATTAAAAGACGTTGAATATCTTGAAACTAAAAAAGCAGAGGGTGATCTTGCTGATAGTGAATATCAAGAATTACACTATGCTCGTGGATATTCTGATGCTATTCGTACAACAATAAAATACTTAGAAACAATAAAATAAACTATGAAATATATTGACACAGATCTACCAGTAAAAAAAACTATCTTTAAACCAAATTACATAACTCGAAAAACAAATTTCAATAATGGAAACGAAGTATATATTCTTAATGTAGTTAATTCTGTTGAAGCTATTAACAAATTATATGGTGAATTTACTTTAGTGACTGGTAGATATTCTGTATATGATACTGTATCTAAGACACATATAGCTGAATTAAAAACTAGAACCTTTGGTTTATACGATGAACATAATGAAAAGAAATTACATCCATTTATATTAAAAGGGTTGATGATTGGAAAGAAAAAATATGACAATCTAATGAGGATTTCAAAACAATTTAATAAACCAACTTTGTATATTAATCATTTACAAGGTGATCATTTAATTATTTTTAATTTAAATGAAATTGATCCTACAAAATTAAAATTAATTAATATGAGAGTAAAAGATAAAACATCTCAACAAATTATAATGAAACCGAGTTATCTACTCAACTATACACTTGGATCGTTTTATATTAATCAATTAGAAACACAATATGTTTAAACTTATATTTAAAGTTTTATTAGTATTTTGTGTTATATTCACAATACATAGTTTGGCTCGTAAGAATCCAACCTATGATGCTGTAGTTTTAAATTTAATACCAAACAGCTGTGATCGTGAATGTAAGAAAAAACTATTTGAAGCTGAGATGGAAGATTCAATGCAACAAATGGCAAAAAGTATAATGAGTGAGTTGTTATATCAAACAAAACAAATAACTAAGGATAGACAATAATGGACACTAAATCTTTTAATTACAAAAAACAATCGCACGTTGAACAAGTGAATGATGAATCTTTTGAAAATAAAGAAAAGATGAATACTAATAGAAATCAAGATTTAATTGGTGCAGTTATATTTGCAATTATATTAATATTACTTTTAACTTTTATGCCAAAATCTGCTATATCAACTGAAAAGAAAATTAAAGATGAAATTACAGAATGGTATGAGAACACAACAATTTCGATAGCAAACGAAATAGTTTCTTTAGGAAATTCAGTAATTTCTGTTCCTAATAAAATAGAAACTGGATTATCTAATTTTTGGCAAGAAACAAAAACATATCAAATTGAAAGCTGGTCTAAAACAAGAGAAGAAAATCCAGTAGTGTTTTCAACAATTGATAAATTAAAAGAATATTTTGTACCAAATGGAACTGAAACGAAATGATATTATCTTATATATTTTTAATCATATTTTTTGCTGTAATAATTGGATTATGGTATCTATTAATTTCAGATATAATTAAATAATGCATATGTTATATAATAAAATATTTATACATAAACTTGTTGAAGATCTAGATGATGTAAGAGAGTATGTTGAAAACAACATGCCAGTTGCAGCAATTTCTAGAATCAATTTAATTAAAAAAGATATATTAAAAGCATCAAGTGCTATTGATCAAGAAACTAAAATTAGAGGTAAGGTGACTGTAATTAGAAGAAAAGGGAATCATTGCTAATGAAAAGATTTATTTTTTTAACTATATTCTACCTTATGCTTAGTTTTTTCCTTGCGAAAGCAGTGAGCGCACAAGCGATAGTAAGATCTTTCAATTCAGATGCATTTGTCACAGCTTATATTAATGGCAATGCGTATGGGTATGATGCAGATAGAATTAATCGACAATCTGGTCCGAGAAATTCCTGCATTTATGAAAGTCAAGAAAGAACCAAAGATGGTGTAGTTATTGGCAGAGATGAAGTGAAGCGATGCCACGAAGAAGTAAAAACTGGTGAAAGTGATTCTTCTTTAATAAAAGATTTGATTACATCACCTCTTGGTGAAACGATGATAGTACTAATGTCTTCTCTTTTATTACAAAGAGTTGCTGGTGGTACATCTGCTAGATAGAAAGGAGGAAACGATATGAAAAAAATATTATTAATAGGTTCGTTAATGTTCTTAGGAGCATGTGCTGGTAATTTGTCTAAATTAGATGGCAAAGCATCAGTTGACGGAAACGAAGATTTAATTAAAGTTGCAGCATTAGTATGTAATGAATTTAAATCTACTGACGCAGTATTATATGGCTGTGGTTCTGGTGTGTCTTCAGACATGGAGTTATCAAAATCAAAAGCAATATTAAATGCTAAAATTTCTGTTGCCGATGTATTATCAAACAGCTTAACAAAACAAGAAACATTGTCAACGACTGAAAGTACAAAAGACGGAGTAAATCGTCAGTATCAGTCAACAGAGAAAAACCAAACATTTGAACAATCCTTATCAAAGTATAAAGTTGTTTATGATAAACAATTTTTAGATCAAGGAAGATTCAGATCTTTTATAGTGATTGAATATAAAATAAAATCTCTATAATCCCATCTTTACTTGCAATTAAAAATGGGGTATAATATACCTATACCCCATAAAAATATTATGAAAACCTTAAAAGAATTAAAAATAGAATTAAAAGAACTTCAAAACGAACACGAGTTTGAATCAACTAACTATCTAAAAAACAATTATAATCTCAAAAAAATAGAAGAAGATATTGTTGAATTACAAGATACAATCAATAAAAGGGAGAAATATACAAATGCCTGATTTTTTAAAAGACGCAATAAAAGATATTAATAACGAATATGCTGGTACAGCTGATGGTGATTTAGTCGGAGATTCTACATCATTTGTAGATACTGGATCTTATATATTCAATGCTTTATTATCTGGTAATATCTATGATGGCTTACCAGCAAACAAAATTACTGCATTAGCAGGAGAACCATCAAGTGGAAAAACATTTTTCACATTAGGAATTTGTAAAACATTTCAAGAATTAGGGAAACAAGCAGGCATTATATACTTTGAAACAGAGGGTGCTATCACTAAGGATATGTTAGCTGAAAGAGGAATAGATCCTAAAAGATTTGTATTAATACCTGTATCAACAGTACAAGAATTTAGAAATCAAGCTACAAAAATTTGTGATAATATTGATAGAGTTCCACTTGAAGCAAGACATCCTATTTTAATTGTATTAGATTCTCTTGGTAATCTTTCAACTGAAAAAGAAGTAAAAGATATTATTGAAGGAAACGACACACGTGATATGACGAGAGCACAATTAATTCGTGGTGCTTTCAGAGTACTTGCTTTAAGATTATCTAAAATACAAGTTCCTATGATTGTCACAAACCACACATATGATGTAATTGGGGCTTATGTACCAACAAAAGAAATGGGTGGTGGTTCTGGATTAAAATATGCTGCATCAACAATCGTGTATCTATCTAAAACAAAAGACAGAGACAGTGAAAAAAATGTAGTTGGTAATATTGTAAAAGCCACTTTACAAAAATCTAGATTTACAAGAGAGTTTTTGAAAGCTGAAATAAAACTTTCGTATGAAAAAGGTCTTGACAGATACTATGGATTAATTGACGTTGCAGTTGATGCTGGTATATGGAAAGATGAGGGTGGAAGAATTGATGTTGGTGGAACCAAAGTTTTTGGTAAAGCTATTAAAGAAAACCCTGAGAAATATTTTACAAAAGAAGTATTAGATAAAATAAATGAATATACTCAAAAAGCATTCAGATATGGATCTACTATTGAACTATCAGATAAAGTGAGTGAAATACAACCAGAAGAGAAAAAAGATGGTGGACGAAAAACAAAATCAAAATCCGAATAAATCGGAAATTCCAGCTACAAGGGAAAATTTATTTCCTTTCATTAATCCTGACTCATATCAGTCTAAAGAAGCATATGAAGCAGCAAGGGATGAGTATCTTAAATCACAACCAGTAATTGTACCACCATATGAAACTTTAGAAACTAAAGGTAAATATGGAGCAAATGAACTTAGATTTAAAAATGGAATACTTGAAAATGTAGTTGTATCCTTTGGTAAAGTATCATTTGAAAATCAAACAGATGGTAATATTAAATTATTCTACGAGTATGATGCTGATGTAGAAAAATCATTACATCCATTTAATGTAGAGATACCAGAAAGTAAGCAATTACTTGAAAGACATTTAGGAGACTTTCTTATGGCTTGTATAGAAGAACAAGTTAGAAATAAAACTATTTTGTTTAGAGGTGGCAGCGAAGAAATGGAAGCATATACAAAAAAAACTAAAACTGATGAGAATAGAAACAACAATACTTAAAAATTTACTTCATGATGAGGATTATGCTCGTAAAGTTGTACCACATTTACGTGAAGAATATTTCCAAGATAAAATTGAAAGAGCAATTGCTAGTCAAATACTAAAGTTTTTTATTAAATTTAATAAACCAGCTACAGTTGAAGTTATTGATATTGAACTTGGTAATGATAAAGCTTTATTTGAAACTGATTATCAACAAGCACAAGCTTATACGAAAGACTTAAAGAATAAAGAAGATATAAATTCTAAGTGGTTAGTTGACGCAACTGAAAAATTTTGTAAAGATAAAGCTGTCTATAATTCTATTATGGATAGTATTAAAATTATAGATGGTCGTGATAAAGTAAGAAAACAAGACAGTATTCCTTCTTTACTATCTGATGCACTTTCAGTTTCTTTTGATAAATCAGTTGGTCATGATTATCTTGAAAATGCGGACGATCGTTTTGATTTCTATAAACGTACAGAAGAAAAAATACCATTTGATATAGATTTGTTTAATACTATTACACGTGGTGGTGTAAGTAATAAAACTTTGAATGTTGCCTTAGCAGGAACAGGAGTTGGTAAATCTTTATTCTTATGTCATTTTGCATCAGCAAATTTAATGAATAATCTTAATGTACTCTATATAACTTTAGAGATGTCTGAAGAAAAGATTGCTGAACGTATTGATGCGAATTTATTAAATGTCACTATGGATGAGTTAAAAATCCTAGAGAAAATAGATTTTACTTTACGTGTTGATAGAGTGAAAGAAAAAACTAAAGGAAAACTTGTTATAAAAGAGTTTCCTACAGCAACAGCACATGTTGGTCATTTTAGATCATTACTTGATGAACTAAAAATGAAAAAAGATTTTAAACCAGATGTTATTTACGTGGATTATTTAAATCTATGTGTTTCTGCTAGATTAAAATATGGTGGAAATAATAATTCTTACACTGTTATTAAGAGCATAGCAGAGGAATTAAGAGGACTAGCAGTACAATATGATTTACCTATAATGACTGCTACTCAAACAACAAGACAAGGATTTACTTCTTCTGATTTAGGATTAGAAGATACTTCTGAATCATTCGGTCTTCCAGCAACAGCTGACTTTATGTTTGCGATTATTGCTACTGAAGATATGATTAAAGAAGGAATAGCAAGTGTAAAACAATTAAAGAATCGTTATAACGATCCTAATTATTATAAAAGATTTGTCGTTGGTGTTGAAAGAAACAAGATGAAAGTCTATAATCTTGAAACAGAACATATGAAAAGACATATGGCACTAGCCGACGCAGGAGATTCTACACCTGTATTTGATAAAGGAAATATAGGTGAAAGAATAAAGGCAGAAACAACATCATCGTTTAAATTCGATGAATAACATAAAGGAAAAAAGATGACAACAAAAGTGATAACCGCAGCAACTAAAGTTGATTGTGAGCATTTGCTTGCGACTTTTGTAGATCATTCACACTATGACACTTTGGTGGAATATGATTGTGATTTCTATGCTCCATCTGTAGATGGGATAAACAGCGAGAAAAACATTCTGTTTAAGTTTAGAAAAAATTGGTTTACGAAAGAGCAACAAGACTTAGCATATAAAGGTCTTCGAGAAGCAGCAGTCGAAACACAAAATCGTGGCATAGCAGCAGGACCAAAAGGTTCAAAACTTGGTGGTCGTGACTGGGTGACGGAATATCAAGAAGAAATGCTTGAAGCATTATCTAAGTATGAAACTACACTTGATGGTTCTAATCCTATAACAACAATCACAGAAAAATATAAAAACAAAGATAAAACAGCAGCAGGAAACAGAGGATCTGTTTGGCTTAAGAATAAAGTCACTGATGAAGGATTTATCTTTGAAGAGTGGTTAAATGAAATAAAATCATTATCTCGTGATGAAATAGTGAAAGAAGCAATACGAGTAAAGTCTAAATTGACTTCAACAACTTCATATGCGCAAGCAGTGTGGTCTGGTATTGCTGGATATTTTGATAGATATCCTCGTATTCCTTATGGAAGAGCAACATCATTTACTGAAAAGAATCCTGAGAAATTTGCTATGGGGTTCCCATTCTTACAAAAACTTTCAGATGGTTTTAAACAATTACTGCCTGAACGTTTTGCGAAACAAAAAGAAGCATGTGACAAAATGGATCCAAAGTTTATTATTCCAGGAACTGTATTTACTACAGCGACTGTAAATAAAACTTTTAGAACAGCAGCACATAGAGATGCTGGTGATTTAAATGAAGGATTTAGTAATCTTACAGTAGTATCAAACAATGGTAAGTACAAAGGAGGTTATCTAGTACTACCAGAATACAAAGTTGCTGTAAATATACGTCCAGGAGATTTATTATTAATTAACAATCACGAGGGTATTCATGGAAATACTGAAATGACTGTTGAAGATCCTGAAGCAGAACGTATTTCTTTCGTTTGTTATTTCAGAGAAAAGATGCTAGAACTTGGCTCTTGGAATTATGAATTAACAAGAAAAAATTACGTTGAAGATAGACGTAGAAATAAAGACCATCCATTACAAAGAGAACTTTGGAATGGAGTTTCAGAAAATATGTGGAAAGATCAAGAATGGTATGATTATCTAACATCTAAATTAGGTAAAGAATCATTATACAAATACCATCCTGAAGCAAATAAATCTTCACTTGAAGCATTTTTTTAAACATGTCTCTCCATGAATTTTTAGGAGAGGAACGAGCACTAGATTGGTATTATACTGCTAATTCTTTAAACAAGGGATTAAAACTTGGTTATCGGAGAGTATCTGGTAAGATAGGATTAACAAATAAAGAATCTGGTGTTCGTGGCGCATGGGTAGAAAAAAGAATTGCACTCTTTAAGAACTTATTCGCATCTGGTTATTCAATAATTCCTTTTTCAACACCAACAGAAGCAACAGCAGCAGATGGATTTACATCTGTTGATACATACACAAATTGTGATATACTTATATTAGAATTTGGTGGAACAAATTTACAATTCTATAAAAAAGATTGGGACAAAACAGTTGAACTGATTAAGTCACATTCTGGTAAAATAATATTCATTAACGACGATCCTGATCTACCATTTCTTTGGGAGTTATTACCAAATGAAAAATGGGATAGATGGGTAGTCGCAGCAAACGCAACCAACTCTGCAGAAGTTTCAACAATTCTTAAATGCCCAATAGGTGTAAGAGTTGTAGATTTACCAATGGCGAATGGAATGTCATTTGAATCTTTTTCAAATGGTGATATAGATAAAACTGTTTATATCGGAAGACCAAATGGAAGAACAAAATACTTCAAAGAATTTTTAAAGTCATCAAGTCTTGAAATATCAGGAAAACCAAAAGAGTGGACTGATTTTAATATAAACGTTATTGAAAATCCACAACAAAAAGATCGAAGAAAATTTTATAGAAATTATAAAGGATGTTTAACTGTTTATGATAGTAAGCATAAAACATCTGGATGGAGAACTGGTCGTGCTTTTCATGCACTTTATGCTGGTATTCCAGTTTGTGCACCATCTGGAAATAATGGTTTAAATTGGACATATCCTGTAGAAACTGCAGAGGACTTAACTAAATTTACATCGTTATCAGATGAAAAACGTAAATTGATTTGGGAAAAACAAAAATCAATTATTCAAAATGAAACAAATATAGATTTAATTTTATTATGATAGTATCTTACGATATGGATGGTGTTCTTGCACTAAACCCACCACCAAATATAAAAAAATGGGGACATATGAATGGGGCTGAAAGAAGAGCAAGAAAAGAATTTCTATATGATTGGTATAGTTCTGCTGAACTATTATATAAACCAACTGAAGATAAATTTCATGTAATTTCAGCAAGAAAGAAAGACCAACGCACATGGGAAATAACGATGAATTGGTTAAATAAATATTTTCCTGGAAGAGTAATTTCATTATCTTTATTAAATGTACCAAGAACTGTGAACAATGTAGTAAAGTTTAAGAATGATGCGATTAACTCAATTGGTGCAATCGAGCATACTGAAGATAATAAAAAAGTATTAAGAGGTATTTCAAAAATTAATAAGACTATTAAATTATACTTTTGGGAAAAGGATATGACAAACAAGGAAATATTCAATGGCTAAAAACTATTTTCATTTAAAACTTCCTTTTAAAGACCCTTTAAGTGAAAAAGGTATGACGTGGTTTCACAATCTACCACCTTGTTTTATACAAGTACCAAATCAATATTTTAATCCAGAAGCTGTTGAGTTTTTTAAAAAACATAAATTACTCTATTGGGATGCTGAGGTTTTTTCATTTCCTGCAAATTACAAAATGGAAATACATGTTGATGCTGTTGAGTTTTCAGAAAAATGTAAATTAAATTGGGCTTATAGTAAAGGAGACCATCATAATCTTTGGTTTAAACCAAAACCATCTTGGATACCAAGAGCAACTGACGGAGAACAAAACGATGGACGTTATGATGACTACAGCTACACTTTTGAAGAAAATGAAGTTGAAGAAGTTGAAAGAACTACTGTAAGAACACCAACTTGTATAGTAAGTGGTCAGCCACATAGTGTGCGAACATATAGTGAGCCAAGAAAAGCAATTTCTGTCACTCTATATCCATATGGAACTAATCCACCAGCTTTACCAAAAGACTGGGGAATGCCAATATCAAACATGAAAGAGGTTTTAAATGATTACATCGTTGATTAGAACAATCCTTTGGGGATTTGTTAATATTTTATTCTGGATAGTTATAGCAACACTATTCTCTCTTATGATATTTACAATATTCATAGGATATGCACTTGAAAGAATGGGGCATTTTATAGATTGGGTATTTAAACATGAAAAGAAATCCAGTAGCTAAATCTTTAAGAACACCCAAATTTAAACAAAAGATTGTAAAGAATAAAAAACAGTATAGCAGAAAAAATAAAACAATAGAAGAAATTAATCATCACTTTGAAATATATGAATAAACAATACGATTCTAATTTTTTTTTTCATTTAAAAGAACAATTTGATCCACTACAAAATATGGAAATAATTAAAAAATTTCCTACAGGAAAACATATTTTAGATAAAAATTATGCATCACCTAATCTTAAATCTTTTGAAACTGATATATTCGAAATAGCTCAAATAGAGTTATTCGTCACTCCAGCTGGAGGAAAACTAGGTACTCATATTGATTCAGGATCACCAAGTGGTTCAGTTAAAATGAATTTTAGTTATGGTGATTCTAATGCTTATATGGAATGGTTTAAATTTAAAAACGGAATGGCTATACCTGTAAATGAATGGATTGATGCTAGAGATTCTGAGATGGATCAAGAGACAGATCAAGATAAAATCACATTAAGATATCGCGATAATGATTGTGAACTTATTTGTTCAGAACTTATAAGAAGACCATCAATTGTAAATGTTTCAATTCCCCATGGATTAAATTGTGAAAACAGTGATATAAAATGTATGACTGTTGCTGTTCTATTTGAACAATATTTAAATAATGAATGGAATAAAATTACAATGCCAAAGGCATTAGAATTATGGGGTGATAGATGAAATATAGAATAACTCCACGAAGAACTTTAGTAAAAACATTGATCTATAGAATATGGGTAATACTTTCTTCTTATATAGTAATTGTTTTGACAGGACAGACTTGGACTCAAGCATTACTGCCCACAATAATATTGAATGTACTTTGGTCAATTTCTTATTACAATTATGATAGGTTATGGCAGAAGATTGAATGGGGTATTGAACCAATGAGAAAGAAAAGAAAATAATATGAATAAACAATATAATGAATATGATTCGTTCGATTCTAATTGGTCAGCTGAAATAGAATCAATAAATCCATCAGGGCAAAGTCAAGGAAACGAAGAAGTTGACAATTACAAAACATCATCACTTTGGGAAGTTATTAAGGATATGTTTGAATGAAAGATCGTTTAAACAAAGCTTGGGAGTTTGAAATAATACTTAACGAGAGCAAAAATAAAATAAAATCTTGGTTTTATTCTGACACTGAAGAAGATGCGAAAAATAGAATTGAAAATTATATGAATGCTAAAATTATTTCTTTAAAAGAAATACCAAAGCCAGAACTATATTATGCTGATAATAAAAAAAATAAAGTTATTAAAGAAAACAAAGTTTGATTCTTTCGCAAGATGGACTGCAGCAATTGCAGGCATTTTTGCAGCACTTTGCACTGGAAGTGCAGTGTTATCTTTTCAAGTTTGGGGATGGGTACTCGCTTTTATATCTTCTAGTTGTTGGTTCTATGCAGCAAGTGTAGATTCAGATAAACCACGTATTTTAATGAACTGTTTCTATGTAATTTGGTCTTTAATTGCTATAATTAATTGGATTCGTTTTTAACCTAAATAATGGTATGGCATATATTACTTTTAGAGGGGGAACAAAAGAACAGAAAAAACTAGCTAAATCATTAGCTGAGTTTTGTCTTAAAAAACTCATTTCATCTCGTCTAAGTAATACATTAGATATTCGTATAGTATTTAAACCAACACTCTACACAAAAACAGAGTCGTATGGTGAAACTACCTATTATGAAGATTCAAATATACCACCAAAAGACTTCCTTGTAGAAATAGATTCAAAATTAAAAATGAGAAGTATGCTTGAAACAATTGCTCACGAGTTGGTTCATGTAAAACAATGGGCTACTGGTGAGATGAGAGAAACTAAAGATAATTTTATTACTAAATTTAAAAAAGACACCATTAATTCAAACAAAGTAAATTATTGGGATCAACCATGGGAAATAGAAGCGATGGGTAGAGAAGAAGGATTGTTTATTCAATGGGTTGAAGAAATGAATTTGTCTGAACAAACTTGGACTAAACGAAAGTATTTCTAATGGCTGCAAATCCATCTGAATTTATTGCAAACCTTTTTAACGTTAAATCGATAATTGAAATAATTAAAGAGTCTCCAGCAAAAGTAATTTTTAATAAAAATGATATAGTAATTTATACAGCAGATAAATCTACAAGAAGCAATGCTTTTGATAACTTTAGAAAAGCTGCAGATAAAATTAAATCAAATTCTAAATCTAAATTTAAAAATTATCATATAAAACCCTCTTCTAAATCTTCACTTGGCGTATTTCAATTCTTTTTAGATTCAGCCAAATTACAGAAAGCATCAGGTGATATTTACTTTAAACCTATTATAACAAAAGGTTCAGGTGGTAAAGTTTTTGAAAATGAATTAGAAAAAGATTTAAATGCTTACTTTAAAGGAGAGCCAGTAAAAAATTTAAAACATGCAGATACAATTCAATCTTTATTCTCAAATAAAACATTTCTTAGTATATATAAAATAACACCAAAAAATTTAAATGCATTTGAAGCGAAAGCAGTAGGAAATAGAAATTCAAAAAGACCAGCAAGTTTTTCAAATGGTCAAATATCTCTTGGGAATAACACAGGAGAAGCTGTAAGTGATATTGATATTATTGGTCCGAATAAATCTATATATTGTTCTCTTAAATTTTCATCATCTTATTACATCTATAATGGAAGTATGAAAGAAATATTTGAAGTCACTCCTAGAGTGAGAGATGAAGCATATAAGTTCTTTGGTTTAGATGGAATCGGAATGGCTGGATTTGGCGAGATATTTCGTTCAAATGTAGTTTCTCCCAAAAGTCTACAAGTAGTTAGGAAAAATTTAGCAAAAACTATTCAATTATCTCTTGGGCAAGAAGTGACACTAATTAATAAATTCGGTCCAGGAAAAAATGATATTGATGTAATTTTTAAAGGATATACGTCTGATGTTTTAATTTCAGCAGATCCAGTTTACAAATATCCTGAATCTGGAAAACGTAAATATGCAGCAATAGAATTTCCAGCAACTATCAATAACGACAAATATGCTGTTGGAATGCAATTTAGAGGAACAACAGAGGGTGCACTTACACCAAGATATTTAAGAATATTATTAAAAAAAATATGAAACAATTTAATGAATACCTTGTAGAATCAGTTAATGCTCATATGGAGCATTTAGAAGACTTAGTCTTTAATGAAGGATTATCAGGCACTAAAAAAGCTATTAATTTCCTTTATGATTTAAGAAAAATGCTTCAAGGTAAGTCTACAAGTAAATTAAAGACCACAGTTAAATGGGATGGTGCTCCTGCTATTTTCGTAGGAATAGATCCTAAAGATAAAAAGTTTTTCGTTTCAACTAAGTCTATTTTTAATGCAACACCAAAAGTATATAAATCTGTGAAAGAAATACAACAAGGTGAAGAGAATAAAGATTTAAGTAATAAACTTATTACAGCATTTGAAGAATTTTCTAAAGTAGTTAAGTCAGGCATTTATCAAGGTGATATAATGTTCACAAAAGATACTTTAAAGAAAACTTCAATTGAAGGTGAAAGTTATATTACATTTCATCCAAATACAATTGTATATGCGATACCTGCAAATACAGCATTAGCAAATACTATATCAAAGGCAAATATAGGTGTAGTATTTCATACAACTTATAAAGGATCTTTAGGTAAGCTTACAGCTGAGTTTGGACAATCAATTGTAGATAGATTTAAAAAGTCATCAACTATATGGGTGGATGATGCAACTTATAAAGATGTATCAGGATCTGCTACATTTACTAAAGCTGAATTATCAAATTTAGATGCATTGCTTGAGAGAGTAGAGAAACTTTTTTCTAAAATCAATAATAAAGTTATAACAGATATTCAAGCTGATAAAGAATTACTTGAACTAATTAAAATATATAATAATTCTAAAATTAAAGAGGGTGAAAAAATAACAAACGTAAAAGCACATGTTGCTGGTTTATTTCATTTTATACACGATCGTTATCAAGCAGAAATAGATAGTAAGAAAACAGATAAAGCAAAAGATAGATACAAGGCTGAAAGAGAAAAAGTTTTAAAGTACTTTTCAGCTCATAAACAAGAAGACATTATAGGAGTATTTGATCTTACAAATGCTATTGCCGATGCTAAAAAGATTATTATAGCTAAGATGAATGAAGCATCAGAAATAGGTACTTTTTTAAGAACAGATAAAGGGTTTGTTCCAACAGGAGTAGAGGGTTTTGTAGCTATTGATAAAGTAGGAAATGCTATAAAAATCGTTGATAGACTTGAGTTTTCACGTGCTAATTTTTCACCAGATATATTAAAAGGTTGGCAAAGATAAACACTAAAACTACTAAATATAGCATATAATACGGATGGATAACTTGAAACATGAAGACAATAAAACAACTATTATCGGAATTACCGAACAAATCTCTTATATTTGCATTCGGTCGCTTTAACCCACCAACAGTTGGGCACGAACTTTTGATCTCAAAAGTTGAAGCACTTTCAAAGAAAACATCAATCCCATATCGTATTTACACAACAGCTACTCAAGACAAAAAGAGTAATCCATTATCTCAAAAAGATAAAATTAAGTATATGGAAAAGTCTTTTCGTAATGCTCATATCTATGCTGCGAAAGGAAACATTATACAATTATTACAAAGTTTTGAGAAAGAAGGAATTAAAGAAATTCATTTAGTTGTTGGTAGTGATAGAACAAAAGAATTTGAATCTCTTTTAAACAAGTATAATGAAAGAGAGTATAACTTTAGTAAAATAGAAATTCATTCAGCAGGAGAAAGAGACCCTGATAGTGATGATGCTGATGGTATGTCAGCAAGTAAGATGAGAAGTGCAGCATCTAAAGGAGATTATAAATCTTTTGAAAAAGGTGTCACTAAAAAACTTACAGACATTGATACTAAAAAAATGTATAATGATGTTCGTAAGGGACTGGGTTTAAAAACAGAATCTTTTGAAATTAATATTTCAAATAATCAAAACGAATTAAGAGAAAAATATTTTAAAGGTGAAATATTTAAAGTAGGAACAACAGTTAAAGACGATAAAGGAGTGTACGAAATTATGGACAGAGGAACAAACTATATAACAGTTATAAACGAAAATGGAGAGTTAAGCAAGAAATGGCTTGATTCAGTAAAGGAAGTTATTACAGATATGAATTATAAAAACGAAGCTAAAGACGAACATCAAATTTCTTATAAAGGATTTACAACTTCTAATTTTGAAATTGTTCCTGAACTAAAACCAATTATTGAATCAGTAATTTCATCTGAAACAGATTCAGTAGCAATTATTAATGCACTCAAATCAATTGATGAATCACTAAAATTTTATAAACAAAATAAAGATATATTTCAAGTTCCTTTAATGAAAGGGATAGATGCTTTAAATAATATAGATCATGCAGTGTCAGGTATAGTTGCTGATTTAGTTTTAAAACTTCCAAAAGGTACATTTAAAGAAACATCAATCACTGAAGCATCTGATAATCCATTTAACTTCACATCAGCTGATAAAATTAAAATAGCAAGAATTATAGCTGGTGCTTTAGGAATAGATAATCCTGAGAAAATGTCTAGCCCTGAACAATTAATTAATCTAGGATTAAGAAAATTAAGAACAAAAAGAATTACACCTGAATTATCTGATGTAGTAAATCAAATGTTAAAAACAGCAGATATGTTAGATGTTAAGTATGATAAAAAATTATTACCACAAGCAATGCAAGAAGCAACTGGTGATAAACAAGAAAGAATTACAACATTAAAAGACAGAGTGTCAGCTCTTTTAGCAAAATTAGGTAAAATTAATCCTGCTGATGAGGATGCTAAAACTCAAATGGCAATTATTAAATCTGATATAGCAACAGCTAGATTAAGATTACAAGGATTACAAAGTAAAGAAGCTGTAGATGTACTGGGACCATTGGGTTCTATAGATATACAAAATGATCCAATTACACCAGCGATTATGCCATCTTTTATGAAGTTTGGCGAAGAAGTAGAAAATTTAAAAGAAATGAATAAGTACACTGTCAAAACAGTTGTAAAAGATCCAGCAACAATGGCAGGTGGTGAGAAAAGTGAGAATAAAGAATTATCAAGAGTTGTTTTCGCTAAGACACCAGATGATGCAAAAGAAAAAGTTAAAAAAGTATTAAAGACTACTGGATATTCAGTTTTATCTCAACAAATAATTAAAACTGAAACAGTAAAAGAAGAAGAGTTAAAAGAAGCAGGTGCAGGTCTTTGGGCAAACATACAAGCGAGACGTGAAAAAGGATTAAGACCAAAACGTCCAGGAGAAGAAGGATATCCTAAAACTTTAGACATTGAATCAAAAGAAAATGAAAAAGATGAAGAAGAAAAAGAATTAAAAGAAAAAGATAAAAATGATCCATGTTGGGTAGGTTATAAACAAGTTGGAATGAAAAAGAAAGATGGAAAAGAAGTTCCAAATTGTGTACCTGAGTCAACTAAATTAGAATCTGTTTTAACTTTAATACGAAGAATTAAAGAACAAAAAAAGACTATGTTAGTTGCACGACCAAATAATTTAATGAAAGCAGGACAAGAGAGAGTAGTAAGAATTCCTGTAAGTAAGTGGCAAGACTATCGTAAAAAAGGATTTATACAAGCAGAGGAAAAAGATAATGAAAACTCTTAAAGACTTTTTAACAGAACAAAAGCAAGAACTACCAAAACCATTTATTGAACAAATAAAAAAGTACACGTATCATAACGATCACTTTAAAGCAAGAGCATATATTGCTACATTAATGGGAAATAAAAGACTTGCTAAATTATATGATTCACTAGAAAAACTACATGATGAATATTATAGTTATTTTGGAAATGATGTAATTGATCTTCGATCAAAAATTGAAGTAAATTTAAAAAATGATATAAAAAATTATTATTCCAATTGGGAAGAAGTAATTAAAGCATTATAAAAAAGGAAACAAAAATGAAACACAATTTAGCTGTGTTTACATTATGTTTTGTTATCGGCTTATTTGCCTTGAATCGAGTGTCTTTGGCACAAACACAAACAAATACGAGTGGAAGTAATACTGCTATTACAGGTGGTTATTCTTCAACATCTAATTCAACTTTTCAATCAGGTTCATCAAGCAACACTACATCGACAACGTCGAATACAACAAATGCATATAGTGGTGATACAAGAGTGACTGCTCCAGCAAATGCTCCGAGTATGTCAGCTTATTCACAAGACTTATGTTTAGTGGGTTATTCTGCTGGTGTATCTACATTTGGTTTAGGTGTCACTGGTGGATCTTATTCATCAGATTTAAATTGCGAAAGAATTAAACTTTCTAAAGTATTAAATGATTTAGGAATGAAAGTGGCAGCAGTTTCTATACTATGTCAAGATCCTAGAGTATTTTTTGCGATGGAACAATCTGGAACTCCTTGTCCATTTGAAGGAAAGATTGGTGCTGAAGCGAATGCAGCATGGTTAAAATATGACAAGTTAAGACCAGACTATAATCAGTATGTTGATAAGCTTGTTGTAATTGAAAATGCACGTAAAGAAGAAGAACTTAAGAAGTTAAATGGAGGAACTACTGAAAAAAAGTAGTTTCCAACATTGCTGATAATAATGCAAGTACGAGCGATAACGATGATAATTCAACAAAAGGAGAATTCTCATGGCGATACTTATTGTTATTATTATTATTTGTTGGGGTGCTTATTTAACATTTTTTAAGAAGAAGTAAGCTATGCCTAGAAAAAGAAAAAGGCAAAGACTTTCAGCTTTAGAAAAATTAAAAAAGAAAGCACCTAAGATACCAGACTTTACTTGTCCTGATATAGACCATTTAATTAATTATGTGGAAGATCTTGATATACTTAAACGTGGACAATTAACTTATTTTAAACGACGTATGGAAGCTTTAAGAAGTGCCAACGATGGTTTAAGAGATAGTGGTATATATTGGTATGATAGAATGAAAGAACATTTAAACGAAGATGAAAAATAAATTATTAAAAACTGATTACAAAAAACTAAGGATATCTTTATTCTTAGTATCGTTATTGTCATGTCTTTTTATTAATACAGCATACTCACAAACATCTACAACTACTGTGACAGTAAATGGTAATACAACCACAACTACAGTGACAACTAATACACCAGTTAGTTCCACTGTAGTTCCAAATACTCCAAATTTTGGTGACATAACAACTAATTCTACAGTGTCACAACAAACTCAAACAACAGTTGCAGAAGCAAATAAAAATTCTGGAAACTTATTTTCAGGAACTAATTTCTGTAATGGTGGATGGACTGGTACACAAATTACAAATAGTCCATCAGGACAGACTAGCGATTTAGGTTGTAATTATTTAACAGGTAAGGGTCAGTCAACTTATGCTGAAAATAGTTTAATACTTACAGATAAAGGAATATCTAAAATAGAACAAAATTTAGGATTTACTCAATCAGCATCAGCATATACTCATCATTTCTGGAATTGGGAAACTAATGTCAATATGTCCCATTCAGTAATTAATAATGATACTGGTGGAACAATTACACAAAATAGAGTAATATCAGGAAATAGAAGTATTAATAATGGTAATCCAGGAATAAAAAGTTTAGATAATATTAGTATTGGAGCAAATAGTGCGTCAGGATATACATCTAAGATAAGATTTGATTTATGGACACCGCAATATAACGGAACTTGGGTGGGTGTTGATATTTCTCAACCTAATTTAAACATTACATATACAGGTTTAACAATCACAGTATCAGTTCCTGTGATAACAAGCATAACTACAGTCGAAACTTGTCAATCATTAGGCACTTGTTATGTACCAGCAGTTATTGAATTGCCTACATTTTTAGCTCCAACAACAGGTGGTACAACAACAGAATTAATTACTGAAGAAAAAATTAAAGAAATATTTAAAGAAGAATTTATTAAAGTAGGTCTAACTGCAACAGATATTGGTATGACTAATTTAGATTATAAAGAAATGGCTACTCAAATAAACACAACAGCTATGGCTGATATGAAAGAAGCAAACCCATCTATTTTTGGACCAGCAACAGATGTTGGTGTAGGTGGAAAAAGTGTTGGAACTACAACAGAACCAGCACCAATTATATCATCACCAATTACATCATCAACTTCGACAATGAATACAACAAGTGACGATAAACCTACAATAAAGGAATCATCAAATGTCAGTTCAAACTCAGAAACAACTACAAAAACGTCAAGCGAAACAACTACAAAAACGTCAAGCACGACAACTGAAAAAACAGAAACTTCTACAGCTAAGTCTACTCCAAGCGAAAATACGAAAACAGAAGGATCGTCGTCAAAGACGTCATCATCTGAAAATGTATCGAATGAAAAGGGAAGCACTACTGCGTCAGGGTCTATTAATACCAGCAATGCTACTCCAAAAGATGAAAAAATCAGCGTAAGTGTAAAAGCTGCAGTTGACAAAGTTGAAAGAGAATTAAAAAGTATAGGTGATAAAACAAAAGCAATACAAGAAATTAAAATTGATGGGATTAAAGCAGGTGCTCCAAATTTAGGAACTTATGAGAATCGTGCTTTTTACGAACCTAAATATTATAATGGAGTACCAAATCCAGATTTTTATTTACAAGCTGATATAGCACAAAAGCCAGTTTATGCAAATGTGACGTTAGCAGCATATACAAATAATGATCCAATTGGAAAACAACAAGCAGCAATGCAAGAAATTCAAGATGAAATGAATGATATAATTATTCAACTTGAACAACTAAAAAGGAAATAAACAATGATAGATAAAATAAAAGCAAATTTAAAAGAGATAATCGCTACAGTAGCAATTATTGGTACAATCGGTGGTGGTTTTATCAAGTATGGTGAAATCATGAGTAAGATTGATAGCATTGATCCAGCAAAAGCAAGCGAGATGAGAAAAGAATTTGCTGTTCTACAAAAAGAAGTAGATTTAATTAAAGTGCAAATTAAAGAATTACGACAATTAAATTCTAATCCATTAGCAAGATAATTAAAGACTTTATATTATATAACAATCTTTAACTAAGGAGAGTTATGCTAATTACAATCGGAATGGTTATATTCATTCTCATTATAGCGTATATAATAATAAGTCAAGATTAAAAAATATGAAAATAATATTAAACAAAATCGGAATACAACTAAAAATACTTTTCTTTATGTCAGCATTTATTAGTTTATTTTATGTAGGATTACTCCTTGGAGAGTATCGTGCATTAAGAGATTATTGTTTAGTAGAAAATAAAAAATGTGATATTTCTTCTGTTGTAGAAAAAGGATCTTTTATTACTTTTAGAAATTCTTCATCTACAACAGACAATATAAAAAAACATTTTAACAACTCGAAAAATTAAATGACACCAGTAGATAAAACTAAAAAAGATAATTTGGCTAGAGGAATTCTTACATACAAAGATTTTAAAAGATTATTAGATATACAGAATTTACAAGGCACTCAAGCATTCGCTCAAAATACTCAAGCAACAATTGATGAAATTGATGAAGGAATGTTTAAAAATATGGCAATTGACTTACAAGATTTGTCAGCTGATGATTTTTATAATAAGTATAAAATGACGAAAGCAGAAGCAATGCGTAAGTATGGTAAAAGCGAATCTGTTATCGATATTCCACAAAAAACTTATTCAAAGTTAGTTTTTGATAATGCTGATACAGAAGAACCAAAATTAAAAGAGTCAGTAAGAAAAATTATATTAGATCAAATAGAAGAATTTAAAAAGAAAGCACCAGTTATAAAATTTAGTTTAATTGGTTCAATACTTACTAAACAATATAGAGATGATGCTGATTTAGATGTTAATGTTCTTTTTGATGTTCCAGAAAATCAAAGAGATGAAAAGAGATTAGAAATTGCTAAATCATTAAGAGATATAAATGGCAAAACAGTTCCAGGAACTAATCATCCTATTAATTACTTTGTATTAACAGATCCAAAATTAAAAGAAAGAAATGATAATTTAAGTGATGGTATTTTTGATATTGCGAAAAATGAATTTATTAAAAAACCAGTAGAATTTAAATTTAATCCTGAGAAATACGCAAAAGATTTTGAAGACAAAGTAAAAAGATTAGATGTTGTTAAAGGTGAATTAGAAAGAGACATAGTTGATTATCAAGATTTAAAACGTTTAGATCCAGACAATGTTGAAAACTTAAAAGGAATCGTTTCGAAGAAGATTGGTGAAATTATGTCAGGTATTAAAGCATTAGTAGATGCTGGCGATCAAACTATGAAAGATCGTAAAGAAGTTTTTGATGCTGACTTGACACCAGATGAAATACGTGAGTATGGCAAGAAGAATGCTTTACCTAAAAATGTTATTTACAAAATGCTTGAGAAATATCATTACTTAACATTCTATAAAAAATTAAAAGAAATAATAAAAGATGGAGAAGTTTCTGACTCAGAAATAGCTTCAATAAAAGAATCAAACGATCCTTATGATTCTAAATTTGATTTTGGTTTAGATGATTATGAAATGGATTCAATTATTCGTAAGTATGATAATGAAGATCCACTTGAAGATGACGATTATTTGGATATATACGATGATGAAGAATTAGAAGTTGTTGACGATGAAAACACTACTTATGATGTTCCTACAATTAAAGAAGTTCTTACAAGACCAGAACGTATTAAATCACGTATTCGTTTTGCAAGAACAAAAGGAAGAAGAAATGCTAAATTACGTCTTGCTTTAAAAAGAGCATCAACAATGGACGTAGTAAATAAAAGAGCAAGAAGACTTGCAATTAATAAAATTAAAAAATTATTATTTAAAAAGTCACCAGCAAATATGTCAGTTGCTGAAAGAGAACGAGCAGAAAAACGTATAGCAGCATTACCAAAATCTTATATTAATAATTTTGCTATGAAACTTGTTCCTGTTGTTCGTAAAATTGAAAGAACAAGATTAACAAAATAATTATGGTTAAAAAATTTAAAGATTTAAAAGAAGATATTATAGATTTAGTTTGTGAAACTAGATCATATGATGATTTAATACAAGAAGAATCTGAATATCAAGGTAAGGCTGTGACTTTAAATAAGCCATTTAGAACTTCTGGTGGACCAAAGAAATTTGCTGTATATGTTAAAAACAGTTCTGGTAATGTGGTTATAGTTAGATTTGGTGATCCTAAAATGGAAATTAAAAGAGACGATCCAGCAAGACGTAAAAGTTTTAGAGCAAGACATAATTGTGATACAGCTAATGACAAAACTACACCCAGATATTGGTCATGTTATCAATGGCGTGCAGGGTCAAAAGTAGAGGGATAAACTGTACTAAATAGAGTTTGAAGGCACATAATACAATATAATAACAATAAGGATATAAAATGAGTGAAAATAAACAAGATAATACATCAGTGAAAGTACAAGAAGCTACAGTTGAGACTCCTAAAGTTGAAGCACAACCAGCAGCAGCACCAAAAGTAGAAGTACAAGCTGAAGTAAAAGCTGAAGTTAAGGTTGAAACACAACCAGCTGAAGTAAAAGTAGAAGCACCTAAAAATAGATTAATAGATGGTGCGGTAGACGCATTAAACAAAAAATTAGATTTCAGAGTATAAATGGAAGAGAATTTTAAGAAAAAAATATTGAAAAAACTATCAACTCCTGTATCGGATTATTTAAAAAAGAAACAACCTTTAAATAATGAAAATGATCCAGGAGAATATGATAGTGAAGGATCTATGGCTAAAAGTCAATTAACTTCAATATTAAATAATGCTAAAGAGATTAAAGAAATGCTTAATGACAATGATAATCTTCCTGAATGGGTACAAAGTAAAATAACAAAAGCAGAAGATTATATATCTACATGCAAAGATTATTTAAAATCAGAAAAGACACAAAAGACTGAAAACATAAAAGAAAGTTTTTCAGATTTTATTAAAAAGAATTGAATAACTATATTATAGCTATAATAACAAATAATCATTCTTAAGGTGATTATTTTAACTTAAAAGGAAAATTACTATGTCATTATGGGGAAATAAAGATAGTAAAACAGCTACAGGAACAGTTGCTATTGCCGCAGATGGCGCAGTGACTGGAACTTCAACTGCTTTTACTACAGAATCAAGAGTCGGTGATTTTATTCGTGTATCAAATGAAGATTATCGAATTACTGTCATCACTTCAAACACAGCAGCAACTGTTGTTGCTGGTGTTGTTGGTGCAACACTTACTGCAGTTAATGCAGGTGCATCATATACATTATCAGAAAAACCAAAGTATGTATCTGATCCAACTAAAGTTTTTGGAGTAGATGCTACAGAAGCAGTATCAGGTGGAGACAATGTAGTTTCTATCGCTGTTGCTTCTGGTGGTCTTCGTTATCTAGAAACACCTGCAGTCACATTGACTGCTCCAGTATCGTTGACTATTCCAACGACTGCTGTTTCTATCGCTGACGATACTATCACTTCTGCTAATCATAGATTATTAACTGGTACTAAACTAACATACTTAAAAGTAGGTGCAACTGCAATTACTGGTTTGGTAGATGGTACTGCTTACTTCATTATTGTGGTTGATGGTGATACATTTAAATTAGCAAGTTCTTTATCAAATGCTCAAGCTGGTACTGCCATTAACTTGACTGGTACTGGTACTAGTACACAAACTTTCACTGGTGATACTGCTACAGGTACTGCAACTATCTCTGGTGGTTTGGTCACAGCAGTTGCTGTCACTGACTCAGGTTCTGCGTACACATCAGCTCCAACTGTTGTTGTTGGCAAACCTCGTCGTACTATTCCTACTTCTGGAATTACAACAGCTACTGATACTATTGCTTACACTACACATGGCTTAAATGCTGCTGATGTACTTGTTTATAACAATGGTGGTGGATCTTCTGCAACTGGTTTAACTTCTGGTACAACATACTATGTTATATCTTCTGGTTTAACTGCAAATGCATTTAAAGTTTCTGCTACTGATGGTGGATCAGCTGTTGATATTACTGGTACTGGTAATAATGCTCAGTACTTTGAAATCCAAGCATCTACTAACCAAGCAACTGCTACATCTTCACTAGGAGATTCTTCTACAAGTGGAACAGCTCATGCTGGTTGGGTACTAAGAACAGTAGGAACAGGTGGACGTGCTGGTAGAGTAAATTATGAAACACTTGTTGCTATGGGAACAATCGCTGGCGATCAAGCTGACGATACTGAGTTCAAAGATAGTTAATAAATAAAATAAAAACAATCCTAGAGTTGGGATGGTTAGATACAAATAATCATCCCCTCTATAACATATAATAGGAGAAAATAATGGCTGATCAAAAAATATCAGATTTAACTGCTGCAACCAGTGCTGCTGGTGCAGATCTATTCACACTCGTACAGGGTGGTTCGAATAAAAAAATAACAATTACAAACTTCTTAGCAAACTTGAATTCTGCTGTAATAGTAAATTCAAATGGTGCTGACCAAGATACTCGTATCTCTGGAGATAACGATAACAATCTACTTTTCACAGATGCTTCTGCTGATAAAGTAGGTATCGGTACTTCTACACCATCTGAGAAACTTGACGTTGCTGGTAATTTAGCAATATCAAATGGATTCTTAACTTTTTCACAAACACCTCAAGCTGCAACAGGTAATGCTGCTGCAAGTTTGTCAACAGCTATAACTAACTTTACTTTATCTTCTGGAAGTGATTCTTTATCTCTTGCAGCAGGTTCAACAGGTCAAGTTAAAATTATAAATGTAATAGCAGGTGCTGGTTCAGTATCAATTAACGTTGCGACTCGAGTTGGATTCACAACAGTTAATAGTAGTACTGTTGGTGGGACAATAACGTTATTAGCATTAGCTAGTGGATGGATAATTCTATCAGCTAGAAATATGACAATAGCATAATATATAATAAAGGTTTAAATTATGACATATAATGTAAAAAGTAAAATTGAAGAGTATTCTAAAATTTTAGGAGAAAAACAAAGTTTCTTAATTCAACTTCGCAATACAACAGCTCAAACTATAAAAGAGATTGATATGTTGACTGGTGCTATACAAGCATTAAATGAAGTAGAAATTTCAACTAAATTAAAAGAAGAAACTTCAACCAAAGATAATGACAGAGCAAAAACTAGCGGAAAATAATTTCCTAAGTTATGCTATTAAATATTATGATAATCCTACTATTGGGAATTTATCAGAATTTGAAGATGATTTAAAAAGATTTATTCATCTTTCTAAACTTTTAAAAAGATATAAACTTTCTTTAAATATAGATGATTTAAAAGAAAGACTTATATTAAATCATATAATTATTATCTATAATCTTTGGGGACAATCTGCAACAAAAATGTTGTTTTTTAAGATAGGTGAAGATAATTGGAATGTATTAATTCCTTTTCTTACCTATCTTGGAAGACTGCCTGAGTTTATTCCAGACACAGCAGTTCGCACAACAAGTTTGACGATTGATGAAAACGTACAAAAGAAATTAAGAGAAATATAATGGCAAATCTAGTAGTAGATAATCTTATCGCTTTAAGAATTTTATATTTGCTTGTCACACCTTTCGTGAAGACAAAAGCATATGAATATGGAATTATTGATGATAAAGGTAATTATCTTAAAAAATATTCAGAATTAAAAACTTCAGCAGAACGTGAATCATTTTCATATTTGCATCGACTAGTTTTTAAATTAAAAATGTTATTAGCGAAACTTCCTGGAGGAGATAATCGTCTTAAATCTCTAGTTGCAGCATTATACTTAATCAAAGAATTTTATATTAAAAAAGAATCACTATATCTAGTTGAATCAAGATATAATGAATTATTATCATCTAATGAGTCAATGAGTTTAGATGAACAAGAAGTAAAAGATTTTTTAAGAGATTTATATTTAACAGAAGAAGTACAAGAAGATATAGCAAATGTCACAGGTGCTGGTGTAAGTACAGATGCCCCAGTTGTTTCACAAAAAGCTGCAAGACGTTATGCTATGTTTAATGTTAAAGATTCTATATATGGTAAATTTAAAAATGGTAAAACTAAATGGACTCGTTGGTCTGAATATTTAAATTTAGAAGATGAAGGAGAAAGTTTAATTTATAATTTTGCTCGTAAAAATCCTAAAGGAATTATAGTTTTAAAAAATGGTGATAAAATGAAAGCAATACGTTTTAATCGCTATGGTGGTGGATCTTGGTCTTCTATTAAAAGAAATAAAGAATCTAAAGAACAAGAAATAGCAAATATAGTAGCAACAGAATTAAATTAATTTATGTTTGAATTTTTAAGTATAAAATCATTAAGTAGTTTTTTCACATTATCAACATTATTTACATTAATACCTGATTTTGTGTTTCATGCAATATTTCTTACAGGTCTAGTAGGGTTTATAATTACATCTATTCCTTTTATACCAATCCCACTTAAATTTTTCTATCGTATAATGTTTTTAATTGTATTAATATTAGGAACATGGTTAGAAGGATTAAATTATGCGAATAGTTCTTCTGCTACTAAAAAAGCATTAAATGAAAGTAAAAATAAAATAAAAACATACGAAAAACAAATAAAAGATTTGTCTGAAGCTTCAGATAAAAATTTAGAGAGAATAGTTAAAAAAATAAATGAAAGAGGTGAAAATGTCCATGCAAAAGTATCAAAGATTATCCCTGACAATCTTAATAGGCAGTGTGCTCTTCCTTATGATGTCAAATTGCTCCATAATGAAGCCATCACAGGTATCCCCGAAATACCCAATGCCACCAGAGGTGTTGATGGAAAGTCCAAAACAAATGAAAACAATAAAGTAGAATTAATAACGTTATTAGAAACAACTGTTGATAATTATACAGAATGTAATATAGTACGTGAAAAATTAATTGCTTTACAAAATTGGGTAAAAGAAGCAGAAAGACTACAAAAAAATGTCAGATAACTATGAAAATGGTAATGGTAATGGTAATGGAAATGGAAACACTAAGTCACGTTTCGTTAAATTAACATCTGATATCGAATTACTTAAAACATTATTAGGCAAACTTGATAGAAATGTAGATAAATTAGCAGATGCTTCATTAGAAGTAAGTAAGTTAATTTCTCAACATGAAGTAAGAATTGAAAATAATGAACAAAAGAGTGAGCATTTAAATAGCGAAATACACGATTTAAATATGCGTATAATGGATGTGCATAAAGAAATTAAAGAAGTAAGCTACCATTTATCAAATACAAGTTCAACCAATATTGAGAAATTATCAAATAAAGTACATAATATTGAACGTTGGAAATGGTATGCTGGTGGTGCTATTTTAGCTATTGCTATGGGTATGGAATATAAGAGTTTAGCCCAAATATTGTTAAAATTGTTTAGTTAAAACACTTTACATACAAGTTAAAATATAGTATAATATACGTTATTATGTTGTTTATTGACATCAAATACATTGATTTAGTATCTCCAAAATTGAGAAACTTTAAAAAGAAAAATACTTATCTTTGGAATTTCAGTTGTCCAATATGTAAAGATTCTAAACGTAGTATATTAAAGGCAAGAGGTTTTATTTACAAGATTAAAAATAATTTAAACTTCAAATGTCATAATTGTAGTGCTAGTATGGGGTTTAGTAATTTTTTAAAATTTATTGATCCTAAATTAGAAAGTGAATATAATGTTGAAAAATATAAAAGTAATTCTAAAGTTGGAGTCTCTAAAGAACCGATTAAAGACTTCTTTGACCAATTTAAACCAGAGAATAAGAAAGAAACTATTTCTGGTCTTCTTAATGCTGAGTGTGTCACCACTCTACAAAATGAACATCCTGTTCGTAAGTACTTATCAAAACGTAAAATACCAACTGAATACCTTGCATCTTTATATTGGGTTAATACATTTAAAAAATGGGTTAATGACAATGTTGCACCGAAGTTTGCTTCGATTGAAGAAGATCATCCAAGGTTAGTAATACCATTTTACGATAAGAAAAAGAATTTACTTGCAATACAAGGACGTACTTTAGGAAAAGAATTACCAAAGTATTATACAATTAAGACAAACGAGAAGAACGAAAAGATATTTGGTTTAGAAAAGTTAGATGAGAATAAGACTATATATGCTGTTGAAGGACCGATTGATAGTATGTTCTTACCTAATGCTGTTGCTGTTGCAGGTACTTCTTTTGAAATAAAAAGACTTTTAAAAAATAAAGAACGTGTAATAGTAATAATAGATAATGAACCAAGAAATGTTGAAATTTGTAAATCGATATATAAGTGTATAAACTTAGGATATGGAGTGTGTTTGCTTCCTTCAAATATATCTGGTAAAGATATAAATGAAATAGTTTTAAAACAACCTAAGATAAATATAGTAAATTTAATTAATGAAAATACGTATCGTGGACTAGAAGCAGAACTTGCTTTTAATAAATGGGTACGTTGTAAAATATAGAGGAAAATATGAGCGACGATAATAATACGATTGACATAACTAAGATACAAGAACAACAAAGACGTATAGAGCATGAGCAAAATGTTCTTCTTCAACCTCTTTGGAGATCTGTTATGAATATTAAAACACCAAGACAAGCTATATCTTGTGCTTCAGCAATGATTGTTGCTGGTAAAGATTTATTAGTTTTAGAATTGGGTGCTGATGTCGCTAAAAACTTTATTGATAATTTAAATTATAATACTCTTGATCTAGTGACGAGTAAACAAGAAGAAATACAGAATGAATTAGATAAGATAGCAAAAGAAGCTATTTCACCAACAGTTGTGAAAGCTGATTTTACAAAGAAAAAAGAAAAGGAAAAAGAAAATGACAAACAATAAATTCGATAGAACGATGGCAATATATTCTGCTAATCAAGAAATCGAAAAGAAAGAAAAAGCTTTATTAAGAGCAAGAAAAGAAGTTGCAATAAATGCAAATGGAACTTCTGGATATTCTATTAAAGAAGGAAAGAATGCTGGTAAAGTGGTAGGTCATCTTAAAAAAGATAAAAATATTATTGAATAGTTAAATGTTGAATTGGTTATTCTATACCATTCCTGAAAAGAAAAGAATACATTATGGTATTTGTCTATGGCTTGTTATGTGGATTATACCTGAATATTTACTTAAAGTGCATTTTACAATAGTAATGCAATTTATAAATTTTATAACATATGATATACTATATTTTAATATGTTAAAAGCTGAAGCAAAATTTAAAGATGACGAAGAAAAATAAACAAGTACATGATTAATAAAACTCTCTTACAAATTGATAATAGACAATTAACTATATTTGATGATGTTTATTCAGCAGCAGACAGAGAAAGACTTTATCATTTTTGTTCAACTAGGCATTTCACTACAGATGGAAGTGATACAGCAAGATTAGAATATAAAGGCGATTTTAATTTATACTGTAATCTACTCGCAGGCAATCAATTACAACAATCAAATTTTCTTAACTTAGAAGGAACTAAAGAAATACTTTCTATGTTAGATGGGTACGAGATTATTCAAGCAAGAGTTAATCTAAGTACACTTCACGATAAGAATCGTTTTCACTGCGATGCTGCAGGATCAAACGATGTAAGAACTATATTATACTATCCTAATATGACATGGAATATTGAGTGGGGTGGTTATACTATGTTTACAAATCAGAACATGAGTAAATTAGAATATTGTTCTTTTTATATTCCAGGAAGAGTAATACTTTTCGATGGCACAATACCACATTGCATTTCATCACCAAGCCCATCGGCTCCCACTTACAGATTCAGTTTCGTAATTCAATACTACAAATAATAAACTATGACACAAGAACTATATAACGACATACGAGTTGACTACTCTCGAGATTCATTATTCGATGAAATAGGCAAAATTCGTATGAAAGAGTCCTACATGAAGGACGATGAAACATCTCCACAACAAAGATTTGCTTTCGTAAGTAAAACATTTTCTTCAAATAAAGAACATGCCCAGAGACTTTATGATTATGCTTCGAAACATTGGCTATCATATTCTACTCCTATTCTTTCATTTGGAAGAAGTAAAAAAGGATTACCGATTTCTTGTTTTCTAAATTATATAGAAGACACAGCTGAAGGATTAGTTAAAAATCTTTCAGAAACTAACTGGCTATCTATGGTTGGGGGTGGAGTTGGTATAGGATTTGGTATAAGATCAGCTGATGATAAATCAACAGGTGTATTGCCACATTTAAAAATATACGATGCAGCAACACTCGCATACAGACAAGGACGCACACGAAGAGGATCGTATGCTGCTTATCTTGATATATCTCATCCTGATATAATTGAATTCTTAGAAATAAGAAAGCCGACAGGAGATCCAAATGTTCGTTGTTTAAATATGCATCATGGTATTAATATACCACATGAGTTCATGGAACTTATTGAAAAATGTATGTTAGATACTGAAGCAGATGATAAATGGGCTTTACGTGATCCACATACACAAGAAGTTAAATCTTATATAAGTGCAAGAGATTTATGGCAACGTGTATTAGAAATGCGTATGATGACTGGAGAACCATATCTTCATTTTATCGATACATCAAACGAACATCTTCCAGCATTTCTTAAATCAAAAAATTTAAAAATTCATCAATCAAATCTTTGTTCTGAGATTATACTTCCAACCAGTGTCGAAAGAACTGCTGTGTGTTGTTTATCATCAGTCAACTTAGAATACTTTGATGAATGGAAGAAAGACGATCAGTTTTTAGCAGATATAGCAGAGATGTTAGATAATGTTCTTACATATTTTATAACTCACGCTCCGAATGCTATATCTAGAGCAAAATACTCAGCTGAAAGAGAAAGAAGTATCGGAGTTGGTGCACTCGGTTTTCATGCTTACCTACAAAGCAAAAATATTCCATGGGAGTCTGCAATGGCAGTATCTGCCAATACTCGAATGTTCATGCATATTAGAAATCAATTAGATAAAGCGAACATTAAACTTGGAAAAGAAAGAGGTGAAGCACCAGATGCAGTTGGAACAGGGCAGAGATTTTCTCATGTAATGGCAATAGCACCTAATGCTTCATCTTCTATCTTAATGGGAAATACTTCACCATCAATTGAACCATTTAGAGCAAACGTTTATAGACAAGATACCCTTTCTGGTGCGTCTATAAATAAAAATAAACACTTAGATAAATTAATTAAAAAAGCTTGTGAAAAAAATAGTAAGCTTGATTATAATGAAATTTGGTCGAGTATTATAATGAATGATGGTTCGGTTCAACACTTAGATATATTAAAAGAAAACGATAAAGATACTTTTAAAACAGCTATGGAAATAGATCAACGTTGGGTTGTAGAACACGCAGCAATACGTCAAGAGTTTATTGACCAAGCACAATCAGTTAATTTATTCTTTAGACCAGATACAGATATTAAATATTTACATGCTTGTCACTTTATGGCTTGGAAAAAAGGTTTAAAGACTTTATACTATTGTCGTAGTGAGAAAATTGGTAAAGCTGATAAAGTTGCTAAGAAAATTGAACGAAGAATCATAGAAGAAATTAAAATAAAAGACTTAACAAATGAGGATACATGTTTAGCTTGCGAGGGTTAAGAATATGGAGTGTTTTACTCCTTTTAACAGTATTAACATCTTGCATTCCTGCAGCAATACTTACAGTTAAGAAGTTATTACCATCAGCATATGATGATAATGAAATGTTAATGATTTCAAATCTAAGATATGATGTACGACAAGTACAATGCACTGGTGACAAATCACACGAAACCATAGTAAAAATATGGGAAGGGAAAGAAAAACTGTATTACTATTCATCAGCAAAAGAAAATGAAGATGTTTTAAAAATGGTAAGACCATTTTCTGAAAGTATGAGAGGTCTTTATGACTCTTCAAAATCAGGTTCAATGAAAGAACTTTACTGTATTGAAAAAGTAATTAATTTAACAAAACAAGTGGATATTATAGCAAATGCACTTGCAGCGAGGAACAAATAATGACTATAAATGAAGCAATACAAGAAATGCAAGCATTAACACAATCTGATAATGCATGGTTAAGAGAAAAAGCAACTAAAGTAATAAGATATAATCATCAACATGACTCAGGACAACTATCAACAGCTGAATATACAGATCTATTAAATGATTTGGCTCGTATTGAAGAAATACAAGAAGAAGCTGATACAATGAAATACAAAGCAGCAATTGAAAAAATAATTACGACTACATTTTCATTACTTAGTTAATATTATGTTCATATTTAAAAATATAGATAATTGGATTACTGACGAAGAACGTTTAAATATAAAAAATAAAGTTGAAGATTTAAAATCTGATTGGAAACATATAAAAGATTTTCCTTTAGCAAAGTCTGCTAAACTTTTAGCAGCACAAGATCCTGAACTTTATAAGTCAGCTGAAAATCAATATTTTTTAGGTGATGCTACATATGTATTAGAAAATCTAGATCAAAGAAATAAATTTTTATCAGAAAACTTAAATGTTTCATTCTTTGATTTGTATGGAAAAATAATTAGTACAATTAAAGATATAACAGGATTGCCTACTTCTTACTTGTCTGAATATCCACGTCCTGGATTTCATATATTTCGAGGTAAGCAAACACCACATCCTTTTGAATATCATATAGATACTACAATATGCAGATATGATACTAATTATAAACCAGAACAATGTTATTCTTTTTTATCTTTAATTGAATCACCAAGCAGTGATCCTGCTGGTTTAGAGTATAAAGATACAAATGATTTTGATGCTTTAAGAGATTATCCTGAAAAAGTAAAGCTATATAACTTAAATACTTTTTATTATTGGAAAGGTGATCATTTTCATAGGATGAAAAAGTTTGGTATGAATGACGGAGAAAGTAGAATTACTTTACAAGGTCATTATGTACTTAAAGATAATAGAGCATATATTTACTGGTAAGATTATGAAACGTTTTTCTTTTGCTGAAATACAAAATTTCTTTTCAGAGGGCGAGCGAAACCAAATAGCAAGAAAGGTTTTAGAATTAAAATCACATTGGAAAAAATTACACGACTATAATGTGTATAAAAATAGTCTTGATATGAAATCTGATTATTCTAAAAACCAATATTTACTTGGTGATAGTATATATCCACTTACTCCCAAAGATACAAGTGAGATAAATAAAGAAGTTCAAGGAATACTTTTAAAAGAATTTAAAGACCTAATATATAAAAAACTAATTGATAATGTTGGTAAGTGGTTTGAAGTATTTAATTATAAAGAAACTGAATTTTATCCAAATTTACCAATTCCTGGATTTCATATATTTGACGGAAAACAAACTGCTCAGCCATTTGGATGGCATACTGATACGACACTTTGTTTATGGGAAGATAATATAGATCCTAAAAGACTGTTTTCTTTTTTATCTCCTATTATAATGCCAGAAAGAGGAGCACACTTAGAGTGGTTAATGCCATCAGGAAAAGAAACTATGATACCATATGAGTATGGTACACTTCATATATGGAATGGTTTAGAACAGCATAGAATAGGTCGCCACTCATTAGCTAATTTTGAAAAACGAATTACATTACAAGGACATATTTACATTAATCCAAACGGAAAAGTACAACTATTTTTTTAACTTAACACACAGAGGAACATGAACGTGCCAAAAACGACAGAAACTCTATCTTTAACAAAAGAAAGAAATTATTTTAAACCATTCAATTATCCATGGGCATATGATGCATGGCTTAAACACGAACAATCACATTGGTTGCATACAGAAGTACCAATGTTAGAAGACGTGAAAGATTGGAAAAGTAAATTAACACCATCTCAAAAGAGTTTTCTTACAAATATTTTTAGATTCTTTACACAAGGGGATATTGATGTAGCAGGTGGTTATGTGATGAATTATCTTCCATATTTTCCACAACCTGAAGTAAGAATGATGATGTGTGGATTCGCAGCACGTGAAGCATTACACATAGCAGCATATTCTCATTTAATTGAAACATTGGGTTTGCCAGAAGCAACTTATAATGAATTTAATAATTATAAAGAAATGGCAGCAAAGCATAATTACTTTGTTGACTTAGCATCTAAAACTACAAGCAAAGCAAGTATTGCTACAAGTATAGCAGCATTCTCAGCATTTACAGAGGGTATGCAATTGTTTTCATCTTTTATTATGTTGTTAAATTTTCCAAGACATGGTTTGATGAAAGGTATGGGACAAATTGTCACTTGGTCGATAGTAGATGAAACACAACATTGTGAGAGTATGATAAGATTATTCCGTACATATATAGAAGAAAATAATGAGATATGGAATGATTCTCTTAAAAAGAAAATATATGATATCGCTGAAAAGATGGTAGAGTTAGAAGATAACTTTATTGATCTTGCTTTCTCAATGGGCGATATGCAAAATTTAAAAAAAGAAGAGGTGAAAGAATATATTCGTTATATTTGTGATCGTAGACTCATATCAATGGGATTACGAGGTATTAATAAAAGAAAAACAAACCCACTTCCTTGGGTAGAGGACATGATAAATGCTCCAATACATGGAAACTTTTTTGAAAATCGTATTACTGATTATGCAAAAGGATCTCTAAAAGGTAATTGGGGTGATGTTTGGGGTGCAAAAAAATAATGAAAATACAAACAGTTAAATTTCATTGTATGTCTTGTGAAACAGAGGGTAAAATTTCATTTACTACTCAAGATGATACATTGTCTAAAGCAGATGTTGCTTATTGTCCAATGTGCGCACATGATATAGCTGAAAATAACGATAATGAGTTTGAAGAACAAGAACAAGATGAATAAATATAAGTATGACACAATGGTTATACGAAAACAAAGAGTTCAATGATCCTTCAAAATATTTCGGATTTATATATTCTATTACAAACCTTTTAAATAATAAAGTTTATATAGGACGAAAATATTTCACTTCTGCTAAAACGAAACAGCCACTCAAAGGAAGAGTTAATAAAAGACGTTCGAGAGTAGAAAATGATTGGAAAGACTATTGGGGATCTTCATCTACGTTTTTAAAAGAAATAGAAGAAACAGGAAAACAAAATTTTAAAAGAGAAATACTTCGACTTTGTAAAACAAGAGGAGAAGTTAATTATTGGGAAGTGAAGTATATGTTTGAATTTGATGTATTAAATGCAAAACTTCCTAATGGTGAGAACAAATATTATAATGAAAATATAATGATGAAATTTACAAGAAAGAACATAGGTAAATGAAAACCTTACTATTAATTAACGCATTATTTCTATCAACCATCGCAGCATTTTATGCGATTACTGGATTGATAGCTATATTTGCAACAGCTGTAATACCAATAGCAATTATGGGTACAGCTTTAGAAACAGCAAAGCTTGTTATAGCATCTTGGTTATATAGAAGATGGAACGATATAACAAAAGTAATGAGATATTATTTTAGTGTATCATTAGTTGTACTTATGCTCTTAACGAGTATGGGTATTTTTGGCTTTTTAAGTAAAGCACATTTAGATCAAGCAGTACCAAGTGGTGAAGTATCTTCTAAAGTTTATATATTAGATGATAAAATTAAATATCAAAGAGAATTAATCTCAAGAAACCAAAAAACTATTAAACAATTAGATGATTTAGTTGAACAAAGTATCGGTCGTACAAATGATGAAAAAGGTATTAATGCAGCAACTGAACTAAGACGTAAGCAAGAGGGTCAAAGAAATAAATTAGTTGCTGAAATAGAAAAAGCACAGAATACAATCAATAGTTTAAATAATGAAAGAGCTCCAATCGCAGGACAACTAAGAAAGATCGAAGCAGAAGTTGGTCCGATTAAATATATTGCTGCTTTAATATATGGCGATAAAATAGATGAAAATATACTTGAGAAAGCTGTAAGATTTGTAATTATTATTATTGTATTGGTATTTGACCCATTAGCAGTTATGATGTTAATTGCTTGGAACAGAGAAATAGTATTTACAAGTGGAGTAAAACCACAAGATCCAACTCCAACAACACCATTAACAATATTACCAACTATTAAACCATTAACAGAAGTAAAAGAAATAGTTAAAGATATAAAAACTGAGATAAAATCTAAATTAAAAGAAACTTTAAATAAAGTAAAAGAAAAAATAACTGATGGTAATTCATATTTGGAACGTAAGCGAAAAGAAAGAGCAAACGATTTATCAAATATAAATACAAATAAGACACCTACTGCGTTTTATGAAATTGATAACGTAGACGTGTATGAAAGAAAGTCAGATATAAAAGAAACAATAACAAGACCATTACACGGAAGACCAGAAGAACCTAAAAATTCTGTGATTCCTAAGAAAGAATAATTATGAATAATGAAGAAATTAAATCTTTATGGCGACCAGCAATTGCTTGGTTGTATATTGCTATTTGTTTTGTTGACTTTATGGTATTTCCAATTTTATGGAATATAGCACAAATATCATTTTTAAAAACAATAGTAATTACTGCATGGACACCATTAACATTACAAGGTGGTGGATTATTTCATATTTCGATGGGAGCAATATTAGGTGTGACTGCTTATGGAAGAACACAAGAAAAACTTAATGGTTCTTCGATCACAACAACAGTAATGCAACCACCAGCAGCAAAACCACCTACACCAAATTTCCCAGTTCGTGATTAATATGACTGAAAAAAACTAAACAAACAACTTAAAGATAAATTATGGCAAAACGTGCAGCAAATTATGGAACAAATACTAAGAGAGAATCAAAACCAAAACGCACAAGTATTGGAAATGGCTTTTTTAGTAAATCAATGATGAATAAGCATAAACGAAGATCGCATAAAGCTTATCGTGGTCAAGGAAGACCTTAAAAAAGTATTTTTTATTATGAATAATGTTATGAAATATGTGATTACAGGTCATAGATCTGGTATAGGTAAATCTATATTTGATTATTATGTAAAACAACCTAATGTATATTGTGTTGGTTATGATTTATCACATCATTTAGATTTAAACGATTCAAAAGTACATTCAGATTTTATAGATAGTTGTAAAGATGCTTCAGTCATAGTATTGAATGCACATACTGGACAACAACATGTTTCTTTAGAAGTTCTTTATAATCTTTATAAACAAGAATTAAAACATATAATCATAATGGGTTCAATGGTGAGTAAAATATGGAAGACTCTACAAGAAGTTCCTCAAGGATTTGAAAGCTATTGGTCGCAAAAGAAATTACTTGATAAAACAATAGAAGAATTATATAATCCAAACATACCTCTTAAAATTAGTATCATTCGTCCAGCTTGGGTTGATACTCAACTCGCAAAAGAATATTCAGGAAAAAAATTAACAATAGATTCAGTTTTAAATGTAATAAGATTTATAATTGAGAATAAAGACACACACATAACAAATATGGAATTACAATGTACGAATTAAGAAACAGTGCTGATGGTGAACTTCCTAAAATAGTCACAAACACTCATCGTTATTGGGTTGAAATGAATGATGGTAAAAAATACTTAGATATTCAATCTGGTAATAGTGCTTTCACACTTGGTTATGGTAATACTGAAATAGTAAAAGCAATGGCTGATAAAATTACTTCAGTTGGTTTTATAAGAGGAAATACTGGTGAGAGTGATACAGATACTCAAGAGATGGTTCATTTTGTTTTATCTGAATCAAGAATGTCAGTTATGTCTTGGGCTATTTCTGGAACCTCAGCAGTAGAGTGTGCTATTATGATGAATGATAGTTATTGGAAACAAGTAAATCCTAAAAAACATTTAATTGTATCTTGCACTCCAGGATATCATGGCACAAGTTATCTTACAAGAGCAATGGCTAGTCCATATACAGCTGATTTTCCATCTGATAGATTAAGATGTATTAGAGCACCTAAGTGGAACACAATAGAAGAACGTGCATTGGAAGAAGAAAGAGCATTAGCAGAATTAGAAAAAAGATTTACTAAATTTGATGACTCTTCAAACGTTGGTGCTTTTATAATGGAAACATGTCCTTGGATGGATGGAATACTTCCTTACAGTAAAAGATGGTGGGATGGTGTTAGACATCTTTGCACACAATATAATATAAATTTTATCACAGATGATGTGGCAGTTTGTTGGGGTAAATCATTATCTTATTTTGGTTATTCAACAGCAGGGTACAATGTTCAACCAGATATTATCGCTTGTGGTAAATCATTATCAGCAGGATATGCACCAATTGGATTTGCAGCAGGTAATTCTCGTATTGGTGAAATTCTTTCAACACAAGAATGGGGATGGGGTCATACTTGGCAACCTTACATGGCTGGTATTGGTGCAATGAAAAAAGTAAAACAAATTATTCAAGATAATGGTCTATTTCATACAGCAAAAAGAACAGTTATACGTTTAGATGAAATTGCAAAAGATTTATTTAATCAAGGATATATAAAAAGTTATAGGCAACAAGGATTGTTTTTAGAATTAGATTGTAAGAATCCAACTGTTGGAGTAATGGGTAAGCTTGTTCGTTCAGGAATGCTTTCAACTACTCAACAAAACAATTCAGTAAGAATTATAGCAAATTTAATTGCTGATGATGAGTATTTTAATGAATTAAAGACTAGATTAAAGGATTTTTTTAGTAAAAGCTAACCATTTACATACAAGTATTTTTAGAGTATAATATGTCTATGATTATAGTATCAAATCATATTAATATGTCACATACTGATCCATTTAAAATTGATATGATTGAAAACGATTTAGAAGCTAACAGAACATCAAAGAACATTGTTCCTTTGTTTGGAAGCATATTTGATATTGAGAAAAAAGGTACCAAATATTCGCTTGTGAATAAAAACTGGAACAATCGTATCCATGGTAAAGTAATTAGTTATGATCGATCCTCTCCTAATTCTATCTTTTTTGAAATTCAAACAAAATACGTTCCACCAATTTCTTTTTTTGATTATCTAGTTGAATCAAAAAGATATTCAATTGAAGCAACTTATGGTACTGAAAAAACAAACTATGAAGATTTTAATGAGTTTGGTTTTGTTGGTGCTTATGATAATGGCGATGATGAGTGTTGGGAAACTACACCACATAATTTAAAAGATGATTTAATACCACCACATTTATTGGCTTTATATAATATAGTATGAGAAAATCTGTAATAGTTAAATCTGCAATCGGTCGAGTATATCATGTCGAAGAAAATGATACTTTCTATGGTTCAAGATTAAAGAGCAGTGGATATCAAATAAACAATTTAAGATATTTTAGATCATTAACACCAAACGCAAGAACAATTATTGATGTAGGTGGTCATTTAGGAACTAATACTATTGAATATGCCACGTGGGCTAAGAATGTAAAAACGTTTGAACCAACATCATATTTAAGAAAATGGTTATTAGAAAATATTGAGTTGAATAAAAATGCTAAAACTAATGGCAAAGGTTGGTTTAAATTAGCTGATAAATCTTATGCTCCTATTTTAATGACTGGTGATATAGAAGTATTTCCATATGCTTTAAGTGATAGTGAGGGAGAACAAATTTTAAATACACTTACTTGTGCTTCTGGACATAATCATATAGAATTAGATTTTAATGGAAAAAAATTAACAAAAAAAGGTTGGGTTAAAAAATCTGAAAGCAAATCTACAAGAACTATTAAAGAAAAGATATTAACAAGAACATTAGATAGTTTTAAATTTACAAAAGTAGATGGAATTAAAATAGACGTAGAAGGATTAGAATTTCAAGTTATAAAGGGTGCTATTAATACAATTAAAAAGTATCGTCCAGTGATTCAAACTGAAATTCAAATAGGAATGTGTAGACGTGCTGGTTATGAAGCTAATGAATTATGCGAATACTTAGCAAATATGGATTATGTACAGACACTTTCTGATGGAACAGTTATAAACCCATCAAATGTTTTTAGTGAAGTCAAAGCTAAAATAGATAGATTTTGGATACCAAAAGAAAAATTAAAAAATGATATTAATTGATTATTCACAAGTAGCAATCGCAAATATACTTTCTTTTAAACAAGATGTTCAAAAAGGAAGACCAATGCAAGAAGTATCTAATATTATTCGTCATGCGATACTCTCTACTATTAAATATTATAAGAAGAAATTCTCAGCAGATTATGGTGATTTAGTTATATGTGCTGATGGTAAAGACGTTTGGAGAAAAGTAGAATTTCCTTTATATAAAGCACATCGTAAGAAAGATAGAGAAGCAGATCCAGTTGATTGGAAACTTATTTTTGAAACTATGTCTGATGTAAGAGAAGATTTAGTTAAATATTTTCCTTATAAAGTATTACATATTAATCATGCTGAAGCAGATGATGTAATTGCTACACTAGTGAAAGAAAGACCTTTAGAAAAACATATGATTGTTTCTTCTGATAAAGATTTTAAACAATTACAAAAATTTGGAAACGTTGAACAATATTCACCATTACTTAAAAAACAAGTAAATAAATCATCAGTAAGAGAAGCTGAGCAATATATAATAGAACATATAGTAAGAGGTGACTCTGGAGATGGTGTTCCAAATGTACTTTCACCTGATGATATCTTTAACAAAGATGAAAGACAAAAACCAATTACTAAAAAGATATTAAATAATTTCTTAGAAAAAGGTTTCAATGCTTGTGAAAACGATGAGCAGAAAAAAAACTATTTAAGAAACCAAAAATTAGTATGTCTTGACTCTATACCTAAAAATATAGCAGATGATATACTAAATGCTTATAATAACATAAAACCAACAGGAGATAAAATGACAGTATACAACTATTTAATTGAAAAACGTTGTAGTCTATTACTCCAAGAAATAGAGGAGTTTTAAAACATGGGAAGACGTGTTTATGAAATATTAGAAGAACTAAATAATGATATAACTGCCATTGTTAAATACAAGAATAATGCTCAGTTAAAATTAGTTTTACAAAACAACTTTGATAGCAATTTAAAATGGGATTTACCAGAAACAAATCCACCATTTAAAGCTGCAATTGAGCCACAAGATATGGCTCCATCAAATCTTACTTTAGAAGTAAGAAAGTTTTATATCTTTAGAAGAAAAGATTTAAAACCTGCTCAAAGAGAATTATTATATATTCAAATGTTAGAAAGATTAGACGCAAAAGAACAAAAGATTCTTCTTGCATTAAAAAATCAAGAATTAACATCTTTATATCCAAATATTACGAAAGAATCTGTTTCAACATACATCAATGCTTAAAATAGGCAATATAATAGAAAAAATATCTAATCGTTCATTCCCAGCTGAAATAAGAGTTTGGGATGATGAAACATTAGTCACAGTGCATCGTTCAACTGAAACTGCACAATTAATAACAACAGAATTTACTTCTTTTAATAATGGTACTTGGGAAAATGAAGAATTTAAAATATCATATCCTAAAGTAGATAGAACTAAAAAGATAGAGACATTAGTTAGAGTTAAAAAGAAGTAGAAATTATATTATGTCAAGTGAAAAAAACATCGTAGGAATACGTCATAAGTTCGCTACACTGCGAAATCAAACTATCCACATAGATATCAATGGTTTTCAATTAAAAACTACAATTGACAAAGTTGATGAACTTTTCGAATATAACGTAATACGTTATTGTGTTAATTCTGTATTGTATCAACTTGATAGAGCAAGACAAGACGCAATTGATTATAATATGGTAGAGCAAATGGGGTTTCCGTGTAAATTTAATAACACAGCAACTGTACCAGCAGATATGTCTGGTCATGCTGAACCTCAAAGAGTTTCTATTATTATATTAGTTGATGATGTTAATTCTAAATTACCAGATTATTGCGTAAAAGGAATGACTGGAACATCATGGGATATACATTCAAACCCAGAAGCACCAGAATTTTTAGATTATATTAATTATTTGACTGGAACTATTGATAAACCAGAAGCTGAAATAGTATCAATACACTAAGTCATTGAAATATAATGCTTTTTTATTTTTTATAAGTATTTACTTAATTACTCAAATATAGTAAAATATACCTATAAACAAATAATAAAAAGGAGTATATTATGGGAAATGTGAAAAATTGGTTAATGCAAATGGAAGATGATACATTTGTATTATCTAGAGAAGAGTTTGTTAAAAAACATGGTGAAAGACAAGCTAAGAGTATCTTTGATAAATTACAAGACCCAGAGTTTGATTTAACTGACGCACAACAAGCAATGGCTGAAGTTGCTTTAGATTTAGAAATAGCAGCAGAGGAGGGTAGATAATATGTTTCCTCTTAGAGAACCACTTCCTTATGCAACATTTGGTATAGCTGACTACAAATATTCACCACATAGAATTACTTTATTAAAAGTTGTTAATTCAGTATGGCAAGATTATTTGGGTGGAGTTATTTGTGATGTAGTGAGCACAGAAGATGGTGTTTTTGAAGCAATGGCAAGACCTGAAACTGTAAGTGCTGAATTTACAAATAGAATTAAAGCATTCGAAGATGCTGATGATATCTTTAATGATATAAATTATTTAGAAATTAAAGATGATTTAGAAACATTTGTAGATGAAAACAATATAAGCCATAGTCACTAATATGCTTAATACATTTTTATTAATTGTTTTAATTTGGGGGATTTACTCTCACGTACAAGTACAAAGACGTATAGAACTTCACTTAGAAGAAATAAAATATAATCTAAGAGAAAGAATGAGAAAATGAAAGAAGTCACTATCATTAGAAATAGAAAATCTAAAACTTTTACATTTAACAAAAATACTTTCTTAAAATTCTTAGATGAAAAAGAATATTTTAGATCTGAAGAGTTAGCAAAACAAGTAGTAAATGAAGTTTGGGCATTAGAAAAAGGTGAAAGTTTTAAAGTAATGGGATATATGTTCACAACAGAAAATTATATAAATGATTAAACAATTAGTAATACCAAAACAAACACATTATTGTGCTGATGCCTATGCATCATCAATTGATAAAACCACAATAAATTTTATCAAAGAATATATGTTTTTAAAACTTAAATTTAAAGCAGAAGTGAAATATAATGAGCAAAAAGATATTACTTTTGTTGAAATAGATCAAATTGATGGCGATTATACAAATGTCGTTATGTTAAAAGGTAATCCACAAGTAAATAATATTAAAGATTGGTTAATAAACAAATGGTAAATAATAACATAATTTTAATAGAAGAATATAAAAAGAAACTAGACCAGCAAGAAAAACTTATTGCAGAACAATCTTTTAAAATAAATGATTTAAAAGATGTGATTGATCGTATGCACGAAGATATGGAAAATTTAACAAGAACCATAAAAAAAATGACATACTTAGATCCTGTTGATAGTATGTCTTTTAAAGATGATGAGAAAGATTAATATTAAATGAACGATCCAATAAGACAACAGGACTTATATCATCTTTATGCCAGTATTCGTGAACGTTTGCATAGGATAGCAAATGAAAATCATCCAGATCCTCTGCAGAATCAGATCCGTCGCGAGATGGCAGAAGAATTGCTAGAATATTTACGCAATAATGAAGCAGGATTAAATAGTCAAGTTAGTTATAAAGAACAATGGATAACTGGTGAAATAGAAAATAGAAAGAATAATCAATATGAATAAAAAGAAAAAATTAAGTAAAAAATGGGTATTGGATGGTTTTTATTTTGATGGTAAAGATCACTTTGATTTATATAAAGATCATAGTGGTAATGTAAAACGTGTTAAACAAAAGAAAAAATTAAAAGTTTGTTAATGCAAAAAGAACCAGTTAAATGGTATGATCGCTCGGCTGATTTTAGAAGACTTTCAGATATTGAAATGAGTGAATGCTTACGCAAATTAAAAATTTCTAAATTACATGTTAATATTCAAGACGATATGTATATGTGTCTTGCTAATTTAAGAGATTTAGGTTCTATTTCATCATTTAATAATGAATTAAAAGAAAACTTCTTTGTTTATTGTAAAGAAGTTGGCATAGATATTGAAAACTATAAAAGATCAGATGAAAAAAGAGTTATGACTGCTTCTTTTGCTAGTATAATATGGGATAAAATAGTTAAATTAATAAATGCTAATGAAGCAGATTCTTCTAAAAGAGTTAAGGGTATAAAAAAACTAGTTCTCTTTCGTTTATTACAAAAAGAATTACCAGATCTTGATAAGAAACATATTCATAAGAATGTAAAGAATAATATTAAATTAGGTGCTTTAGAATATCATCAACAATCAAAATCAAGTAAGTTAATTCGTAAAGGACAATACTGGAGCACGTATGTTAAAGTCAATAAGTAATTTTAGTTGGGAAGAATTTTCAACACGTAATAATTTATATTTTCGTGTTGCTTATTATATTTTTGTACATGTATTAGCATTACTCGCATTTAAATATGCTACACTAACTACATTCTTTACATTTATATTATTCTGGTGGTTTGGTGCTTGGGCTGTATCAGGTTATACTCATAGAACACTATCACATAAATCTATTGTAGTTAAGAATAAATATTTAGAGCATTTAAGTAATATATTTGCTATATACGCAGGGATTGGCACACCTTTAGGATGGGCAGCATTGCATCGTATGCATCACACTCATCTTGATACTGAGTTAGATCCACATAGCCCACATAGAATAGGGTTTTGGAGATCTTATTTACATTTATGGGATTGGCGTAAAGAAGATGTACCATTAAAATATACAGCAGGATTATTTCGTAATCGTATTGCTGTTTATTATCACAATCGTGCTTTACCTACTTTATTATTATTCTGGTTTGGTTTATTCTTTATATCAGAATTTTTAAAAGTAAATCTAGGACTATTAGGTGGATTAGAAGTTTGTATTGGTGCAGCATTAGCTGTAGTTGCAGGATTGCATGGTATGGGTGTGACAAATGCAGTAAGTCATAGTCACGAAATACCAAAACAAGTTGTGTCTCTTGATCCAATCGCAGGAGCATTCGTTAATTGGGGCGAAGGAAATCATGAATATCATCACGCAAAACCAATGAATTATAGTTTTGGTGATGGCATATCAGATCCTGTCGCAAGAACTGCCGAATTATTCGAAAAATTAGAATTAGTTCAAATCAACAGAACGAGTGAATTAAATGGATAAAACATTATATAAAACTGGTATATTTTTTGCTGTAATAACAATTATAGCATTTTTTTTAATTTCGTGTACAACTACTCCAACGGAAACTACAAAACCGATGGAAAAAGTTATAGATGGATTTAAAAGTATAATCATACCAACACCATAATCCGTTTTATTCACTCGTAGTTCAATTGGATAGAATACCAGTCTACGAAACTGGGGGTTGCAAGTTCGAGTCTTGCCGAGTGAGCCAAATGATAACTAAATAGATTATATGAATTTTGTTGTAAATTTACCACATATACAATGCTGGATTAAAAAAGAGTTTCTCTATGACTTTAAAAAAGGTTTCGGAGAATATGTTCCATGTACTTGGGTGACTCTTAAATCTATTCCACGTAGAGCATTCTACATTGAGAGTTATTTACCAGAGTATGGAGCACTCTATGATAAACTTCCTATAAGTGCTTATGTGTGGAAAACTGATATTGATTTAGATAAACAACTTCCTTTAGATTTTTTACAACTATGGGATGGTTTTAGTTATCATATTACAGTAATTGAAAAACAATACCTACAACATTCTCGTGTTGAGATTATATTAAGAGATGGTTCACGTATGGGTGGTGAATATCTATTTACAGTAGATAGTGCTCATGCTGATCCAAATATTCCAAACGTCACCGAGTCAGAAGTTCCTACAGAACACAAATCACACAATATTGGTAAATTAGATAATGGGCAATGGTTCGCTCAGCCAAATAATCGTATGCTTTTCTTCGAATCAAGTGCAAATAAAGCTAAAGGTTTAAATGTGCCTGATTTTAAAGTAAGTTCAAAATATTATCATTGTGAACAGAATCCAAAATGGGTATTCGGAGATTCCGATGAATACTTTTATCCATCATATGAAATCAACAAGAAACCTACTAAAAATGATAATTAATCATAAAGCATTAGATTCTAAACTTTGTCCTTTACCATTAACTGCAGAGGGTATGCAGTGGATGGAAAATGATAATACATATGAAAAACAAACTAAATTATGGGTGCCAATTAAATACCATAATTCTGATTTTTTAAAATGGACTATGAATATAGGATTAAGTATTACAGACATAGAATTATTTTGTAATCCAGCAAATCATTCAATGCCTGTACATCTAGATGGAAATGAATTACATGATGAATTTAAATTGAATTATGCATTTAATCCAAGAGGAAATAGTTTAATGAATTGGTTTAAACCAAAACCTAACACAATTGGCAAACGTGAGGGTGTTAGATATAAAAATAAAGATGAGAGAAATATTGATACAGCAGATTTATATTGGTATCCTGAAGAAGTTGATTTAATTGAAAGTCATGATGTTGAAGTTTCAATTGTTCAAGTAGGACAACCACATAACGTGACAACTACTCAACATTCTAGAAAATGTTTGTCTTGTGTATTTGATAAGAGACTTGTAAATGGTTATACTACAAACGAAGATATTATATTAAAAGAAGATCTACACATAATTGCGAAAAGAAGAGATGAAGCTGTTGGTAAAAAAATACTTCAAGATATTGTTCCTATGTGGGAAGCAATAGATTTATTTAAAAAATATATTATATGAGTCAAGGAACAATTATAGAAACTGCAGCGAATACAGTTTATTGTGATGGCTACGATTCTAGTGTAGATGACGATACTCATCCAAGAGTATTTTATACATTAAAAGAATATAAAGATGGTGAAACAAAAGCTGTTTGTTTTTATTGTGGTACAATTTTTAAAAAAATATGAAAAACATTTATTGCGCAAATTTAAAACTTCCAGTTAATGATGTGATGATAGATAAAAATTGGTTAAGTAAAATGCCAAACAAAGGACACTTTCCTATACCAGAAAAAGAAGTAAATCCTGAATTATTAGATTTTTTTGAAGGAAAGGGGATGTACTTAAAAAATGCTGATGTGTTTTGTTCTCCTCCAGGATTTTATTTACAAATACATATCGATGGAACTGATTTAGGAACAAATTCGTGTGCGATTAACTGGCAATATTGTTCTGAAAAAGGATCTTATATGCAATGGTGGAATCCAAAACCTGAATTCGCAAATAAAAATATTATAGAGCCAGAAAGTTTTAGTGAAAATAGTTATAAAATAGAAACAACACCATATGCTTATGCTTGGACTCCTGAAGAATGTGATTTGGTTAATACTTCTGAAGTAGGTTTTCCATCATTAGTAAATATAGGTGTGCCACACTCAATGAAAAATGATACAAAAGTTAATCGATATGCGATTAGTTTGACATGGAAACGTTATAATGGTTCAACAGTAGAATGGGATTATGTATATGAGAAATTACAGTCATACGTTGTGGCGTGAATTAAATCTGCCAATATCACCGATTAAAAAGGATTATGTATTTCCTAAAGAATCAGATCAAGATATAGTAGCAAAATACACAGACCATTATCATGAAAGACATTTAATTAATCAAGATTTAATTGATTGGGCTAAGTCTATAGATCTTGGTGTACTTCGTATTGAAAGGTTTTCATCTAAGCCAGACTATCGAATGTATGTTCACACTGATAATGATGATTGGATAGATGATTTAGTTAAAATTATTTGGTGTTATTGCCCCACTGACGATCATACAATGAATTGGTATGATATAAAAGATACCAATTATTACGATGTTGAAACAAATAACGATTCTGGTCCCACGATGCACTTTCCAGATTTTAATATTGATAAGTTAATTACGAGTACTACTATTAAGAATAATCCTATATTGGCTAATACTGGGCGACCACACAATATTCAGAATGGAAAAAGTTATAGACATGTAGTTTGTGCTTGGTTTCACGACTTAAAATCAAATGAAAAAATTACAGTTGATGGAAATATTTACCCAAAACCTCTTCAATGGGACGTTGCAGTGTCAAGAATGAGAAACATTATTTTATAAATAGAATTAAGATTTTAATTATGAAACCAGTATATGTAGTTGGATATGGAATGATCGACAGTCTTGGGAATAACCCAAAAGATTGTTTTGATAAGATGTTAGATAATAAAGATTATTCTTCTGATATACCTGAATTGAAAGCAGAGAACGCAAAAGTTTTTCGTGGTGCTATATTCAATCCTGACGATTGCATTATACCAAAAGATTTTGACATTAAGATGCTTCGTTCAATGACGAATGCACAAAAGATGATGCTTCATGCAGTTGATGCAGCATTAAAAATGTCAAACCTACCCCATCATTATGATGTTGCAACTCTTCTTTCAACAGTTTCAAACGATACTGAATTTTTAGATGAGTTGTACTTACCTACAAAGAATCATAAAAGAGTAAATCCTAGAAAATCAGCAAATCGTATTCCAGATATGGGATGTTCGCATATTTCATCTCATTATAAATTTATGGGATTAAGTGCAGCAACATTCGCAAGTTGTTCTACTGGTCTTGTGACTATTGATTATGGAATGCGATTAGTTGATGAATATGAATATGTAATTGTCGGAGGATCTGACGCAGGTTGTTTTCCGATGGCAATTAAATATTTTAATACATTAGGTGCTGTAGGAAATTACAGTATGCCTTTTGATAATGATCGTACAGGATTTTTAATGGGTGATGGTTGTGGTGTTTTAATATTACAATCAGAAGCAATGGTTAAAAAGTACGGAAGTAAGGTATTCGCTAAGTTATATCCTTGTGGTATGGCGAGCGATGCTTTAGATATGACAAGCCCAGCCAATGATGGCAGAGGTGCTCGTATAAGCATGTCTAAAGCAACAAAAGATATTGGAGAAATAGATTTTGTGTGTGCGCATGCAACATCTACACCAGTTGGTGATCCAATAGAATACGAGACTGTAGTTAGTTTCTTGGGAGAAAAACCTATTTGGGCACCGAAGTCAAAAATAGGACATACCCTTGCAGCTGCTGGAGTGTTAGAGTGTATATATGCGATTCTTTCAATGCAAAGAGGAATCATACCACATATACAAAATTTAAAAAGTGCTTTTTGTGACACTAAAAATATTTTAGTTCGCGAGAATTTAAATACTAACAAAAAAGTTTTGCGAACATTAAATAACTCATTCGGATTTGGGGGAAAATGTATGTCGCAAGTAATAGAGGTAAATAAAGAATGACAACAATAATACTTTTATCAATCGGTGTTATAATCGGTTGGACTTATAAGCCAGCATTTGCTGATAATTTTATAAACAAATCTAAAGAAATTTTAAGTGGTGTTTTAACTTACTTAAAAGCTCTTGTTAAAAAAGGAGACAATAAGTAAAATGGCACAAGTAGAAACAAACACAAAAACGGAATTGACAAATTCCAAGGAGATTCCCCAACGTCAAACATCTTGGGGTTATCATTTAATTATTGATGCAGCAGGTTGCACTAAAAACTTTCAAGACCCAGTGGTTTTGAAAACTTTTTTAAATGACCTTTTAGTTCGCATCGACATGAACGCATGGGGTGAGCCATGGATAACTCACTTTGCTGAAAAACCAGAGATCGCTGGATGGACAGTAATACAAGCATTGACTACAAGTTCATTAACAATACACTTTTTAGATAATAATGGTGATTGTTATTTTGACTTGTTCTCATGCAAAACTTTTGATATTGAAATGGTGAAAACTATGATAAAAGAATATTTTGATCCTATTTCAATGAAGGATCAATATTTTGTTAGACAAGCATAATATAACACCAAAAGAAGCATTACAAGAGTGGTTGGCGAGACTTAAAATACCTCGCCAAGCACTTGATGGTCATTCTATATGTCCATTTAGTAAAGGAGTCAGTGTACCTACACCTGAAGACTTAAACATCGATAACTCTTTTCGTCCTCCTGCATTATGGGAGATTAAAAAAATTAAAATTTACAACATAATCAATCCGAATATTACACCAACAGAATTAGATGAATGGTGTGATTATTACATAAACAAATATGAAAATTATATGTTTATAGCAGACCATAAAGACAGAGATACACACATTAATGGAATTAAAACAAATAATGGTTATTTTAACTTTATGTTAGTTCAAAGTTTGCCTGAATTGAATGAAGCACGTAGAAATTTATTAAAAACAACCAACTATTATAGTTTCTGGGATCCTGAATATTTAAAAGATACTTGGAATAATAGTTTTGATAAAGAAGAATAATTATGAGTGTTTGGACAGATTATGATCCGTTGAAAGAAATTATTATAGGAAGTATTCCTACACCTGAATACTTTTCAAACTTTCTAAAACCAGATATCCTAGAAGTCCTTACACCCATTATAAAAGAAACACATGAAGACTTAAACAAGTTTGCTAATATATGTATTTCTTTAGGAGTAAAAGTATATAGACCAAAAGTGTTAGACTTTCGTGAACCACTTAGACTTCCAGGATTTAAAATTAAGAATCCAATATCACCTTTAGTGCCAAGAGATAGTTATCTTGTTTATGGTAATACAATTTATTCTTCATATACTAGTATGGCTGATAGATGGTTAGAGTCATTATCATTCTACGATATCTTTATGGAAAAGTTTGTAGAAGGATATAATTGGTTATCAACACCAGTACCACAATTAAAAGACTTTAGACCTGACACTCAATGGTACACGCATGGTGGCGATCGTTATGGAGTAGAATTAAAAGATAAAATATTATGGCATTGTGCTACTATGTACAAATGTGGTGATAGTTTAATTATTAATTCTTCGGGTCCAGGAACTAAATTAGGATATGACTGGATGCAACGTAATATACCTGATACTAAATTTATAAAGAATTCAAATAAGCCACACAAAGGATGGGGACATATAGATCAATTTTTCTTTCAAACGGATGATAATACAGTATTTTGTACTAATAAAAATTATGTCCCAGATGTATTCCTAAATAATAGTAAGTTCAAAGTACATGAATTTGGTCACTTAATTAAAGATGTAGATATGAAACAATATGAACATCGTCTAGCACAAACAGATGGTAAATATAGTATTGAATGGATTGATGAGTGGATAGATGAATGGAGAGGTTTCGCACAAGAAGTAGCATTTGATAGTAATGTAGTTGTAGTTGATAGTAAAAATGTAATTGTCACTAATGAACAACCAGCATTATCAAATTGGTTTAAAGAATTTGGTATAACACTACATCCTGTTAATTTAAGACAGGGTGGTTTTTGGGATGGTGGTGTTCACTGTTTATCGCTTGATATTAAAAGAGATGGAGAGAAAAGAAATATCGTATGAGAAAAATTTATAACTGGATTAATCCAACCTATTATGTAGATTATGATAAATTAAAGGATGTAATAGTTCCTTTGATGCAAGAAGATTTACGTGAATGGATGATTAACAATCCGATCGAAACAAGCACTGAGTGTGCTTATGCTCCACCAGAAGAAGTAGAAGAAAAGATATTATCCAAAAAAGAAGAGTTGAAGGCACATAAAAATCGAGCAATTGCTTATAAAGAAATTCTTACAGATGAAGCTGAAAGAAAACATTACAATGATTGGCGTTCTATTGATTTTCTTTATGAGTGTAAATGGAATAAAGAAGTTTTTAAAAGATCTTGGCAATTAATGTCTGAATGTAAAGGTATTAAACAAATCTTTATTAATTTTATAAAACCAAATGGAATTATAACACCACATTTAGATACTTCTACTTGGGAAAAGATAGAAGAAGATTGGGGTTTGCCACTTTATTCATTAGAGGGTGGAAGTATTATTGCTACATTATTTACAGGTATGAAAAACAGAGAAGAAAAGACTGTTGGAATGAAAGTAAATGGTGTTTATAAGTTTCCATTAGCAGGAGAATTAGTTTGTTTTGATGGAAGATGGAATGAACATCAAATGTGGAACAACACAAACGAGTGGAGAATTACAGCAGTAATAGATATTGATAGAAAATACTTTACTCAAGTGTTAGAGGATGTTGATGAAGAAAAGAAAGAAATAAACAGACCAAAAGATAGTCTTACGATAACAGAAAATGCAACAATTAAATTTCAAAAATCTTTTAGTAAAGAAGAAGTAGAATATTATTTAAATCATGGTTTAACTGAAAAAATAGAATTTTTAAAAGAAAAAATACTTTGGTTGAATGAATATTCTGGGCGTAAAATATACGCAGACCATTTAGATGAAATTTCAACAACAACTTTTTTAAATGCTAATATAACAAAAATAGATATATATTTTAAAAATTATAAGGAATATTATGTACATAGCACCTAATTCATATATTAATTATGTTCAATTATTAGATCATTATCCTAAATTAGTTGAGGATATGAATAAATGGCTTAATACACATACACCAGAAAGAGATTCAATTGCTGTATATTCTGATGATCCTGCAAATAAGTTTTTGTCCACTACAACAAACTTTGTAGAAAGCTGGACAACTGAAGAAGAAAAGCAACATCGTTATGATTGGAAATCTATTCCTGTGTTTTTTGAAAAAGCGTGGAACACAAAAGACTTTCCTAGATTTTCAGAATTTGGTAAAGATTTAAAAGGATTGAGACAATGTCTTATTAATTTTATTGCTCCACGTGGTAAAATTACAATACATAAAGATCACGACAATTGGGGTAAGATGACAGAAGATTGGGGATTTAAGTGTGAAGGATATTCATTAGTTGCTACTTTAAAAACAGGAATGAAAAAAGCTACAGATAAAACAGTAGGAACATGTATTAGAGATATTAAAACTGGAACTGACACTTGGAGTTATGCATTAGTAAATGAATTTGTTTGTTTTGATGGATTAAATTATAACCATGCAATTACTAACAATACAGATGAATGGAGAATTTCAGCAGTATTTGATATTGATAAAGAAAAATTTGATCCTAGTTTTGTTAAAACTGATAAACAAGTTTGTGATTATTATGTGGATTGATGTAAAAAGATATAAAGATTATAAAAAATTATTTGATTATCAAAATATTTTAAATCTAGACATAAAAAACTGGTTAAAAAACAATGATCCTATAAAGAATACAGAACCAGTTTATGAAGAAAGAGCAAGTAGTCAAGAGTCATATGGGAAACTTAATCCTGATGGTACTATAACTTCTATCAGTTCGAAGTTTAGTGAACCACCAGCAGATCCTACAAAGAATCCAGAAGAATACGCACACAGAAAAGATTGGAGATGCGTAGGTGGGTTTTATGAACGTACATGGAACACAAAAATAATAAAAGAATCATTAAAAGCTTTAACTATGTTAAGTGGTTTAAAACAATTAAATATAAATTTTCTTTGTCCCTTTGGTAAAATAACTTCTCATTTAGACGATGGTGGGTGGAAAAAAATATCAGAAGATTGGGGTAAAGAAACTTACGGATATAGTATAGTACAAACAATTCAATCAGGTATGACTGAATCATCATCAGAGTTAGTTGGCATGCGTGTAAATGATGTTGATAAATATCCATTAGTTGGAGAATTAGTTTGCTTTGATGGTATAAAAGGATTACATAGCATGTGGAATAATACAAATATATGGCGTATTACTGCTGTGTATGATATAGATATAAACGCATTTAATAAATATAGTATATGTGGATAGACGCAACAAAATATAAACATTACGAAGTTCTTAAAACAAGTTTAATTCCTGCATTGGAGTTAGACTACAATAGATTCATTCGTAAATTTGATATTACAGAAACAGGTGTAAATGTATTTCGATTTGAATATCCTAATCGAGAAGACGATCATGCTGATGATTGGTGGGCTATACCACTTATTCAAGGAGGTGAAGCAGTACCACCTTTAAGAAATCCATGGCAACATGCAACAGCAAGTTTAAAAGAAATTCCTGGAGTATTTCAATCAATCGTAAATTTTATAAAACCAAATGGTGGATTGCCAATGCATCATGACTTTGGTAGTTGGCAAAGAATAGAAGAAGCATTAGGTTATCCAGTAAAAGGATATACAATAGCTATTGGTATTGACATGCCATCAAACGATCCGAATATTTGTGGTATGGAATTTGAAAATGATACTTTTCCAAGAACTTATGGAAATAAGGAAATAGTAGCATTTAATGGACGTGACTTTATGCATAAAGTATGGAATAAAACAGGAAATTGGCGTGTTTCTTGTGTAATTGATACTGATATAAAGGATTGGAACAATTAAAACCCTTTACATACAATAAAAAATATAGTATAATATAATCTATGTGGCTTGGAAATCCTACATCTTATTCAAATTATAGTGCTTTAAGTGCTATGATGATTGCTTTAATGAGCGACTATGCTGAATGGCGAAGTCAAAGATCATTCGAAGATACAGTAAATGCTGACGATCGTTATTCTATGCCTATTAATAATAGAGGTGGGTTTAAAGCATTACCATTGATTGATGCTCGTAAAATAAACGAACAATTAGAAGATAGATATCTTTGGAAACGTACTACTACTCAATTCTATAATATTCCTGGAGCAATAGACTTATGTGTCAATATGATACGTCCAGGAAAAATGTTGCCAGTACATCACGATGGTTATGTTTGGGATTGGATACGTCAAAGTATGGGAGATCCTACAATTGAAGGATATACTGTAAGTTTTGGTATTGATATACCTGAACCTGAAAAGCAAGCATTATTATTTGATGGTGAAAAGAAAATCTGGAAGACAGGTGAGTTTGTAGCATTTAACGGACACGATATTCAACACAGTTTAAAAAATGAAGCAACAAACCCAGAGCATTGGCGAGTGACGGCTGTAATGGAAATTGATAAAAAATATTTTAACAACTATTCTGTTGGTTTATGAGTTTAGATAACGATCAATTACAACAAGAAATTTACGATGATATATTTAAGAATGCTATGGATCTTATAGTTAAACATTCAAGTAATTTAGAAGTTAATCAATTAGTTTCAAGTACGATGCTCGCAATAGCTATTCGTTTTTATAAATCAGCTTTAACTGATTTAGATTATCAAAAATTTTTAAATTCAATTATAGAAGTTGGACAAGAAGCAAGACCATTTGGTGTTGCTGAAATATTACCAAAAAGAAAATTGAATTAACTAAATAGGTTTGCTTTTAACAGAGGAGGGTATTATGACTCTTTTTGTTTATGAAGTAATAGTTCTTATTTTATCTGTTATTATGTTAGGAATATCTGTTTTTTATATGTTTAAAATTGACAAAGCAAAGAAAAAATAATTATTATTTTATACTATGAATATCTTTTACTTAGATAAAAATCCTAAAATTTGTGCGACAATGCACTGCGATAAACATGTAGTCAAAATGATTATAGAGTATGCGCAGTTATTGTCAACTGCGCACCGAGTCCTAGACGGAACTTCAAACAACATCCTTACCAAATCAAAACGCAAATATACCACTTGGATTCATCCAACTCCATTAATGGAATCTACATTGTATAAATCTACTATGAAGAATCATCCATCAGCTATATGGGTTCGTGAGAGTGTGTCACATTATGAGTATTTGAAAGAATTATGGAAACATTTATCAGACGAATATACTCATCGTTATGGTAAGACACATAGCACTTATATCAAATTAAAAGATGTATTAAAATTAAATCCAATCAACATACCTAATATTCCATTCAAAGATCCACCACCAGCAATGAGTAATTTTCCATTATGTATTGTACCAAATAATAGTCTTTACTCTTATTATAATTATTACATAGTGGCAAAGAATTATTTTGCTAAATGGACTAATCGACCGATACCTGAATGGTACTCAACAGGGTTATCAACAAAGAAATTATATGCCTAATTATACATTTGAAAATAAAAAAACTAAAAAAGAATTTTCATTAACAATGAAAATGGATGAACTTGAATTATATTTAAAAGCAAATCCAGATGTTCAACAAATATTTAATACATTTCCTGGAATTGCTGCACCATGGAACGTTGGAGGTGTGACTGGAAAAGCTACAAATGCAAAAAAAGGTTTTAAAGAGGTATTAAATAGAATACACAAACGTACTCCTGGAAGTCGTTTAAATAAAACAACGGACATGTAAGGATAAAAAATGAGTATATTTACAGAAGAAAGATTAGGAAAAGCATTATATTTAACAGATGCAAATACATTAACCAATTGGTATAATGCCTTACTCGATTCATTACCAGAAGATATGATTGAGAGTCCGAGTCGTATTGCTGGTTTCTTAGCACAAACATCACACGAGTCTGGTAAATATAAATTTTTAGCAGAAAATTTAAACTATTCTGATAAAGGTTTATTAAAAACATTCCCAAAATACTTTAATGAGAGTAATGTAATGGATTATGCTCGTAAGCCAGAAGCAATCGCAAATAGAGTTTATGCGAATCGTATGGGAAATGGTGATGAAGCATCAGGTGATGGTTGGAGATATTGTGGAAGAGGACTTATACAATTGACAGGTAAGAATAACTATCAAGCATTTGCTAATAGTGAACAAATGAATATAGAAGAAGTTCCTGATTATTTAATTACATATGTTGGTGCTGTAAGATCTGCTCTTTGGTTTTGGAATAAAAATAATTTAAATGACACAGCTGATCTCGGAGATTTACTAATGATGACAAAGAAAATAAATGGAGGAACACATGGACTTGCTGAAAGAACAGCTGAATACAAAAGAATCCTTGAAATATATTCAGCCTAGCAAAAGGTTCACTCATCTTTCAATTGAGTTTCCTAAGTTAGAAAGAATAGATTCTGCTGGGAGTAGAGTTTATAAAACACCAACAGGAAATCTATATCCTTCAGTGACAAGCATCACATCATTACAAAATAGATCAAGTATTATTGAATGGAGGACTAGAGTAGGAAATACTGAAGCAAATCGTATATCAAAACAAGCATCATCACGTGGTACTTTAATTCATAAATGGTCTGAAAAGTATTTACTTAATGATGGATTTGAATATGATACAGAAGATTTAGTAGAAACAACTTTGTCTCAAGATTTTACTAATTTTATGCCAGTGTTAAATGAAATTGATAATATAATGGCACTTGAAACACCTTTATATTCTCATGAATTACAATGTGCTGGTACAGTTGATTGTATAGCTACATTTAAGAATAAAGTTTCTTTAATTGATTTTAAAACAGCATCAAGACCAAAAGAAAAGAAATGGATTCAAAACTACTTTATGCAAGCATCAGCATACGCACATATGTTTAAAGAATTAAAAGGACAACCTATACAACAAACTGTATTATTGTTTTTAGTAGATGGTGGTGAAACACAAATATTCACTGAGAATCCAAATAGTCATCTTGAGATGTTTAGATTTTATAGAGAACAATATAGAAAAGAAAATGAATTGGCAGTCGAATAAAGGATTCGTCGCAAAAGAGTATAAAGCATTTGGTGAAAATGCATGGGGTCAAAAAGTATTTGTAATTAAGTATAAGGGATTTTCTAATGTCACAGTAGAGAATGATTTTAACCAATGGATAAAAGAAGTAGATGACCTCGCAATTGAAAAGAAAACAAAATAAAACATTTAAATCTCCTTTTTTAAGTGGAAGTGATATGAAACATGTACGAACTAAAAGAAATAAGTCCAGCAGAAAATCTTAAGAGAGTTATTAAGACTGATGGATATTGGGTACATTACGAGAATCGTACTAACTTAGAAGTACAGTCTGGTAATTGTTCGTTCACATTAGGTTATAATCATAAAGAATTAAAGAGTCTATTACCAACGAATGAGATTGATTTTCTTCGTGGTAATAGTGGTGAGTCCGCAGAGCCTGTTGATCGTTTAAGTGAAACACTAACAAAAGAAGCTGGTATGGATGGCATCGCCTATGCTGTATCTGGTTCAGATGGTAATGAGTGTGCTTTTTATATTAATGATTTATATTGGACTAATAAAGGTGAACCGAATCGAAGATATATAATTTCAATACCACCTTGTTATCATGGAACTACAGTTGTTTGTCGAAGTGCAAATAATGATATCGTAGAGAAAAGACAGAGTCGTTTTGTACCGATACGTGGAAGAACTTGGTACACAACAGAAGATAGTATTGCGAACGAAACAAATGTACTCGAACAAATAATCGAAACATTTAAGAGTCGTAATGATATTGGTGCTATTTTAATTGAGAGTTATCCATGGAATAAAACAATTGCTCCATGGAGTCATAACTTCTATCAACTACTACGTGCAACTGCTACGTTATATGGTGCAAATTTAATCGTAGATGATATTGCAGGTTATGGTGGTAAGATAGGAACACTCTTTACTCATACAGCTTATAATATAAAACCTGATATGGTGACAATTGGTAAAGCACTTACAAATGGACTAATACCATTATCAGCTTGTTTAATTAATGATAAAGTATTGAAACAAGTAAAGACTACATTTAATTGGGGGCATACTTGGCAACCGAATATGTATGGTGTGCGAGTAGCGAATCGTTGTATAGAGTTAATCAAAGAACGAATGGCATACTCGAAAGTAATCGAAAAGAATTTAAACGATATAGGTGATCGTTTAAAGAGTAAAGGACTCGTGAGAAACGTAATTGGGAATGGAGTATGGAAGTCTTTTGTACCAGAACCAAATCCAATACCAATCTCGTTAGCTGAGATTGATAAAGCAGGAATGTCAGCAACAACGAACGAGAATACAATTAAGACAATTATACCACTAATTGCTGATGATATATACTTTGAAGAATTAGAAAAGCGATTAGAGGTTTGCTTTACAAATATAAAAGAACAAAGAACACAAGGACTATTGATATGAACGATAAACAATCTGCAGAAAAAACTACATATTTTCAATCAGAAAATGAAATACCTGATTGGTATATAAACTATGCTGAAGGAACACCTGCATTTGCAGAGTACTTTAAACTTCAACTTCTTAAATTTGAACAGTTTGAAGATCAATCACTTTTAAACACTGTTGCTCTTACAGTTGCAACTGTAAACAATTCAAAAGATCTAATGCATGATATAAGTCAAACGATGTTTGATAGAAATTTCGTGTATAGTCGAGATATGGTAATGGGAGCAATCGCTGAGTGCTTAAATGACTATGCATTAATCGATAAGAATTATATACTAGGAGAAGATACCGATGAAGCGAGAGTTCGAATGACTGTTGCAATATTAAGAGGTATGCCTAAATCGTTATTCCTTGATTGGAACGAAACAAGAACAGAAGAAGAGCATAAAATACGTGCGATTATTGGTATAGTTGACGTTATAAGCAAAATCATCTAAACCACTCTCAAAACACGTTAAAATAGGTTTAAACCCTATTCTATAATGAGAGTGAACTATTCTAAACCATTGATTTATATAGCTTATTTTTTACTACCTTTGGTTTAAAAAGCTTTACTTTTAAGAATTTTTAAGGTATAATATACCTAAATAACATATAAGATTTGTTCTTATTCTTCTTCCCAAGAAGTTTAAGATTGTGAACTATATTGATGAAAAAACTATGAAGCCATATAATCGAAACTTTCGAAGCACAAAAGACTTCAAGTCAAACGACAAAAGAAATAGATTTGACTCGCCAAAGAAAACTTATTCAACACCTCATTACGAGCGTCCAAAAGAAACTGGTCTTGAAGTATTGGTTGAGAATGATAATATTGAAAAGGCAATCCGAAGACTTAAAAAGAAAGTTGATCGCGAGGGTTTGATCCGTGAGATAAGAGATCGAGCCACTTATAGCAAACCATCAGAGAAACGTAAGATTGCAGCACAGAACGCAAGAGATCGTTGGCTGAAATATAAACGTGACCGAGATCGTTTGATTTAAAATAAAACCTAATATAATCTAATTCGAAAGGAAAAGAGTATATGAAAAGTTTGAATTTACAGGATGTGGGTAGGCGAGTGCGTCTCGCTATATTCCTCCTAATCCTATTACCATTCCTAATTATTCCAAGCATTACTACTTCAGCAGACGAAGAGTCACCTGAGTTTATTTGCTTAGTTGAGAACATTTACTTTGAGAGTAAAGGTGAATCAATGCGAGGAAAGATCGCTGTTGGAGTTGTCACTCTGAATCGTCTCAAAGATTCTCGATACCCTAAAACAATCTGCGAGGTTGTAAAGCAGGGTCCAGTAAGAGAATCTTGGAAAACAAGACAAGATCCCAATCTTACAGCCGACCAACGTTTATACAATCCAGTCCGTCATCGTTGCCAATTCTCTTGGTGGTGTGATGGATATAAAGAACGGATTAAGTATGATGAAAACTGGATCGATTCAGTGCGAGCAGCAAAGTCTGCTCTGACTGGTAAGTACGATGATCTAGTGGATGGAGCAACACATTACCATGCTGTCTATGTGACACCTGAATGGGCGAATCGTTTAAGATTCATCGTTCAGATTGATAATCATAAATTCTATGAATACCCAAAAACTTCCAAAGTCGCAAGTCTATTCTAAATCCAAAGGCACTCATCCTTCTCAACCGAGTGCCTTTGCAACCCTCGCATCCCTCTCTCCTATATACTTAAATCTAACCAGAGCGTCGTCGTTTTTATGAAAAGAACTGCAATCTGCTCAATCTGCGGAATTACTGCATACGTTCCAATCTCAAGATCATTACTCGCACTCTTACAATTTAACTGTAATTCGAAGCATGCTGAAAGATTCGGAGTCTGTGAATTTAAGCTTACAAAGAAGACTCAGAAGAGAAAGGTTTCGGGCACCTAGTTCATTGGTAGAACACGTGGTCGACATCCACGGGGTGGCAGGTTCGATTCCTGCGGTGCCCACCATGCCCTAATAGCTCAATTGGTAGAGCAACTGATTTGTAATCAGTAGGTTGGGAGTTCAAGTCTTCCTTAGGGCACCAAATTCTTGGAAACGGATGATTTGGTGTTAAAAAGCAAGGAAATACGATGCTGAACCTCACGAACGACACACAGCGACATTCTCCTCGCATTCCTTCGCGCAGACCCAGACACTCCCACACTCCCCTTCGAAACACTAGATCTAGTGGGTACTCTTTTCGTTCTCTCTAAAACCATGTAAATAAATTCAGTTTTCGCCTTAATTTCGCCTTAATTGTAGGGTATAATATTCGTATGAAAACAAATAAAAAGGAAATAAGTATGACTGATACGTTTTGGAAACTAACTTACTCGGATGGTGAAATTGAATATACTGAATTCGCTCCCTATTCGAATAAGTCTTATTATGAGTATGAGCGTCTTGAAAGTGTTGGAAATCCTGTGATTCGATTTGAACTAGTTCGTGCTGATAAATCGAATAATGATTTAAGATTTGTGAGTGTTGCTTAATGAAAAACTTTATAAATGAATCTTGGGTTGCTGTGCTAGTATTGGTGGCATTGATTGCTGCTGGTTATGGTGCAATGCATTTAATTCTATACTTCGGAGGATACTAATGAAAACGAGAGAACTTTGGCTTGACTTCGAAACATGGTTGGAAAGAAATTATAATAGGAATGTGTCGGATCTATCCTGGAATGCATATGTTTTATTAAGTAAAGAATATAATTCTGAAAGATTGTCTACTCGAAAGTACGAGACAAGGACAGAGAAAGGAATAGCGAATGATTAAAACTGCATTATATTTAAATAAAGAGAATATGCATCAATCAGTGTATAAATTCACTGGTAAATACGAACTCGTAGTGGAACAGGAAATACTCGCTTCTTCGAGAGATGAAGCATTTGAACTGTATTTAAAAGAGGGTGGATTAAACTACTCGAGAATAACATCGGATTTGACCGAAAACTCTCCGAGAATCGAAACTACTTATATTGATGCGATGACACCAGAGATGGAGATTAAGTATGTCGGAACTGTGGTGGCTTCGAGAGATGACGAGAACGAAGTGGAACTCGAGAATGCGTTAGGAGGATATAGTGGCTAAGTTGTTTAAATTGAACTCTGGGAGAAGAAAAACACTCCGTGCACATATACCAAATTTGAGTGGAAAGAGAGAGATTGCAATTACTCAGATCTCGGCATTATTAAGAGAAGATACGAATATGAGTCACGAGCAGAGTATTGAGTTTGCGACTCGAGTATTGAATAGCTATTTGGCAGCGAATATGCAGTCACCAAGTGGAAGAGTACACTAATGAATAAAAAGGTGGTAATCTCATTCGTTGACGAGTCTGGCGAGAATCGAGTGTTTAATGATTGGGCTTCTGCCGAGGAGTATTTAAAGACAGTAATCGCATTAAATCGTGAATTTACAGGAATACAAGCTTCGTTAATTGTGAATACACGAAAAAAGGTATAAAAAACAATGACTTATTTTGCACGATTTTGCTTTACTTATTCACTAAAATAGACTATAATAGAGGATATAAACAACTAAAATATATAAAATGAACTATCTTGAAGAAATAAAAGAACTAAAAAAAAGAAAACTAAATAATGGTGAAATCGCAGAACACTTAGGTATTACAAAGAGCCAAGTGCGTAAGTTATTGAATGATGAATACGAAGAATTAAGTGATTCATCTTATACTGATGCTGATTGCTCATATAGCTATTCGAATGACGATTCGGATATAGGTGATATAATCAGTACAATGCGAGGACAATCATACTAACCTTATAAGGAAAACATAAACATGAAAAGATTCGAATTTATATGTAAAGGAAAGCGAAGTCACTTTCTTGAAGCATTAACAGAAGAAGCAGCAAGATCATTCTTTGCTGAAAATCGTACGACAGCTACATTAGAGATTATCGATGTAATTGAAGTAGCAATACCAACTCCAATTGACAAGTCTGGAGCATCAATGAAACTTGAAGGATTCGAGAGAATTAATTCTGAAGTTAAAGTATCAAAAGCAGATCTTGATGCATTAGCAGCTTCGACTCCAAACGATAATAAGATTGGATATTAGTTTATTTTTATTATTATGCCATTGATGCCGATATATTATAATTCAACGAATCTAAACCCTCGTATGCGCAAATCAAAGAATAAAAAACTTCGGAACGCAAACCTTGAGCATGAAGAATGGCTCAAATCACGAGGGTTGCATTCGTCACAGTTAAGTAATCACTCAGAAGAATACAAGCTTGAAGTGAATCGAAAAGAACCTTACAATACAAATCACAATATTACTGGGAATACAAATCGAGTTTCTGAGAACGTTTATACAGGGACGTTGATTAAAGGAATCGCAACGATGCATAAGAGCAATGCAGTTCCAATCATTAACGAAGAACAAGCAGTCGAAATATCAAAAATGAGAAGAGGATAACATGATCGAAACATACATATTATTCGGAGCAGCAATATTCGGTATTGGTTGGCTTCTAGGCAATTTTACGAAAGACAAAGAGAAAGCAGACTATACAATGTTTATTATTGATTCATTGATACAGAATCGCTTTCTCAGAACACATCCAATCGAGATACTCCCAAGAGTATTCGTGAAACATATTATTCGTTGGGATACACCAAAGGAACACTTGAAAAACCCAGTGAAATTGGAAGAATTTCATTTTCCAAAGAACTTTACAAACAATCCAAAATAGTATATAATATATCATTATGAAATCATTGACACCTGAATTTTTAAGAAATATTCAAGACAATATAACGAGAATGAGTAATGAAGACAAGAAACGATTATCGAGTAAGAGAAGAATTGAGATAATCGGTTATTGTAATCTAAAGAAAAGACAGATTGATTCCTGGATCTCTTCATTACTTCATCTCGATAGTCGTATTGCAACGAGTGAGTCGACGAGTCTACAATCTTCAATTACTTCTCCAAATACTCCATTATGGAAACTCTATAATACATTGACTTCAATTTCGAATGATTTAGCAACTGAGATTGATTCCTATACTTATTGGAATTCAACGAGTAATGAGCGAATACTTATTGGATCGAATAATTTAAGTAATCGAATTGAGAATCGTGTATTCACCAAAGGAAAAAACAATCCCTATTATTCATATATTGAAGCGATAATCGAGATCGCCGAAGAAGAAGGAATCGAACTAAGTAATATAAAGAATTCATTGAGTAAGTCTATACTTCAGAAGATTGAAGCAATCGGCTATTCGAGAAAAGAATTAAAAGGCAGTACTGCTACATTGCCATTTTAAACGATATTTCAGTGGAAGAAATTTCATTGAAATCAAATCCGACTTTTGAACGTTTTGGTCGGGAACCCTAAAACGTATCATTACATTATAACAAAGGAGACAATTATGTTTAAACATTTAATTACGTTTCTAACTGCATTACTCTTCACAGTATCAGTTTCTGCACAAACACCAGCACCTAAAAAGGAAGAGCCAAAAGCTCCGACTGTAGTATGTGTAGAAAAAGATAAGAATGGTAAAGCAATCATTGATGCAAAGACAAATAAACCTGTCGTGTGTCCAAAGAAAGACGAAAAGAAGAAGTAATTCTTCTCTCTGTCGCTGTATTGGGCGAAGTAAATCTCGCCCTTTACTTACACGAAAAAATAGAGTATAATAACTCTAGTAGTGTGAAATCTATATTATATTGAAGTAAAGACCTATATTATTATACAACGCATATAACGCATATAAAAAAGGAGATAACCACATGGTGGATCTAAATGCTCTTCGTAAAGAGAGCCAAAATGACTTTACGAAAATTAATCAAGAGTTCGATCGAATTAATAAAGGATCGAGCGCAAAATCAGACTCTTCTGAAGACACTCGTTTTTGGAAACTAGAACCAGATAAACTGGGCAATGCAACAGCAGTCATTCGTTTTCTTCCACGTAGCAATGGTGATGAACTTCCATGGGTGAGATTATTTTCACATGGTTTTCAGGGACCATCTGGTAAATGGTATATAGAGAACAGCCGAACAACATTGAATGAAAAAGATCCTGTCGGAGAATTGAATTCTAAGTTGTGGGCGAGTAATCTTGAGAGTAATCGAGAGATTGCGAGAAAGCAAAAGAGACGTATGCATTACATCGCGAATGTTTATATTATCAGTGATCCGAAGAATCCTGCAAACGAAGGAACAGTGAAACTGTTTAAGTTTGGAAAGAAGATCTTTGATAAGATTATGGAAAAGGCGAAACCTACATTTGCTGATGAGAAACCAATGAATGTATTCGATATATTCGCTGGTGCTGACTTTAGATTGAGAATGCGTAAAGTAGATGGTTATGCAAACTACGATCAGAGTAGTTTTCTTGAACCAAATGCATTCTTGAGTAGTGATGAGAAGAGATTAACAGAAACGTTAGCAAAAGCTCATCCATTGGCTCCTTTCATTGCACCGACACAGTTTAAGTCATATGAAGATTTAAATCGTCGACTGAATGAGGTACTTGAAACTCTTCCAGAATCTAAATCATCTGGAACAATTGCAAAACCAAAAACAGCTGAGAATACAACTTTGACTTCGGCGAAAAAAGAAGAAGAGGATGTATTAAGCTATTTTCAAGGAATAGCAAATGACCTTGAATCATAAGAATATGAATAAATCGAATCTGACGTTTTATTTGCTTCTGATTAGTTGGACAACTACAATACTTGTGGGAGTTTGGGCTTGGAATGTAAATAGTAAGTATGATCGAGCGAAGTTTATATTACGTGAGTATTTTGATCGAGAGGTTGCGAAGAGTAAAGTATTGCAATTATTCGAGCCGAATATTCATAATCGATTGCTGGATAAGCTATTCGAAGAGTGGTTAAGGAATAAGAATAGTAATGTTTTAACCTCGAATATTAAATAAACGTAGTAGTTTAATTTCTAATCCCTTTACTTCCAAGAAGAGAGGGGTTAGAATAAACACCTGTAGAGGTTTCAAGGAATATAGAATTAGAAATTTATGATAGAATTAATTATAGGAATTAGTTTGGCACTTGCGATTGCTGTAATTGTGATGTATAACTTTCCGATTTAAAACCGAATATAAATTTCAACGATCAATATAATCATTCCAGCAATAAGTATTATCGGATCCATTAGATTGAACGAAATACTCGAATCTCACCATCCTCAATTACACGATAAGCTTCAAAGGTAATTGAAGAATATTCACGACTTAATCTTAAAAAAGCTTTTAAATTCTCTCGGTCATCATCAAAGAATCTTACTTTCGAGAAAGACTTTGTATTCAAATACTTACGAATAATCATTGCTTTTCTCGCAGCACCTGATCCACTCTCTATATTCCCTGCACGTTCAACTCGAACACTATCAATGTCAAAGCCATATTTACGGAAAGTTTTAAGGAATACATTCTTACTATCAAAATCAGTTCTTGCGGTTAATATAATTACACGTGAGTTTTCGTATTTCTTTGCTGATGCTAATATCAATTTGGCACGTCGCATCATTCGTCCGATCGGTTGAGATTCTTTATAGAACTTCGCTGCATCTTTAAATTCAGTATAATCAAACATTTCATTTGCTCCTAAAGTATAGGAAGCATATTCTGCAGTTGTTAATGTACGGATTGTTTCTTTTGTGATTGAATTGCGAACTCGAATAGTTGCTGTTGTACGGAAGAGTGTATCATCAATATCGAATATTGTTAGCCAACCATTCGCATACTCGTCATGAGTCTTTACGTAATTACTAAACGTTTGAACCATAGAGAGAACCTACATATTTCGAAAGAGTATTCTCATCGTTTCGAACAGTTTTTGACGTCATTAAATTACTCTCTTTTGGAGCATTTACAGTTGAACTTGGTGCATTAATAATTACATTTGAACTCGCAGCACTCTTTGCACTCTCAGCATCAGCAGAAGAAGACATTATTTGATTGCCAACATCGCTCGGTGTTCCAGAACTAATTACATTATTGAATCCTGTCGGCGAAACACCAGAGAGTGTATTCGTAGAACTAAGTTCACTAGATTTTGAAAGATTGTTTTCAGAAGCTACCTTTTTATTAATATGTTTTTGGTTTGAAGTAATCACATCTTCGTTTATTTTACGATATGCTTGTACTTCTTGTTTTGTACCAATTTCAGAGAGAGCAGTATTAATATTCGAATCTGTTAATTCTTTACCTGAAGTTGAAGCACTCATCATTAATGAATTCATTCGAATATTCATTGCATCTTGTAAACCCTCATTTTTATCAAGTATTGATTTTGCAGATTCTTTTGTCATTGGAGTCTTCGGAAGAGAAACTGATTCACCAGTCAATGATTTATTAATCACTGGTGAAACTGGAGTCACTGGAGCTCTACTTGGGTTTCCATCAGATCCTATTGTTCTATCTGAATTTAATCCTTCTACATTGTTTACCTTTGGTAAAACATTTTTTGAAGGAATAGGTTTCTCAGCACCAACTGTATCTTGTTGCGGTGTTGAAATTTCAGATTTACGGAAAGGATAGAAAGGACCGATTGAAACACCAAATACTTTAAACTCTGGTATTCCTAGATTATTTAAAAAGCCTGATAACATTTGTCCTAAACGTTCTGGTAATTTCGATATGTAATCTCCGATGCTTGTAAAGAATTTCTTAATTGAATTTACAATTATATCCCCAAGATTGTCAGGTAAATCTAAACCGAATAAATTAGCAACCCAATCAACAATACCAAATACGAAATTAAGTGCACCTTTGAAAAATCCTTCTACGAATGAACCTACGATATCAAAGAAAGAACCACCTGATTTATACATTGCGAATGCATCTTTAATTCCACGAACGAATCCTGCAATTGCAACTGTAATTCCTCCAATAATCGCAGCAGCAAGTCCTGCAGGAAGTCCTGCTAAGAATCCAAAGAATCCTACAATTATTCTTAAAAAACCTTTTGTAAGGAATGGAAGTACTCCTTTAAAAATAAATCTAGAAGCAGCAGCAATACCTGAGAAAAGAGCACCAAATAATTTAGAAATTAACATTGCACCATAAAAGCCAAGCATATTACCAAAATTCATTTTAGAATCTGTATTCTCTTCTAATGCATTACTGTCTCTTCCAGATACACCTTTTGCTATTACTTCAAGTAAATCTACCATTCTTTGAATGTTTAATGAAGTTTCTCTTGCTGTTTCTTCATTAGCAGGTTTATTTGAACTGTTTTCTACGTTTGAAACAAGAGGTTGACCTTTAGCATCAACTAAGAGTGCTTTCGGTTGTCCATCGTTTACAATAGATTGTTGTACAAGTACGTTTGTAAGTGCCATTTATTTTTGTATTCTTCTTTGTTCTGCTTTTTGTTTTTCTTCTTGTAAATGTTTAATCAACATTTCAACATATATTTCACGTTCAAAAGGTATCTGATTTTCAAGCTCAGTCAAAGAGTATTTATGATATTGCATTAATGCGAAGTTAGTCTTATAATGGTTGACTAACGACTCATGGCTGAGCATTATGAAAAAAAATTGGCTAAACCCTCTATCTTTCTTGTATGTGATTTATTACACCCTTTACAAGTCCAGATTATTTCTTTACTTAATCTTGGCATAGTTTCGAAAAACTTTTGTATTTTACTAAATTGACCTGTTGTTAAGTTATTAACAAATTCACTTAGTTCTTTTTTAGTTTGTTCTTTACTATGATATATTTGTTGTCCATCATATATGTAATCTATACTATCAGTTATAATATCAAAGAAAACTTCTGTATCTAGTTTATTTTGATCTGCTAATTTCAATGTCTTTAATTTTAAAAGTAAATCTAATGATGGGTATTTCATTACAACACCTACATCATTAAATAGAGATATTTTATTCTCATGTCCTTCTGGTGTAATTACAGGAACATTCATTATATTAATTTTTAATATACTCTTAGCTTCCTTATTATCTTTACACTCTGGTGTATCGCATTTAGCGATTAATTCTACTTCTTCACCAACTGACTTACCACGTAATTGACAAAAAATATATTCTAAGTCAAATAATGCTAAATCATTTGTATCGAGTCCGACTACACACTCACCAACAATTGTTTTAAGTGTGTTCATCATTGTCTTTTCATCTTCAGATTGGAACGCAAGCAATAAAGCTTTTTCTTGTTTCACTAGAAATGGCTTATACTTATATTCTTTCTTAGAAGATGGAACAGTTAATGTATAGGTTGGTGTACTACTTATTGGCAATGCCATATTATTATTCTCCTTCAGTTTCTTTATAATTTTTAATTATCTTATTCAATTCATTCGTAGAACCTATAAACACATTATTGTTTACAGTTTTTGTTTCTGTTTTCTGTATTCGTCCTACATCTGCTTGTTGTTTGTGTAAATCTAATAATTGCTGGTTTACATCAGCAAGTTGTTTTATCATATTACCTACAACTTCAAAGGCTCTTGGATGCTCTGATTGTTTTGCTATCTCGAGTGAATGCTTTAATGCTTCTTCTCCTTTTAAAAGGAGATTGTGAAGATTAGAACGAGAAGTGTTAAAATCAGTAGCAATCGTATTCTCTTTTTCATTTGCTATCTCTTTTGGACTTATTACTTCCAAATTTGTATATGGCTCAGTTGGCTCACTGACCTTTAATTTCTCACTGTTAAACACTTCACTTAATTTATCATCTATAATAGACATTTTATAATCCTATAATTAAACTACTCTAAATGTGCTTCCTAACATACCATCTAAAGTTTTTTGACTGAAACGAACATTCGCATCTAGTATTTCAGGAGTTGCTTGTTCGTATTGTGGTGCGAATTGATTTGTTCGATTATTACTAATTGAATTACTCAATCCAGTAAATGTATCTTGAAATCCTGCAAAATCACTAAAGTAATTTGCTGCAACTGGTAAAGAATTTACAATTACACCAGCAGGGTCAGTTAATACTTGATTACCAACACCTTGTATTCCCTCTAATATAGATTGAATCCATCCTTTATTTTGTTTTGGAGGAGGAGCATATAAACTTGTAGTAAAATACTTATAAGCAAAAGTCACATTAAGTTTTGCAACTTCATTTGATCCTTGTGCTAAATTAATACTCTGCACTGTCTTAGGATATGCTTCATGTAATTTAACTAAGTATCTTGTATTATTTGCTACATCATTTACAAATAGATAAACTGTACTTACATAATTTTCATAAAACTGTATTGTTCTATCTGTTGTATTTTGAATTGAATCTTGCCAAGCTTCAAAGAAAGCTTTCACTTTAAATCCTGTATCTATGTAATAATTAGCAGTCACTGGATCGAATACTTTCTCATAAGGCATTTCTCTTGTTTCGCCGAAAGTACGAGCAGGAGTTGTAGATATATTTACTCCAGGAATATTAATTGATTCACAATATAAAAATAACTTTCTGTAAAAATCAGCTGCAGCAAATGCTGGGTTTGTTCTTAAGGTCTTTGGTGCATCAACAGTACAACCAAAACGATTCGTTCTGCTTAACCCATCTTTTTTAACCTCAGCGATAAATCTTTTTATATCTTGTGGTGATGTTGGTGCTTCTGCTCGTGTTAATCCGAATATATCTAAAATTGACATTAAATTTTTCCTATACTGTCTGCCCAAACGTTTGATTTGTTTACTGTAAATCTTTCAACAGGCAACATCATAACTGTAAACCAATTCTCAGGAGAGACTCTTAACATTGTTGATTGTATGTGATCATATAAGTATGAGTGTACACATGGCTTTGCTAAAACGAATTTACTTGCTGATCTTATAGTTGCCCAACTATAACGTATTCGAGTTGTTTCATCATATTTTTTATTATTCGCATATTCTAATAATCTATCTAATAATCTTACTCTTAATTGATATGGTAGATAATGCATATTCAATCCAGTAAATCCTTTATCAGTAGTTGAAAATGGAAACACTAAAGGAAACATATCATAATATGGTAATTGTTCTTTTAACTTTGCATCGTAAAAGTACATATACAAGTTTCCTGGAACCATCACAGTTGATGTACGATTCTTACTGTCTGGTCTTAACAAAGATTGTGGCTGAATACGAGCAGTTCTTAATTTTGCAGTTTCCCTTTGAAACCAATTTAATGATTTCGTTAATATAGTCTTATCTTGACCATATTTGGTGAAAATGTCCTGTGCTGTTTGTCTTACTTGAGCCATATTACTATTTATTTACTATTGTCTAATCCTAAGTCTTTTTCTGTTAAAATAATGAACTTTTGATTACGATCTAAAGCATACTCTTTTGCAGCTTTCCATTTAGCTGAATTAACTATAAAATTATGACATTCTTTCAAATACCTACGTGTTTGGCTTCCAGGATATTCAGGCTGAATAGTTTGAGAATATGGTTTGATTTCAACTAAATAAGTCTTAAGAGTATTAGTTTCTTTATCTTTAATAGTGACTGAAAAGTCAACGAAATATCTATGTATTCTTTTATCAATAGGAGAGCGATAGGGTACAATAACTTCCTCACTCTTCCAAGAAACTACTGCTGGATTTTTATCGCACCAAAGAGCGAATCTTGTTTCCCAAGATGAACGTAAATAGATTGATGTAGGGTCGCCTACATACTTCTCAGGGAATATTGGTTTATATCGTCTAGTGTGAAACATAATTAATAAGGACTCAACTATTTATATGTCTATTTTAAACTCAACCACTCCAACAGCTAACTTTGGTGATTATGGCGATTCAGTATATCGCACAAAACAGTTCATGTATCCAACTGATTTACTATCAGTAGATCCAAATAAAAATGAATATGGTGGTCAATACATGATGATTTATATTAACGTCACATCAGATTCTACATTCACAAGAGCAGATGAACAACAATCAGCAATACCAAATATAAGTAAAAGAGTAGGAAAAGAATTATCAGGAGTAAAAGCATCAGGATTGTTAAAAAAAGAAAGTATTATTTCAGCAATAGCTTTGGCTGGTGGAGTAGCAGGTGGTGCTGGTGGAGCAATCGCAGCAGGAGCTCCAGGAGGAATAGTTGGTGGAGGAGTAGGTGCTGTTTTAGCAGGAGCATTAGGTGTATCATTAGGAGGTGATTTTTCTAAACCAAGAAAAAGATTATTAACAGCTATCGCTTTACATATACCAAATAATATTGCTATAAATTATGGTGTTAATTATGGTGAAGCTGATGGAGCTCTTACTGATTTAGTAATGAGAGGAATTGATACAGGGGCAGCAGGTTTAGAAGCATTAATCACAAGTCCAGGAGGAGCAGGAAAAGAAGTTTTTAACAACATAGGAAAAAGTGGAATCGGTGGAGGATTACAAGGTCAAGCACTTAATGTTTTAGGAGACACAGGAAAGATTATAGGAAAACTAGCAGGTGTTGCTTCTAATCCAAAAAAAGAACAAATATTTGAAGGTGTGCCTTTTAGATCATTCAGTTATACATATGATTTTTATCCTCGTAGTGAAGAAGAATCAGAGAATGTTAAAAGAATACTTGATGAATTAAAATATCACATGCATCCTAATTTTAAAGATGATGCTGGTTTTTTATTTGAATATCCAGCAGAGTTTGATATATTCTTTATGCATAAAGGACAAGAGAATAAATTTATACACAAACATAGATCAGCTGTACTAGAATCAATGTCTGTTAATTATGCACCGAATGGTCAATTCTCATCATTTCCTAATGGTTCACCAACATCATATCAAGCCACATTAAATTTCAAAGAAGTTTCAATTATTACAAAAGAAGCTTTAGAAAATATGGGTGAAGTTCAACAAAGAAACACAAACAGTCCTGTAAGAAACTTTGGTGGACAAGCTGATACATTTTAAAGGAGATAACAATGTACTTTAGAAAATTTCCAAAAATATATTATACTCTACGAGAAAAAAACGTAGATGTATTTAAAATAGTCACAGACATAACAGCAAATGTTAGAATAAGAAAAGCAGCACTTTCTAATATAACTATATGGGAAAGTTATGATATACGTGAAGGAGAAACACCTGAAATTATTGCTGAGAAGTTCTATAAAGATGCTACATTACATTGGGTGATTATGCTAGTAAATAATCGTTATAATATGTATAATGATTTCCCTTTATCATATAATGAGTTAATGTCATATGTAGATAAAAAATATCCTGGAGTACAAAACCAAATTAAAGAATATAGAGTAGATGGATATGTGGTTGATAGTAATGTGATTGGAGCTGTCGGAATTACAAATAAAGAATATGAAGTTGAAAAGAACGAAGCTAAAAGAAGAATTAAAATTATAGCACCAGCACTTATTAACACTGTAGTTCAAGAATTAAATGATTTAATGAGTGATGCTAATGGTCAAACTTTAGTATAAAATTATGAATAAAATATCATACGCAGGTGATGTAGAAACTAAACAGATTGATCTAGTTGGTAAATATTCAACAGTTAGTTTAATTGCACTTTTTAATCAAGTAGAAATTTACGAAGACTTATTCTCTCCTTTTATTACAGGAACTATTACAATTTCAGAATCATTTGATTTAATTAATAATCTCCCATTAATTGGAGAAGAGTTTTTAATTTTAGATATAACAACTCCTGGATTTGAGAAAAGAATTAAAGGAAGATTTTATGTATTTAAATGTTCTGAAAAAGTAGCAATAAGAGATAAGTTATCAGGATATACTTTACATTTCATTTCAATAGATGCTATAAACGATTTAAATATTCGTTTGAATAATGCTTGGTCTGGTTTTTGTTCAGATATAGCTTTTCGTTTAATCGCTAAAGATAAATCTGGTGTTCAAACAGAAAAACCAATTAATATAGAAGATACAATTAATGGTATAAAATTTGTTTGTAATAATTGGTCTCCTGTTAAAGCGATTAATTATGTAGCTGAGAAGAGTGTAAACAAAGATGGAATATCATCTTATTTATTTTTTGAAAATAGAGAAGGATTTAATTTCGTTTCACTTCATACACTATATCAAGGAAACCCTATTCAAGATTTTATATTTGATAATTACGAAAGAACAGAGACTAATGTAGGTGATACTATACGTGATGCTGAACAAGATTACAGACGTATCATTACAATGTCTATGCCAAGTGGATTTGATTTTATAGATAGACTTTCTAAAGGTATGTTCACTTCTAATCTTACAAGTTATGACATGGTGACAAAAAGATTTAAAAGACAATATTTTTCGTATCAAGAAGAATTTAATAAAATACCACACTTAAATAAATTTCCATTAAATAGCACAGAAGTTATTTCTGCTCCAGATAGTTTAGTATATAATAAAATAAAACACACAGCTATGCATAATGGGTTTGATGACATATCAAATAGTGATAAATTTCTTTTTAGATTATCAGCACTCGCAAACACACAAGGGTTTAAATTAAGAGTTGAAACTCTCGGAAGAACAGATTATACAGTTGGTAAAGTTATTTCATTAAAAACATTTAGAATAGAAACTGTTAATGATAAGTCAAATGATTTAGTAGATCCAACATACACTGGTAAATATTTAATATCAGCAGTTAAACACACTGTAGCTGGAAATAAACATACTTGTACTTTAGAATTAATTAAAGATAGTTTATCACAAGGTATTGGAGAATTAGCATAATGAAAATATTTATTGGTAAAGTTGAAAACAGAAATGATCCTTTAAAACTTGGTAGATGTCAAGTGAGAGTAATGGGTGTTCATGATGAAAACCCTGCAATACTTCCCACAATAGATTTACCATGGGCTATGCCTATATCACCAGTCAATTCAGCATCAAGTGCTGGTATTGGTGTATCACCAACAGGAATAGTTTTAGGAAGTATAGTTCTTGTCACATTCACTGATAAAGATGATCAAACTCCAGTCATACTTGGTACACTTGCAGGTGTTCCGCAAAATCAAAATAATTCTTTAGTTCTTAAACCATCTGATAGAAAAGGAAATATAAACACAGCAGTAAAGATTGGTTCTGATGGTGTTTCAAAACTTGTATCAGGTCAAATAGATTCAAATGTAAACACAATTAATGCTGTTGCCACAAGAAGTGGTGGCGATGTAGAAACAGCAGCACAAGTATCTGAAGATTCTAAAGCTTTATTGAGAGGAGATTTAGAGATAGAAAAAGCAAGACCTCTTTCTACTTTCACTGTATCAGATGATAGTGTAAAAGATATTATAAAAAATACTTCATTCACTGATGTTGCTGTTCCGATTACAGACTCATCTGGTAAAGTAATTAAAACTGTAATTGGATATGGACAAGACACATATCAAGGAAAACCTGTCACAACTTCTTATCCAGGAAGTATAGACAAAGCAACTGCTGAAACAGAATTCAAAAACTATTTACAAACAGATGTGGCTGATAAACTTACAAGTGTTGTAAGAGCACCAGTCAATCAAGAAATGTTTGATTCATTATTAAGTGTAGCATCAGATATCGGTGTAGAAAATTTCTCTAATTCGTCAATCCCTAAATTAATCAATTCATTAGACTATCAAGGAGCAGCAGGTGCTATTCAAGGAATAGGAAATGAAAAGAGTTTTGATAACGTATTAGGTGGTGTCACATCAGCATCTTTAGATTCTTCTATCACAACAGGAAAAGAATTATTCGCAAATTTAACAGACGGAACAGATTTAACTGGAACTATTACAGGTTCAGTTCAAAATATATCAGGAAACCTTTTAAATAGTTTGGGAGGTAATGCTGAATCTATAACTTCAAATTTAACTAACATAGCAGATGGTTCTTTATCAGGTATATCGACTGTCTTATCTGATTCAGGTATTGGAAATATTTTAAATAGTTCAACTGGTATTTCAAATATATCAAACGTTTTGAATACAACAGACATTGGTGCTACAGTGACAAATGTATTAGGTGGTGTAAGTGGAAATATTTCTTCTGCTATATCAAATATAACTTCAGGTAATGTAGCAAATTTACTCGGAGGATTTGGTGGTTTTAGTTTAGGTGGAGCAGGTGGTTCATTATTCGGTGGTAAATCATCAACTAAAAAAGCAAGACGATCAGCAGCAGCAAGTAAATTTACTTCTGTTGGTTATCCAAATTTGGGTGGAACATTATTTGATGAAAATACTGCATATGTAAAACCAATTTCTGATAATGGTGAATTAGGTAATGCTGGTTTAGTTTCAAATCCAGCATCAGGATCTTTTGGTGTTGCTTCAGGATACTTAGAATATGTAAATGAGCCAGATACATCTAGATTAGCACGCCATGAGAACATAGATAAAACTTCAGTCTATGTAAAAGAATCAGCAAGAGCATTAGGTATTGAAAGATTTAATTATGATACTTGGGATCAATCTGAAATACCTTATAATGCAGAATATCCATTTAATAAAGTTGTTGAAACTGAAAGAGGACATGTATTTGAATTAGATGACACACCAAATGCTGAAAGAATTAACATATTCCATAAACGTGGAAGTTGGATGGAATGGGATCATAATGGTACATTAACTGATCGTGTAGTGGGAGATCGTTATCAATTAAGCGAAAGAAATACTTATGAATTAGTTGGTGGTACAAAAAATTTAACAGTTTATGGTGAATTGAATGCAGTACTTAAAGCTGGAGCAAAAATAAGAATAGATGGTCCAGGAGAAGTTGTAATTAATAATGATTGTAAAGTCACAGTTGCTGGTGATATGAATTTAAATGTTGGTGGTGAATTTAGATTAGTTGCTGGACAAATACGTATGGAGTCAAAAGGAATGGCTACATTAGGTGCAGCACAAGTTTTAGAATTAGATGGTAGTAAAGTAGAAATAGCTAATGGATTTACTCCATCAGGATTAGCACATACAACAAACGAAATTATTGATACACAAATGCCAGTTATACCTGAATTACAAATCAATTCACGTTCAGCAAGAGAGTATTTTGTTTATGAAGTTCCTGATGAAGGAGACGCTCAAACTCATCGTGAACGCCAAATACAACGTGGTTTATATATTCGTAAGAATTTAGATTTAGGTAATGTTTCTGTTAAAACTGTACCAACAGTTAAATCAGAAATTGAAACAGCAGAGCAAAAATGTGAATACATTTATGGGTTATCTAGCTATGAACCAAGCTTACAATTATCTGCTCGTATTCAATTAGGAGCATTAAATCGAAATGGTGGTATTCCTATTATATCACAAATGGGAGTAGATCCAAAACAAATAGTTTGTAATTTAAAAGGAATGGCAACATATCTTATTGAACCAATGAAAGATTTATTCAAAAACGTTTTAATTGTAAATGGATATAGAAACAATCAAATTCAAGCAGGATCTCCTGAAACATCTCAACATTATACAGGTGAAGCTGTTGATATTATATTCTCAAGCTGGAATCGTGCTCAACATTATCAAGCAGCAATAGACTTAGCTTTATCTTTACCTTATGGATTTGATCGTATAGTATTATCGTATGCAGGTAAAAAATCAGTTTGGTTGCATTGTTCATGGAAATATACAGGAAATAGATTCGAAACATTTACTATGAGAGACCATCTAAAAGTATCAGATGGTTTATCTTTAATACCAGAGGTTAAATAAATATGCCATTAGCTGCAACAATTTTAACTCTTTCTTCTGGTCATGGTTGTTTTCCAGCAAGATTACCTGCGGGACCATTTGCTTTAAAAACAACTATACAAGGATTAGCTATTCCTTTAACACTTAATACAATTTATATATCACATACATGTGGTTTAATAACACATGCTGGGTCAAGTAGAATAGTGGTATTAGGATCAAAAAAAGTCTTTATAGAAGGAAAAATGGCAGTTAGATTAGGAGACCCAATAGCCTGTGGTGATTCTGTCGGACCACTTTGTTCACCAAAAGTTAATATAGGATAACTAAATACAATATGCCTACAAATACAAGAACATTTACAGATTTAGATCTTAATTTTACAGCACATCCAGTTAATAAAGATGTAGCTATAAAATATGATGAACAAGCGATTAAACAAAGTGTTCGAAATTTAATACTTACTAAAAATTTTGAAAGACCATTCCATAGCGAAATTGGTAGTCAAGTTCGTGGTTTATTATTTGAACCAGTCACTGAAATGTCTGTTTCAATTATTAAAAGAAGTATAGTAGATGTAATAAGAAATTACGAACCAAGAGTACAACTAGTTGATGTTTTTGTTAATGTTCGACCTGATGAGAATTACGTAGATATTCGTATTATATTTAAAATCATTAATACAGCTACACCAATAGAATTAACTTTAACACTTGAAAGAACACGATAATGGCAGAAACAAGTAGAAACATTAAAGTCACTGAATTAGATTTCGATGAAATAAAAAAGAATATAAAGACATATTTAAAATCACAAAATGCATTTAGCGATTACAATTTTGAAGGATCTGGTCTTTCGATTTTATTAGATGTACTTGCTTACAACACACATTATAATGCTTTGTATTATAATTTAAGTGTTAATGAAATGTTTTTAGATAGTGCTGTTAAACGTTCATCAGTTGTAAGTCTTGCTAAATCGTTAGGATATACTCCATCATCAAGTATTGCTTCAAGAGCACTTATTGATGTGATAGTATCTAACGTGTCAGGAAATCCAACCACACTTACTATACCAGCAGGAACTTCATTTAGTTCAAATTTTAGTGGAAGTAATTTTAATTTCTCAACTGATAGTGCATTCACTGTTTCTCGTTCAGTCACAAATACATATTCATTTTTAAATATTCCTATAATTGAAGGAAGACTATTACAAAAAACATATTCAATGGTGACGAATGGAACTTATACAATTCCAAACCTTAAATTAGATTCTTCAACAATTAAAGTGAATGTTCAAGAGGTAGCAGGCTCAGCAGCAAACACAGTATATACTCTTGCTGATAATTTCGCTACATTAACTCCAACATCACGTGTTTATTTCTTAAAAGAAAATGATGATGGTAATTATGTTATTTCTTTTGGTGATGGTTTATTAGGATTTGCTCCAGCAAATGGTGCAAATATTCTTATAGATTATTTTGTTTGCAGTGAATCAGAACCAAATGGTACATCTACTTTCACATACACAGGAAACGCATTCACAAATACAGCTAACTTATCAATAGTGACTAAATCGATTGCAGCAGGTGGTTCTATACCTGAATCAATAGACAGTATAAAATATAATGCTCCTAAATCTTTTACATCTCAAAATCGTGCTGTGACTGCAGAAGATTATAAAACAATTATTCCTAAATTTTATAATAACGTAGATGCTATTTCTGTTTGGGGTGGTGAAGAAAATGATCCACCAATTTATGGAAAAGCATACATTTGTATTAAACCAAAAACAGGAGATACTCTTACATTAAGTACAAAACAAATTATAATTAAAGATATTATAAAAGGAAAGAGTTTGGTGAGTATTATTCCTGAAATAGTAGATCCTGACATATTATACATATCAGTAAATACAAATGTATATTACAATCCTAAATTAACAACTCGTAGTGCTGACACTATAAAGAGCATTGTGTTTGATATAATTAAAAATTATAACACAGGTAATTTAAATAAATTTGATGCTGTATTTCGCGAATCAGCATTGTCAACTTTAATTGATACTAGCGAAAGCAGTATTGTTTCAAACATTACTAAAATACAATTAAAGTATCTTTTAACACCACAATTTAATACGAATACAAAATATACATTCTCATTAAATAATCCAATTTATACACCAACTTCAACACAAAATGCTTCTATTTCTTTATCAACATCAGGATTTAAAATAGCAGGAAGCACATATACATATTATATCGAAGACAATGCAATCGGTAATTTAAGATTATTTTATCTTACTGCTGCAAACGTTAAAATTTACACAACATCATATATTGGTACAGTAGATTATGCAACTGGTAAAATATCAATTGATAGCATCAATATAACACAAGGTGACACTAATGGTAAAATAACTTTTAGAATAGAGCCTGCTTCTTATGACGTAATATCTGTTAGAAATCAATTAGCATTTATAAGAGAACAAGATATAGAAGTAAATATTATATCTGATAAAATTGCTTCTGGTGAAAGTGTATCAGGAAAAGATTTTATATTCACAAACAGTAGATAAAAACTATGCCAGCTTCAGTAAAAGCAACAGCATCAATAGTAGTTAATAAACAAGTCCCTGAAATTGTAAGGGATGATAATCAAAAGTTTATTGACTTTCTAAAAGCATACTACGAATGGCTTGAAAATTTTTACCCACAACAACATTTAGAAGATATAAGAGATATTGACAACACAGTCAATATGTTTGTTGAATATTTTTCAAGAGAAGTGATGCAGAGTATTCCAAGAGAAGTTATATCAGATAAAAGATTCTTAGCGAAACACATTAAAGATTTATACTCTTCAAAAGGAACAGAAGCTTCATATAAGTTTCTTTTTCGCATATTATTTAATGAAGATGCTGAAGTGTATTTTCCTAAAGTTGACATGCTTCGTGTATCAGATGGTAAATGGAGTGAAAGACAATTAATTCGTGTTATTTCTACTACAGGTGATGCTCGTAATTTATTAGGACAATTAATTACTCAAACAAGAATATTTCCAAATGGCGATATAGAAAAAGCAACAGCTCGAGTAGAAAACGTAATTCTTTTTCGTTATCTAACACAAGACATAGCTGAATTAACATTAAGCAAAGATAGTATTACAGGAGATTTTAAACAAACAAATGATATTCAAACATATACTATTACTGGAACATCTTTTATTGATAACACTCCAATAGTTTGTACTGTATTACCAATCATTCAACAATTTTCAATTATTAATAGTCAAGGTGGAACTTATAGTAATGTTGGAGACATAGTTTATTTTTCTTCACCAACAGGAGTTCTTGCTCGTTCAGAAGTGGGAGCAGTTTCTCCTGGATCTGTTTCTGAATTAATTGTAGCAGCAGGTGGTACTGGTTATCAAATAGGTGATGTAATTAGTTTTAATAATACAGGAACTGGTGGACCAGAATTATCACCATCATTAACTGCAACTGGATTTGTTTCAGAAGTAGATAGAGATTCTTTTTTATTAGAAGATAATTCAGGAAAATTACTTTCAGAAGAATTAGGAGATATCGATATTGAGTCTTCAAATTCAGGCGCAATTAAGAAAGCAACTTTACTTTCAGGTGGTGCTTTTTATAATAAACTTCCTATTTGTTCTTTACCAACTGGATCTGGAAGAGCAAATGGTAAAATATTAGCAGCATCAAACAGTATTGGTAGAATCACAAATATTGTGACTTCTGAGAGTGGATTTGATTATATAAATCCTCCTTATTTTTTTGTACCTCTTTCAGTAGTTATTAAAAATCCATCAGGAAGTTTTCTAACAGGTGAAACTATTACAAGCTTATCACAATCAATTCGTTTAGAAAGAAATACTGACGATAATTTAATCTTAGAAAATGGTGATAAATTTTTAGATGAGAAACAACAAGTTGCTCAAGCTATATTGGAAAAAATAGATAATGATACACATTTAATTAAATTAAAAGAAGGAACATCTTTTAGTGGATTTTTAAAAGAAGATGAGAGTGGTTATGTATTAGATGAAAATGCTGATATATTTGTAAAAGAAGAATCAGGACAATTTCAGCATAATATGAGAATTAAAGGTTTAACTTCTAATACAACTGCAATTATTTGTTCTATATCTAATCCAAATATTCGAGTAAAAGTAAATGCAGTCACTTCTCAAGTTGGTGGATTTAGTTCTTCAGACGGACAAATATCTGAAAGTTCTAAACGTATTCAAGACTCTTTTTATTATCAAGATTTTTCATATGTTGTAAAGGTAGGACAGAGTATTAATCTATATCGTGATGCTGTAAAAAAACTATTACACCCTATTGGTCTAGCATTATTTGGAGAAGTTAAAATTAAAAACAGTATATCCACTCCAATTACTCTTCAAACTAGAGTATTAAACTATCAAATTCGTCAATTAATAGACTTAAAAATGAAAGCTGTAGGAAACTATCGTACAGCAGGAGAAATGTATTCTACTTTAAGTAAGAATCAGATAGTTTTAAGTATAACAGACTTTGTAGTTTCGGCACTAAATATAAGTGTATTAACTTCAGAATTCTTACCAACATTAAACTTTCCAAACCTTACACCACAAGAAGTGTATTTGTTGGATTTAAGAGCAGAAGTTATAGGGTTCGAACAAGCGAAACAGCTTGAAATTAATCTTGCTAAATTATTAACAAAAGCGAACGCATTAAATAGAAATCCAGTCACTTTACTTAATAAATCAACTCCTGCTTTCGATGGAAGTGCAAGAAGATATGGTATAAATTTAGTTGATCTTGAAAGATATAAATTTACTCATAAACCAAGTGTTTCAGGTACTAAATTCGCAAACAGTGATGGAACTCCTGCATATACAACAGGTACATATGGATTAGTGAATACTTACCCAAATCCAAACTTTAATTATTGGAATTATGGTAATACTCAAATTAAAGATTTTACTAACTTAACTGTAGGAGAAATACTAAATAACCCTTATAGGAAAGTCAATTTTGCAATTGAATCAGAGATTGGTATTATCAGGCTTCCAGCATCAGCTTTAAGATTCTCGACAGACGATGCTCGATTCACGTTTGATGATACATTTACTATGGATGCAGACAGTGTAGAAATGGATGCATCTATTTACAAGTGGGATAATAACAATTTATTATTCGACTTATACACATAAACATTAAGGAAAAATAACCATGGCAGCAATTATTTCAAATAAATTCCGCATTCATAATGCGCAATCATTTTTAGAGGGATTCGATGAAGCATCCCCAACATCAATATATCTTGGCATAGGTCGTCCACAAAGTTGGACTGATGATAACTTACCAGATACACCAAAAGATACAGTCGGCGACGAATTATATTACTGGGATGACATGATCGCTTTAAAGCGAGTACAAGCATCTGATGTAATATTAGCAATCCCAAGAAGAGATTGGACATCAGGAAAGTATTATGACATTTATCGTCATGATTACAATGGTACGACTGCTGGAGTAAATATAAACTCTGGTGGTGCTACAGCCCCTGCAACTTTATTTGATGCAAACTTTTTCGTAATAACAGATGAATATAACGTTTATAAAGTTATTGATAACAGAAATTCAAATGGTGTTGTTGTTGCTTCTGTAAATAAGCCAACAGGAACAGGAACTGCTATATTTTCTACAGCTGATGGTTATGCTTGGAAATATATGTTTACAGTTTCTCCTGCTAACGTTTTAAAATTCGTTTCTACCGATTTTATTCCAGTTAAACGTCTTGTGACGAATCCTGGAGTGACTGATGCATATTACAATCAATATCTAGTTGAACAAGCTGCTGTTGACGGACGTATTGATAATATAATTGTCACAAATGCAGGATCTGGTTATTCAGGTACTCCAACTGTAGCAATCACAGGTGATGGTACTGGTGCTACAGCAACTGCTGTGCGTGATGCTGGTACAAATACAATTATAAGAGTAGACATCACTTCAGGTGGTTCAGGATACACTTATGCCAATGTAGCATTTACAGGTGGTAGTGGTGCGAATGCTGCTGCAACTTCAATCATTTCACCAAAAGGTGGACATGGTTCTGATGCTATAAAAGAATTAGGTGGATTCTATGTGATGATGAACGTAAGATTAGAATACAATGATGGTTCAGGCGATTTCCCAGTTGATAATGATTATCGTCGTATTACATTAATACGTGATCCTTACAATTTCGGTTCAACAACAGCTGCAACTCTTTCAACAAGAACAGCATCTAAATCAATTGCTTATTCCTCATTAGCTGGTACATTACTAAATGATAGAATAATCATAGGTGGTACTTCAGGTGCAAAAGGAAGAATTACTAGCATTGATACAGCGACTACAACTATTAGATATATACAAACAAGAACAGATAATCCAAATGGTATAGCATTTCAAGCTGCTGAAACTGTGACGATGTATGCTACTGATGGAACTACACCAACTGCTGTGACATTTACTTCTGGCTCTTTAACAAGTCCAGAAATACAGCCAGACAGTGGTGATGTAATCTATGTTGAAAATCGTAGACCAATCAATCGTGCTATCGATCAAATCGAAGATATTAAAATTATCGTAGAAATGTAGAATTTAGTTTCTACTTTCTTAACAACTATATAAAGAAGCATGAGTATAAATTTTAACGTCACTCCATATTTTGATGACTTTAATGAGTCAAAACAATTCCTTCGTGTATTGTTTCGTCCAGGATATGCAGTACAAGCACGTGAATTAACTCAACTTCAAACAATCCTTCAAAATCAAATTAGTCGTTTTGGAAACCATGTCTTTAAAAACGGATCAATGGTTGTTCCAGGAGAAGTCAATTTTGATAATCAAGTACATTTTGCAAAACTAGAAGATCTATTTGGCAATACAAATGTCACTTCTTATCTAACTCAATTCAGAGATAAAATAATCACAGGTCAAACATCAGGTGTTAAAGCTGTTGTAATTGATACATCTGAGTGCGGATGTATGGTTTCAGGAGATAGCGATGTTGCTACTCTTTACTTTAAGATGACTGATACTGCTGATGATGGTGAAACAAAAAGATTTATTCCAGGAGAAATAATCACTGCAGCTGCAGCTGATAATACAACTGCAAATAATTATAGATTAACAGCGAATCAAGTATCTGACATTTCAGTGACTATTAAAACATTCGGTGATACAGGTCAAGCTGCAACTGTTTATACAAATAGCCCAACAACTGATGTATTAGGTTATGGAACAGTTGTTGAAGTAAAAGAAGGAATATACTACATCGATGGATATTTTGTAAAAAATCCTGAATTACATTTATACGTTGGAAGATTTACAAATACAGTCACTGCTCGTGTAGGATTTGAAGTAATAGAAGAAGTAATCACACCAGAACAAGATTCATCATTAAACGATAATGCACAAGGTTCAAATAACTTTGCTGCTCCAGGAGCACACAGATATAAAATTTCAGTTGGATTGAAGAGACTTGATTTAAACACTACAGATACAATTAAGTTTATAGAATTATTACGTTTAAAAGATGGTCAATTATTACATAAAGTTGATAAAACTTCTTATGCTGAATTAGAAAAAACTTTTGCTCGAAGAACATTTGATGAATCTGGTTCTTATGAAGTGAATAAATTTAATCTTACATCTAGAGAACATTTAAACACTGGCACAAATGGTGGTGTATTCCCTGTTGCTCCAACAACTCCAGTTGCAGGAATTACATATGGAAGCAACGATAAAATAGCAATCGCTGTTGATCCAGGAAAAGCATACATCGAAGGATATGAAGTTGAATCAATTTCAACTAGATTTTTAAGTATAAACAGAGCAAGACCAATTAACAATGTTGAGAATGGTCATGTATCAAGATTAGATGACCAACCTATCGGAACAACTGTAGGAAATCATATATTAGTCAATTCAGTACAAGGACTTCCACCAATAAGCACATTTGGAATAATATATCTTTGGGCTGGTATTGATAATCACATTAGTACTGTGACTATTGGAACAACAACTAATATAAACAAAACTGGATTAATCGGAACTGCTAGAATTAAATCGTTTCAATTACATTCATCTTCTTATTCTTCTCCAACTTTTAAACTTGGTTTATTTGATCTTAAATTAGAGTCAGGTTATAATTTTGAGAGAGATGTAAAATGGATCTCAGATGTTGGTGCAACTAACCCAATTGGATTTTTCGCACAAGTAGATCAAACAACAACTCCAGTATCTTTACTCGGCACAGTATCAGGCACTTCTGGTGCTGCTACACTTACAGGTGTTGGTACTAGATTTCAAGATGAATATAAAATAGGAGATGCTGTAGTTCTTACAACATCAAATACATTTGTTGGATTTATAGATGCAATAGCTTCATCAACTTCATTAACGATTGATAGAAACTTTGGGGCATCTTACGCAGGTGTGGTTTATGCTCGTGGTTCATCACCAATTTATAATCCTGAATTTCAATCATTAGTATTCAATACAGGAATTGAAAATACAAAAACTTTACGTGGTTTAGATGCAGCAACTCTTCAAGATACTGTACTTTCTTCTACTCAAACTGTAAGACGTACAATAACTGCAACGTCAACTTCTGGTGGTGATTGGATTCATACATTAACAGAAGCCACAGAATTTTTCTTAACAGATACAGATTTATCGAATTATACATTATTTGACAATGTAGCAAAAACAGTTATAAATTTAACTGCTGCAGCAATTTCTTTCGATAGTGAATCAAATCGTAAAACTATCACAATTACTGGATTAACAGGTTCAAGAAGTTATACACTTTTAACAAGTATATTTCAAAATGGTGTAAGTGCTAGAGAAAAAATTAAAACAAAAACTTCATATACACAAACTATCACAACTGCGTTAGCTGTGACTAGTAAATCTATTTTATTAGATCATGCTGATGTTTGTGAAATAGTTTCTGTTTTTATGACTCCAGGAAACTACAATTCATACAGTTCAACTGGTGCAATTAATATAACTGATAGATTTACATTAGATTCAGGACAAAGATTATCTCATTATCAAAAAGGTGCATTAGTATTAAAAGATGGTGTAGGAATACCAACTGGTGCTATACAAGTAGTTTATAGATATTTTGCTTATAGTAGTACAGGAAACTATTTCAGTGTTGATAGTTATTCATCTATACCTTATGAAGATATACCAGAATTTAAAATAACAAATCCTGATGGTACAACAACTACAATTCCATTACATGATGTTATTGATTATCGTCCAGTAATTTCTGGTGCAAATACATTCACACCAAATATACCAAAAATTGGCACAGATTTCAATACAAGTATTGCAAATTATCTACCACGTTGGGATAAATTAGTTTTAGACAGTGTTGGTAATTTTTCTATTCTTACAGGAGTACCAGCATTTGAACCAAAACAACCAGAAGATCCAAAAGAAGGATTAATTTTAGGAACAGTTTTCTTACCAGCTTATACTAAGAGAGCATCAGATGTACAAATATTTAAACGTGATAATCGTAGATACACAATGCGTGATATTGGTTTTCTTGAAAAACGTCTTTCAAATTTAGAATATTACACAAGCTTAAATTTATTAGAAAAAGAAACATCAACATTTAGTATCAAATCAGCTACAAGTGGTTTAGATAGATTTAAAAATGGATTCTTAGTAGATCAATTCACAGGTCATGGTGTAGGAAATGTTCAACATCCTGATTATCGTATTGCAGTTGATAGTGCAAAAAGAGAATTAAGACCAATGCACTTTACAGATGCTTTAGATATTATTGAAAACTTAGATTCTGGTCCGCAAAGAGCAAGTAGAGATTATCAGAGAACAAATGACTTAATTACATTACCATATACTGAATCATCATTTATTTTTAATCCAAATGCTTCAAGAACTATTGATGTAAATCCTTATAAGATTGGTGCATTTAAAGGTGAGATCGAATTAACACCTGAAGGAGACTTTTGGAAAGAAACTGATAGAAGACCAGATTTAAATGTAAACGATGACAATGGTTATGATGCTATAAGATTTTTAGGAGAACAAATTGGTGTCACTGGTACAAACTGGAATGAGTGGTCTTATAACTGGACTGGTTCAACAGATCAAGTAAGACGATTTGAAACTTGGAATGCAGGTTTTGAAGAAACAATTACAACTCAAACAGGAACTCAGTCGCGTGAAGGAATTCAAACATCATTATCAGGAAGTGTAAATCAAATAAATTATGGTGATCGTGTTGTAGATATTTCTTATATACCTTTTATTCGTCCAAGAACTGTATCAATTATTGCTAGAAACTTAAAACCAGATACTAAGTTTTACGGATTCTTTGATGGTATAAGAGTAGATTCTTCTTATATTAAACCAGCAGATGTATTCACTTTAACAAAAGTTGCTGGTGCTGCTGATTTAAACTTTAATGTTCAACAAACTATTCAAACAGTTCTTTCTGATGATTTAGCAAGAACAGATTCTCAAGGTGTATTTCAACCAGCATTTTATTTTGGTGATATATTAAAAAATTCAGTACATACGCCAGTTGTAATTCAAACAGTTAATCATATAACTAATGCTCTTGGTGAATCATCATTTACATTAACTGTATCATCTGCAACAGGAATAAGTCCAGGACATCATGTTCATTTATATAACTTTAATGCTGTAAGAGCAAATCCTGCAGTTGTTTCTACTATAATTGAAAATAATTTCACTTCAACTATTACTTCTTTTGGAAGCAACCATTCAAAACAATTAAATTTAAGAATATTCAAAGTTATAGCAGTAGCTGGAACTACAATAACATTAGCAAACATCGATGGTTCATTAATTGATCCATTTGATTCTTATACAACTGCAGTATATCCTTCAGGAGATGGTGCTAGATTAAAAAGATTACAGGCAAGTGGTATTGCTAATTTTGAAGGACCACAAACATCAGCAACTGTTCGTAATTTATCTATAATTAATATTAAAAATGGTTTTGCTATTGGCGACATATTAACTGGTGAAGTTGATATAGGATCTGGTGCTAAGAATCGTGTGACTATAACTTCAATTAATGGTGGAACAGATTCTACTATTGCGCCTACATTGAAAGCTATTGGTGATATAATTCGTACTGATTCTAATGGTTCAGTTTGTTGTGTGTTTAATATACCAGAAAATATATTTAGAACAGGAGAAAGAGCATTCAAATTAATTGATAATATTTCAAACAACGATCAAGATTTTGATTCAAAAGGATCAGCATCTTACATAGCTTCAGGTACAACATTAAGTAAAGAAAGAACTATTGTAAATTCAAGAGATGTAAGATATGTACAAGATAGAGTTTTCGAAGAAATACCATCAAGACGTACAACTACAACTACTCGTCTTCTTTATACAATACGAAGAGGACATGATCCGATCGCACAAACATTTACAGTTTCATCAAAAGGTGGTGCTTTCGTTTCTTCAGTAGATTTATATTTTGAAGAAGCAGGAGCAAGACCTATTATTGTTGAATTAAGAGTGACAAATAATGGTGTACCATCTTCACGTATAGTTCCATTTACAACTGTGACTAAATCTCCTTCTGAGATAAATGTATCAGCAAGTGGTTCAGCTGCAACTAACTTTAAATTTTTAGCACCTGTATATTTACAAGATAATGAAACTTATGCTATCGTAGTGAGAACAGACGAGCCAGGAGCGAAAATATTTATTTCTGAATTAGGTGAATCTGATTTAATTACTACAAACATTATTACACAACAACCATTAACTGGATCTTTATATCTATCACAAAATTCACAAGAATATAAAATTAATCCTTTATTAGACATGAAGTTTAAATTGTACTCTTGTATATTCGATACAAGTGTTGTTGCTGATGTTGAATTAAAAGCAAATCCACCAATTACATTTACATTAGATGAAAACCCTTTTGAATTTACTCCATCAGTACCACATGTAAGAGTGAAAGCTAGAAATCATGGATTTAATTTTAATGATGTTGCAATTATATCAGGTGTTGCTTCAGGACTTTATGGTGCAGCTTCACCAAATGGTGCGCCACATACATTATTAAATGGATCTCATTTAGTATTAGCTGAAGGATTAACTAAAGATTCTTTCATGATACAATTACAAACTACGGATGCAAATGGTGTGAGTTTATTAACAGGATCAACTGCTAACTTTGTAAAATCAAATGTTGGTGGAACAAATGTTTTATGTTCTCGCCAATTAAACGTAGATGCAATTTATTTAAAAACTAATGATTTAAACTTTACAGATACAAGTATAAACTATTATGTTTCTGCTTCAGATGCTACTGGTACACCTACTGATTTTTTACCAATAGTTGCAAATGAAAACTTTTATTTCACAAGTAGAAAGGTAATTAAATCTTATGAGAACCAAGTATTACTTTCAACTTCTCCTTTATTAAAGAGACCAAGTTTAAAAATACTTGCTCAATTGAGATCAAATAATCCAAATGTATCACCTGTAATTGATTTACAAAAAGCATCAATCTTTGCTATTTCAAATTCAATAGATAATAAAACTGGAACTAATTTAAATGTTTCTGGTGTTGATAATCGAAATATATTAATTAATAACACAGTAGTAGATTCAAATACTTTTATTACAGGAACAGGAACGATAACTACAAGCACATCTTCAACTACAGTAAGTGGTACAAGTACATCATTTACAACTGAAGCAAGAGTTGGAGATACTATTCGTGTTGGAGATACTGCGATTGGTGTAATTGCTACAATTACGAATGCAACTACAATCGTATTAACTGCGAATGCTCTTGCAACAAATGCAAGTGGTGTTGCTTATAAAATAGTCGCAAGACCAGTAGTTGAATTATCTCATAATGCTGCAGGAAATGGTCAGCTAGTGACATGGATTGATGCTGCTGATAATTTATTAGCAAATACACAAATTGGAGCAGAATTAATTTTAACAGGAATTTACACAAATAAATTAGATGGAACTTATGAAATAGCAAATGTAGCTGAAGAATTTAGTTTAGATAGATACGCAGGTTCAGCAGATGGAAATAAAGTGACAATTACACTAGATAGACCATTTGTAGCTATTCCTACAACAAACACTATGTTCCTAGATGTAGTAAATGACTTTTTAGAATTTAATTTAGAGGGTGTTCAAACTTCTCTTACAAACAGCACTTCTATTACATCAACAGCAGATAACACATCAAGAATTTCAGTAGGTGATATTATTGTATCATCAACATTATATGATGTAGTGACTCCAGATGGTGGAACAGCACAAAGATTAGAGAAAAAAGTAGTTGGAACAGTCACTGCTGTTGCTTCTGGTTCAATTACAATTGCAGCAAATGCTACAGTAGCAATTACTTCGACAGTAATGGCTGTAAGAAAATCATTAGCTTCTTGGAAAATACAACAGTATGATGCTTTTGTTGATGATTATGCTCCAACAGGATCTACAAATTTAGCTAACTATATAACTCGTACATTAGCATTAACAAACCCTGCAAATAATATTAAAGTTATATTTGACGCAAATATACCAAACGATACAGATTTAACTCTTTATTATCGTGCTTGGAACGATGAAGTAAATTTAAATACGTTAAAATTTAATTCAATAACTTTACCTATTACATCAAAGGACTCATTAGATGTGTTTAGAGAAAGAATTGCTACATTAGAGAATATTGCTGCATTTAAAAACTTACAGATTAAACTGGTATTTAAATCAACAAACCCTGTTTATATACCAAAAGTTAAAAATTTAAGAGTAATTGCTTATAGTTAATATATGAAATTTGTTAAAGTGAAAGATCATCCTAGTTTAAAAAGGGACGTTCATACACAAGCAGTAATTAACACATCTAATTCTGAATACGAAGAATATAAGAGAATACAAGAGAATGCAAGTCTTCGTTCAAGAATAATAGAGAATGAAATAAATAGTCTTAAGAATGATATATTAGAAATTAAGAGTATTTTAAAACAAATAGTACAAGGAAAATAAACAATGGCAAAACAAGCAGTTGTAGCTACTGTATCTCAGGCAAATACGTTCGATCAATGGCGTGTTCAAACGAATTCAGTGATTACAAAAACTAATAACCAAGAAGATTACATTGGTGATTTAGCATTACTCGATAATGCTCAACCAGATTTAGTTGCTGGTATTAATGAAGCACGTGGATTTTCTTTGGCTATAACAATCGCACTAGGATAATAGAATGGCAAATGTATTTACAAATGGTCTTGCAAGAGACGTAGGAACTTCCCCAGCAACTATATACACAACACCTGCGAGTAAAAAAAGTATCGTAATTGAATTAGATGTATGCAATAAAATAAATGCAGCTATTCAAATTGATGCTTATATAACTTCATCAGGGTCAGATTTTTATCTTGTTAAAAATGCACCAGTTCCAGCAGGTGGAACTTTGCAGCTTATATCAGGACAAAAAATAGTATTAAAAGCAAACGAAGTTTTAAAAGTAGTTTCAAACACAGCTACATCAGTTGATGTCGTGGCAAGTGTTTTGGAAGACGTATAATAAAATAAGAAAAAATAAAAATGGCTTATATTGGTTCATCAGCAGTATCACCACTCTCAACTCAAATTCGTCCAAGAGATGAATTCGTTGGAAATGGTACACAGAGAGAATATGTTCTTTCACAGGAAATTCCTGGAGGATTTGAAAGTAATGTTCTTGCTTTTGTTGATAACGTTCCTCAAGAACCAATTAGTGCTTATGTTATTAAAGATATTCAAAGATTAACTCTTTCAAATACTAGTACAAATAGTATTAAGAACGTCACAATTGCAAAACCAACTGGAAGCACATTCACAGGGGTTGTAGATTATGCATTATCTGGAAACGTATATCAATCAGTTAATGCACTATTAAATGGAACTGGTTCATTTTCAGGAAGATCTGGAAACACATTTAGATTAGAACAACGTTTAGTTGCAAATAATAATTTAATTGCTTCTGTCACTTTAAATAAAACAGATTCATTAACTCAACCAAATCCTTTTGTTGGTATAACTGTAAGTGGTACATTTTTAAATAATTCAACAAATGAATATGTAATAATTTATGATGTCACTGCAAATAATTATTTGGCTATTAATCCGAATGGATTAACTCCGAGAGCAAATACTGGAGCAATACTTTCAGACGATAAATATTTTACAGTATTTTCACATTCTACTGAAATAGAAGCACCTAAAGTTGGAGATCAAATAACTCAAGCTACTTCAAATGCAACTGGAATAGTTGCAGCTGCTACATCAAGTTATATAGATGTAATTCAAACTTCTACTGCAAATTTTGTCACAGTAGGAAATGGTGGACAAACTATTTCTTATAAAGAACCAAAATCAGTAAATTATTTAAATGACACAATTACATATGAAAACGTTGTAGCTGGAACATTTTCTATAACTGCATCTTCAACTTTAAAATTTAAAGCATTACAATTTACAGGATATCCAAAATCAGGACAAAAAATTTTAATTAACCACATGGGTGGAAGTAATTATCAAATAAATCCTACAGCTGGAAGTGTCACAGATTTAACTTTATCAGATAATTTAAAAACTTTTACAGTTGATAAATTTACAGCTACGCAAGGTCAACAAACATTTGTACTGTCAAAAGTACCTGTAAGTGTTCAAAGTATTTTAGTGACTCTGAATGGAGTAGTACAAACTGATACAACAGGTTATACTTTACAAAACGGAAACGAATTAGTGACTCAATCTGCATTAAATGCTGGAGTGAATGTAAACGTACTTCATTTAGGATTTAGTACAGTTTCAAGAAATTCTTTTACAGATGGTTCTATAACTGCATCTGCTCTTCAAGATTTAACAATTACTGGAACTAAAATAGCTAATTCAACAATTACAAGTTCAAAACTTGCTGCAGGTACAGCGATTGCAAATATTGGATATACACCACATAATCCAACATCAAACAGTGTTCAATCATATGCTGCTGCAGTCACTTTTAATGGTGCAATTAATGCAAATGCAAATATAGTATTTCCTGGAACTGCAGTTCCAAGTGTAGACGCAAATACACTTGATGAATATAGAGAGGGTGATTTTTCACCTACACTTGTTCCAGCAACGATTGGCGGAACACCTATATCGCTTTCAACAACAGCAGGAAAATTTATTAAAATTGGAAGATTAGTTCGTGTAAGTATTCGTATGGTAGTATCTTCGTTAGGAGTAGGAAATTCTGGTTCTATTAAGATTGGTGGCTTACCATATACTATAAATAATAGTGGTAATATAATAGATGAATATTCAACTATTTTAACTACAAATACGACTAGTATGACAAATCCATATGTCACTACAATACCAAATACATTAACGTTGCAAATTACTACTAATGGTTCAACGAATGCAACAGTTGCAAATTTAACAGGTACAAGTACGTTATTAATTAATTTAACGTATATAGCAAACGTATAAAAATACTAAATAAGGGAAGTAAAATGCCTATTAGCAAAATTCTTTCGAACTCGATTCAAGACGACCTTAAATTAAAAGGTAAAGGAACAGGCTTAGTAGCAGACACAAGCGATAATCGTTCGAATGCTCCAACTACTGGAGATATGAGATTTAATACCACTGTGGGCAAATACGAACTTTATAATGGAGCAAAATGGCAAACTGTTGATTCGAGTGAAATTTCAATGGCAATGTCAATCGCTCTTGGTGGATAACCAACTATTTTTATATTATGAGATTTAAATCGAGTGATGAGTGGGATTGGGAAATAGTTTTTAGTAATCGTAAAGATAATTTAGTCCTTCAAAAAGCAACAGGCTTTAAAGATAAAGAAGGATGGATTGGTATTCCAGACGTAGAACTATGTACTCTTACAGTTTTAAAAGAGGGATTAGTTTCAATTCGTGATTGGGACACAAAACAAGATTTAGGAGTAATGGGACCAAACTTTAGATTCCATTATTCTAATATTATGAAAGGATATGGTGATCGAAAAGATTATTTCGGTAATTCACTTCCTTCAGATGAAGAAATACTCAAAACAGCGAGTAAAACACACGTAAGATTAAAGACTGTATCTGAAAAAAGTACATTTTATTGCGTTTCAGATCCACTTAATAAGATAATATGGGATGGTTATTCGAATATATTGAATAATATGCCAGAAATTTTTAAAATAAACAAAAATACATCTTTTTATAGGTTTATCTCATTAGATGATAATATAAATATAGATGGTAGAACAATTGAAAAATATCGTCCTATTGGTTTGGACATCTATGATAAGGATATAACTTTTACTGGAAAAGGTATGTACTTAATCACGGCACCTGTTGGTATATACAATAAGAGTGATAATCTAAACCCACGATATGTAATAACTGATAATTAAATCCTAAAGGAAACAAGCAATGGCAAAAAAACTCTTCTTAGCATTCGATATTGATATCGCTCAAAATGCAATATTTTTAGATGGTAGTATACCAATCGAAAGAATTTTATTAATCACAAACGTCACAGCTGGCACAAATAAAATCATTTACAATTTTGCTGATAGTACTTTAGGTGCTACTTCTTGCACATTCATTCCATCACTTAATCAAACTAGATTAGTTCTTGCTACAAGTTTTGCATCTGCAGGTGCTGGTCCTGTCACAGTTAATTCTAAATTACAAATTTTTATAGAAGAAGAGTTCGCAAGAATTGGATTCGAAGAAGCCATGATCGATCCAGTGAACAAACTTCGTGTATCAAATCCAGAAAATTTAATTGACACTGACTTTGAATATGGTACACAATCTACAAAATGGGAAACACTTCAAACAGTTTTAAACGTTCCTACAATCTATTCATCTTCAGGAGATTTAACTCTTGAAGGGTTAATTTCAATCAATACAACAAACAATTCAAAACAAGTAAGATGCGTGTTTTCACTTCCTCATAACCAAGTAATAGGGAATGCTATTCAAGTCACAGGTGTTAGCAATATCACTTGCGAAGGAGCATTCTTAGTCACAGGTGTTGTGAGCAGTACAGAATTTTTCTATGAAATAGATGCAAATGCAATTGCAACAGAAAACGTTGCTGGTTCATATACTTCAGTTATTCCTGCTAAATTCTTTGAAGGATCAAATTTAATTTTAGATTTAAATGCAGTAGATTCATCAGATAATCCAGTTGCTCCAATTAAAACAAACGGAGCAAGTCCTTCAGTATTAACTATAACTACACTAGAACCACATGGTCTTAAACTTAATACAAAAGTTTATTTAAGACAAACAATTGGTCCTAAAGAATTAACAATTACAGATCCAACATTAACTGCACCAGATGGTCGTCCTTACATTGATTCATCTCCAACTATTACTGTTGTAAACAATATAGATGCATCTTCTTCTACTGGTTCGGCAGATCTTCAATACGATCGTCCAGTTGTGACATGGGATTGGCAATCAACTTATGGTAAATATTTACAAACTTCAGATATTAATGCAGCTACAGATGAAATCACTTGGAATACTCACGGATTAACTGCAAATGCAGCACTACTTTTCAACGATCCAGTTCGTGGCGATGATACAACTGCTACAACAAATGGTGGAATGACAGATGGAACAGTTTATTATGCTTCTATCGTAGATGCTAACACAATTAAACTAGCAACTGATTATGGTACACTCGCATCTTTTGTAAATCTTACAGCGATATCTACAACAAGAGGTTATCCTAGATTACAATTAGTTTATAAAGTTGAAGCTAGAAAAGATAGCACAAGATTTACTGCTTTCTTCTCAAGAAACGTGACTACAGGTGCTACAGGAAACTATGATATAGGTTATATCAATAACACTAACACAAACTCATTTACGTGGAACGTACAAAGTATAATGGGAGCATCTCGTGTTCCAACTCAAGGAATAATTAATGAATTATATTTTGAAGGTGCAAACACTGCAGGAAGCCCAATTAATATTACTTACTTAGCAAGAAATTATTTAAATCTTGGGAATGATAATATTGGTTATTCACTTGCTGCTAAAGGTTCAGGTGGTGGAAGCGAATTTCCAAATACAGATATCACAAGATGTTTTTACCTTTCTAGTGGAGATTATTTCATAGATATTCAATACCAATTCGGTGCGATTAACAGAGATAAATTCGGAAACCCAACTTCTAACTATCGTACAATTTGGTATATAGTAATTGATCACGTACCAACTTCTTTAAATACAGCTCATTCAGGATCAGATTTAGCTGGAGGACAATTTGGAAAAGGAACACGTGCAGGAAACAGAATTATAGGATTCCAAGGTCGAACACCAAACGGATCTTCTACAAATGGTGTAGATGATGAATTTACATTCCAAGCAAATACAGTAAATAATGGAAGATATGGAACTTCAAACCCTCCATTCAATTATCAAGTCACTGATACAACTACACTTGGAAGTTTTACAGTTGATTATCCACAATCTGGAACTTCAGCTTATGGTACTACTTCTCAAATATATTACAGTTTTGCTGACGATTTAACTGCATTAAAAAATACATTTTATGCTCCAGCTCATGGAATTTTAAATAATGAAACTTGTACACTTGCAATTACTGGTGCTGGCTATTCTACAACAAATAGATTTGCATTCGTAAACTCTTCGGCAACAGTTGTTCCTTATACTGTTTCTGAATTTGCAGTGACTGCAAACGTTGTAAATGCAAACTATTTAAGATTTACATCTAGAACTACACCATTTACAAATGATATAGCTTCTTTCCCAGCAGCCTTTAGTATTTCAAATAATAGAATAAATGAACTTTATAATACAGTTTATATTCAAAACCATAAAATATCAGGACAAACAACTGCAAATTATACAACTCCAGGAACTGTAATTGGTGGTTTAACAAGTGGAACAGATTATTCACTTCAATTCGTAAACGATTCTCGTTTAATCATTAAAACTGCAAATACTTCTGGTTCTGGTACTGCTACAACTTCTGCTTTCGGAAGCACATCTACTAGTTTAAATCAAGTGTTTACTGTAAATATTGAGACTCCACTAGGATCAGTACCAACACAATGTACTGTGACAATGGTTCAACATAGAGGAAGATTATCAACTTCAGCTCGTTTCTTAAGAATGAAATTTGCTGATAATATAGTTTATAACATTGGTGCAGTAAATGGACAAGATTCAAGTATTTTCCAAAATGAACCAACATGGATTCCAAAAGATATTTCATCATTCTTAACTGGTTCTCCAGTTGGTGTGAGTGTGACTGTTTCTCCAACATCAGGTGTAAGTTCTGCTGTTCCAGGAATGTCGAATTGGTGGGAAATTAGATTTTTAGTTTCAGCTACAGTAGGAACAATTCTTCTTTCTTCATCAGGTTCAGGAGTTCAAACATTTCAAATTCTTTCTCAAGATGGTGCTTATGATGGTATCTATGGAATAGCTACTATACCAAGTTCTCAGACATTTACATTGAATGCTCCATTTAAAATTCCAGCAAGAACATACAGTTTCAATTCTCGTTCGGACGCAAATAGTGGTGCTGTTAATGCAACAAATGATACAATTGTTTTAGGAACACTATCTACTCCTTACAATCCTACAAATTTTTATCCAGGAGAATTAGTTTCTTATGTTCCAGGAGGTGGAAACACTGATATAATTAATGCTGCTGGTGTAAATAATACTTATCTTTATGCAATTCCTGTATCTGAGATAGCAATTTCTTTAGCTAACTCTTATGTTTCAGCGATTGGTGGACAAGTGTTGCAATTAACACCAACAGGTTCTTCACAAACTCAATCAATTCAAACATCAAACGTTTTGAAAACGACTAAACAATCAGGGTCAGTGAGTGGAACATCAGGTGCAAGAGTAATTACTGGTTCTGGTACACGATTCTTAAGTAAATTCAAAAGATTTGATTCAATTTATATTTACATTGGAGCTAGACTTTTTGAATATTTTATTGATCGTGTTATTTCTGATACAGAAATGACGATAGATCCAGCACTTGCAGCATTCCCATCTACATTTTCAGCTGCAAACTATTCTACAATTAGTTCTGTAAACTTACGTCCAGATGGTTTCTCTTTACATAAATCATTCGATGGAGGTATTGATATAACAGCAGGAACTTCACCAAACAGCAAGATTGTTCGTCAATCTCGTAAATACTTCAGATATCAATCTGGTAAAGGTATTCAAAACTCATTTGCGATTAACTTTTCGCCTTTGAAAACTTTACAAAAACTTGAGTATGTAAACATTGGTGGTGCTTCTCCAAATGCTATAAGAGCAACATGTCAAGAACCACATAATTTAATTGTAGGAAACAGAGTAATCATAGACAAAGCTATTGTGACAACTGGAAACAACATTTATAATGGAACGTTTACAGTGCATTCAATACAGAATATAAACACATTTACATATCTTGTTGGTGCTATACCTCAACAACAAAATGCTGCAGGATTCCCAGAATATGGTAGAGAATCTTGGTCTCAATCATCTATTCGTGCAGGTATGTTTGATGATGCAAATGGTTTCTTCTTTGAATATGATGGACAAAAACTATATGTTGTAAGAAGATCTAGTACACTTCAATTATCAGGATCTGTTTCTGCAACTAAAAACTCTCAAGTAATAAGTGGATTAAACACTGCATTCCAAACACAATTAATTGTTGGAGATCATTTACAAATACGAGGTCAAGTATATCGTGTTATCGCGATTGATTCTGATTCTCGTTTGGTTGTTCAACCTCCTTATCGTGGAATTTCAGCATCTGGTATTAAAGCAACAGTTCGTGAAGACGTTCGTGTAGAACAAGCTAATTGGAACATAGATCCATGTGATGGAACTGGTGTCAACGGATACGCTCTTGATATACATAAAATTCAAATGTGTTATGCCGATTATTCTTGGTATGGTGCTGGTAAAATAAGATTTGGTACAAAAGACGCCAAAGGTCATATTCATTACCACCATGAATTTATACACAATAACAAATTAAATGAATCATATTTACGTTCAGGAAACTTACCTGCAAGATATGAAATTGAAAACGGAGATTCTCCGACATCAGCTCCTACATTATTCCACTTTGGTACATCTGTTATTATGGATGGTACGTTTGATGATGACGATGCTTACTTATTTACAGCACAGTCAAAACCTTTCGTGTTCGCACTTGGTTTAACTCAAACTGTGACATCATCAGCAGCAAGTTCATTCAATGAAATTACATTAAACTCACGTCGTGTGTTTGTGTATTCTTTCCAATGTTCTCAAGCTGATGCTGATAAAGCGATTGTGGGACAATTAATTAAAGATGCGACTGGTAATATACCAGATGGTACTTATGTTTCTCAGGTTCAAAAAGCTGGAGCAAGTTCACGTATATTTACTTCTTTCCCTGCAACAACATCAGTTCCAAACAATACAGAAATACCAACTTCTACATCATTTACAATTGGTGAAAACGCATTCGGTAATGGAGCAGTTGACTTAACACGTCCTATTCCTCTTATTTCGATTCGTTTAGCACCTGCAGTTGACTCTGGTATAACTGGTGCAGTAGGTGAAAGAGAAATTATAAATCGTATGCAAATGAAATTAGACTCAGGTGCAATCACTACAAATAAAGCAGTGAATGTGTTTTTCATTCTAAATGGAAACCCATCTAAATTGACTTTTGAAAAAGTTCAATCTCCATCTTTATCTAATGCTATATCACACGATACAGGTGATATTATTAAAGATGGAACTGTTATTTTCTCATCTCAAGCTTCAGCTGGTTCAACAAACTTCAATTTAAGTGGTTTGATTGATATGGGTAATTCTATTTTGGGTGGTGACTCAGTTTATCCTAATGGTCCTGACTTATTAACTATTGCGATTCAACCTACGGATACTTCAACGATTACTCAAGCTTCGCCACTACAAGTAAACGGAAAATTATCTTGGTCTGAATCTCAAGCTTAAAAGGAAAGAAATAATCCTATGGCTTACTTGGGTAGAGATCCAATACATGGTAATTCTGAAATACAGGTGTTCGCTCCGAATGGAAATTCGACAACATTTGCTTTAGATTTTCCAATTGGTTCAGCAGGAAGTATTCTTTTAATTAAGAATGGTTTAATTCAAAAACCAAACACAGATTACACAATTATAAATGGGGGCACTTCTATTTCAATAACAGGTGCTGCTCTTTCAGCAGGTGTTAGTCTATTCGCAATTTATCTTTCAACACAATATCTTCAAAATACAATCCCTGATAATTCAATCAGTGCTAATAAACTTTCATCTTCATTAAGAGGTAAATTTCCTAGTGATGTTGTAGTTCCAGCAGGTGGTTCAACAGCACTTACTTATGGTGTTGGAAAATATTTCATTTTAGGGAATGATCTTAATTACAGTATAACATTACCAGCTTCTCCTGCGATTGGAGATATGTTTTGGATAAGTAGACCAGCAGGAAATGGAGTTGGTGCAATTACTGTGACTATCAATACAAATTCACAAAATTTATCAACTGGACAAGGTAGTATTGTCACACAAAATAGTGCTACTGCAACTATTTCATTAACAGGATCATCATCATTTACTTCAAATGATAGAAAAAATCGTTGGTTTGTGTTTGTAGGAGTAATTGGTGGTACAGATTTTGGTTGGTTTGAGTATAAAATTGATGCTTTTTAATTTTTAATTTTAATAAATAGGTATAAGAAATGGCACAAATAACAGACTTTTTTATAGATCAAGGATCAGATTGGTCTGCTGTTTTAACATTTAATAATACTGATGGAACACCAAGAGATTTTACAAATTGTACAGTTTCTGGGCAAATGCGAAAAGGTTATGGTTCAACGACTTATACTGCTATAACTGCTACATTTGTTGCTCCAAATTCAAGTGGAAAAGTTAAACTTGCCTTAGGAAATGCAACTTCAACAGCAATGAAAGCTGGAAGATATGTGTATGATGTTGAATTAATAGATTCATTCAGCTTAAGAAGTAGATTAGTTGAAGGAATTATAACAATAACACCAGAGGTCACAAGGTAAATGGCTGAAACATTAACTGTAAGTGTAGATTCACAAGGTAGTACGATTAGTCCGAGTAATACTACTCTGACAACTTCAACTACAACAGCAGGTGGTGGTTCAACAATTACGACAATAGGAATTCAAGGAGCATCAGGAGCAGTTGTTCCAATAAGTGAAAATGTTCAAGTTGATATAGTATCAGAGGGATTAAATAATGGTTCATTATTAGTTTATAAAACAAATACTTCGAAATGGACAGCAACTAAAACATTAGATCTACAAATAGTAGACAGTGGCGAATTTTAATAGGAGAAAAAAATGGCATCAATTATAAGAATTAAACGTTCAACGACAGCAGGTAATCCCGCAACACTTGCAGCAGGAGAACTTGCATATTCAGGTCTTACGGATAACGACTCCAATGGTGGTGATCGTCTCTACTTAGGACTTGGTACAGAAACAAACGGAAATGCTGCGAGTCACTTAGTTATAGGTGGAAAGTATTTTACAGATTTATTAGACCACACTCGTGGTACATTAACTGCATCATCTGCATTAATTACAGATTCAAATAGCAAACTTGACAATTTAAAAGTAGATAATTTAGATCTAAACGGAAATACAATATCTTCTACAGATGCCAATGGAAATATTGTACTTGATCCGAATGGAACTGGTTATGTTTCAATTACTGGAACAAATGGACTTATAATTCCTGTTGGTACTACAGCTCAAAGAGCACCATCAGTACAAGGTGCAGTTCGTTATAATACAGATACATCTTCTTTCGAAGGATATACAGGATCAACTTGGGGATCATTAGGTGGAGTTAAATCAGTTGATGGTTTAACGTACATTTCAGCTGAGAGTGCTCCAGGATCTTCTAATGACACACTTTCTTTTGTCACTGATGGTACTGAGAGAATGTCTCTTGATACTGACAGTTTAGATATTGCAGCTTCAATTTTAACAACAAATATTAATTCAACTTTAACTTCAACATCAACTTCAACTGGCGCATTAGTTGTTGATGGTGGTGTTGGTATTGCTGAAAATTTATATGTTGGTGGTATAATCAATATTGATAATTTAAGATTAGATACAAATACATTATCATCTACAAATTCAAATGGAAACATTACACTTGCTCCAAATGGAACAGGTGATGTTTATTTAGATGCAGATACAGTAAGAATTGGAGATAGTAATACGAATGCTACTCTAACTACAAATGGAACAGGTGATTTAATTCTTAATACAAATTCTGGTACAAATACAGGTTCTATTACAATTGAAGATAATGTAAATGGTAATATAACTTTATCACCAAATGGTACTGGTAAAACAGTTTTAAATAATCCATACATTAATGGTACAACAGACACTCTTGCTGAATTCATTTATGATACAGTAGGTGGTGCAGTCACTTCAGGAACTGGTATTACTGTCACAAATAGTGATGCAGGAAATAGTTCTACAATTAATATTACAAACACAGCTGTCACTGCTGGTTCTTATGGTTCAACTACAGCAATCCCTACATTTACAGTAAATGCACAAGGACAATTAACTGCTGCTAGTACAGAAAACATTTCAACTACATTAAATATTGCAGGTGATACAGGAACAGATGCGATTGCTCATTTAATAGATACATTAACATTTACTGGTGGTGAAGGAATTGATACTGCTGTCACAAATAATGTATTAACAATTTCAGGAGAAGATGCTACAACTACTAATAAAGGTATCGCTTCTTTTGCTACTGCTAATTTTGATGTATCGTCTGGTGCAGTTTCTACAAAAAACATTACACTAGGAACATCAACTTTAACAAATGGTTCAACTACAAATTCTCTTGCTGGATTACAACAATTAGATGTAGATAATTTACAATTTAATGGTAATTCGATTATTTCAACAGACACTAATGGTGGTATTACACTTGATCCGAATGGAACAGGACACGTTTCAGTTAGCAGTGCATTAATTAAAGATGTTGCAACTCCAGTTGATCCAACTGATGCTGCAAACAAAGCATATGTTGATGCTGTTGCTGAAGGATTACATATTCATGCTTCAGTACTAGCTGCAACAACAGCTGCACTTACTGGTTCTGTGACTTACGATAATGGTACATCAGGAGTGGGTGCTACATTAACTTTAGCAACACCAATTAACACATTAGATGGTTATTCATTAGTAAATGGTGATCGTATATTAATTAAAAACCAAGCAAACACTGCTCATAATGGTATCTATATTCGTACATCTTCAACAGTATTTACACGTGCTGCTGATTTTAACACAGTAGCTGAAATTGCATCTGGTGACTTTTTATTCGTATCAAATGGTACAGTGAATGGAAAAACTGGTTGGGTAAATACAACTAAATCTATTGCTGTTGGTACAACTGCTGTTGTATTTGAACAATTTTCAGGAGCAGGAACTTATATTGCTGGTTCTGGATTAGCATTTACAGGAAATACAATTGATATCGTATTACAAACATCTGGTGGTCTAGAAATAGTTTCTGACGAATTAGGATTAAAATCTACAACTGCTGGAAGTGGTTTAACTTTCTCATCTGGTGTTCTTAATATAGGTGGAACTGCAGATCGTATTACAGTTAATAATGATTCAATTGATATTGCTTCAACTTATGCTGGACAAAATACAATTACAACATTAGGAACAATTTCTACTGGTGCATGGCAAGGTACTACAATCGGCACAATTTATGGTGGTACAGGAAATACATCATATTCAATTGGTGACTTATTAGTTGGTGCTGCAGCAAATGCTTTAAATAAATTATCAATTGGTACGACTGGAAAAGTATTACAATCAAATGGAACGACTTTAGTGTATGATGATGTGGACGGAGGAACATACGCATAATTGATATAATATCTTAGATTATATAATCTACTAACAAATAGGAGACAAGTATGGCTAAGAAGAAACAAGAAACTGTTTCAGATATTATTGATAGAATAGAAGAAGATTTGATGACTCTTCGTGATAAAGTTGAAGAACTTAAAAATCACGAGTGCGAGGAGGACGAAGATGACTCAGAAGAAGATACCGACTGGGATGAAGATTCTGACTCTACTAGCACTGAGGAAGATGAAGAATAAACAAAATAAAAAAAAGAAAAAATAAGGAAACTAACTGATGGCGACAATAATTAAATTAAAAGGTTCAGCAACTCCGAATCTTGCGCCATCAGTTAATGATTTAAGTTATAAAGAAGTTGCTTTAAATTACGCAGACGGAAGATTATATTACAAAAACGCTGCAGGACAAATAGCATATTTTAGTGCTGATGTTGTAGGTGGTCAAGAAGGACAAGATGACGATCTATTTAATCAATTAGCGTTTGCAATTAAATTTGGTGCATTCCCTTTAGCTGATTATGGTAATATAACTGACCCAACAAGTGATGCTTTTGGACAAGTAGTTTTATTTACTTACGATAATATGGCAACAGAGGGATTAAGACTTATTGACAACGAAGGATTAGTATAAAATGCCAACACAATTACAATTACGAAGAGGGACAACAAACCAACATAACACATTTACAGGTGTTGTTGGTGAAGTCACAATTAATACTACAAAGAAAACAGCAGTCGTACATGATGGATCAACAGCAGGTGGTCTTGAATTACTTCGTGCTGATATGTCAAACGTATTCGCTTCAGCAACTCCAACAATCACTTCTTTAAACACATCAGGTGACGTATCTGTAGGTGGTAATTTAACTGTCACTGGTACAACTACATTTAATGGTGGCACTATCACTATGGGTGATGCTGACACTGATAACGTTGTATTTGGTGCTGATGTAAATTCAAATATATTACCAAATACTGATAACACATACGCATTAGGTAGTTCATCTAAAAAATGGTCAGACGTTAGATCAGTTTTATTAACTACAACAGGTAATGCTACAATCGGTGGTGATGTAGCTGTCAATGGTGGCGATCTAACAACTTCTCAAACAACTTTCAATTTATTAAACACAACAGCAACTACTTTAAACGTAGGTGGTGCAGCCACAACATTAGAAATTGGTGCTGCCACTGGTACAACTAACATCAATAACAACTTAGACGTAGATGGCGATGTTAACATTGATGGTGGTGACTTAACAGTATCAACTACTACATTTAATCTTGCTAATACAACTGCCACAACATTGAACGTTGGTGGTGCTGCTACATCTTTAAATCTTGGTGCTGGAACAGGTACTACAACAGTTAATAATAATTTAACAGTCACAGGTAATCTTACTGTTTCTGGTACAACAACTACAGTAGATTCAACAACAATTAATGTTCAAAATGCTTTCGTATTTGAAGGTGCAACTGCTGATGGTTTTGAAACAACTTTAACAACAGTTGATCCAACAGCAGACAGAACACTTTCTCTTCCAGACGCAACTGATACTTTAGTTGGTCGAGCAACAACAGACACATTATCAAATAAAACTTTTACTCTTGCTCAAAGTGGTGGTACAAGTGCATATGCAACTAAAAGAGTTTTACAATACAACGAAGGAACTGGAGTAATTACATATAGTAATAAATTAGATGCTGTAAG